AGATGGCTTTTGGCTGAACACTTTCAGAATAAGTTCACAAAACCCACGGGTAACAAAATTGTCACAATCTAGGTTACACAAAACGTCACCAGTGGCGTTTTTATGTGCAATGTTTTTTGCGTGGGCAGCAGAAAAGTACTTTGGCTGACGAGTTCTTAAGTATTTTACTATTCCCCATTTTTCCCAACAAGAAAGATGCTCTTTTGCCCAATCGTAAAGCCCATCCTCGCTGTTATAGTCCATTATAACAAATTCTCTGTCAAGGTCAGATGTATTTAAGAGATTAAAAGGCAAGGTCTGTTTAAGATGATAAAGCCTGTCCTTACACGTTGTGCAAAAAGATATCTTCATAAAAAACCTGAGTGGGTGTATTCTATCTACCCACTCAGGTCTATTCAACATTCGAATTAAGGAACCAGCCTATTTCATTAATAGACCTTTAGTCCTATGCTTAAAGAAAAGGCATTTCCAAAATTTAGTTTAGCCAGTTGGCAACCTTTTTCTCGTTATTCTGTCTAAAGCAGTTTAACCTACCAATTTGGGATTGGTTTGACATCTTCCTTAACGTCAAAAAAACCGCTAGTTTCTTTTGAGTGTCCGTCTCTTCTCTCTCTTTTCTTTTCATAGGTATCTATTGGATTCAGAACAAAAATAGAATAAATAATGGTGAAAATACTAGATAGTATCATGAAAAGCTTCATGGAATACATCGAATTTAAAAGCTTGCTGGAGGCTGATGCCCCACCGCCACCAGGAGGACCGCCAGGAGGACCACCACCAGGACCAGGAGGAGCACCAGGAGGGCCACCACCAGGACCAGGAGGAGCACCAGGAGGGCCACCAGGAGGAATATCTGCACCTATGCCGGGAGGAGGTGGAGGAGGTCCACCACCATCTTTAGGAGGCCCTATGGGAGATCCAATGGGCGGAGCAGGCGGAGGAAGCCCATCGGGAAATGCTCCTTCGATGAAACTTAAAGCCTATAACGTTTGGGACGTATTAGAAAAAGTACTTGGAACTTGATTTAAAATAAAAGTTGTGCATAATATAAGCTCCATTTACGGAGTCATCAAGTGGGAAAAGTCCTGATATTTTCAGATATTCATATTTTCCCCCATAAGAGGAAAAATGAAAGGCTCGAAGACTGTTTAAAAGTTCTTCAATGGGTTTTTAAAACAGCAAAAAAAGAAAAGATAAAGACAATACTTTTTGGTGGTGACTTTTTTCATGATAGACAAAAAATTGAAATATATACCTACCAAAAAACTTTTGAAATATTAAGAGATGAATTAGACCAATCAGGAATAGAGCTATTTCTACTTTTGGGAAACCATGACATATGGTTCAATGACAACACTGATGTTAGCAGTGTTTTGCCCTTATCTGCTCTTCCGGGCGTTACGGTGATAAAAGATCCTCAAAGGATAAAGATTGAGGACCATAATTGGGACTTTATACCGTTCACGCACAACCCAATAGAATCAATCAACAAGCTCAAGAGCAAAGAGGGAGAAGAAGAGTACTCTCTAGGGCACTTAGCAATAGACGGGGCAATTCTACACAATAACCAATACTCCGATGTTAGTGTTGAGCATGATGGAGAAATGGTAACCATAAGTCCATCAATATTCGATGGATACAAACGTACGTTTCTGGGGCATTATCATGCAGAACAGAAAGTAAATAAAAAAGTTGAATATGTTGGCTCTCCATTAGAACTAAGTTTTGGGGAAGCATTTCAAAAAAAACACATAATAATATTTGATGGGGATAAAAATGAATTGCAATATATTGAGAATGATTTTTCTCCAAAGCATTTGATATTGGACCTAAAAGAATGCAAAAACTATGAGCTTAACAACAACTTTGTACAAATAAAAGTAGAAGAAGCAGGATCTGCTGACTTGCTTGCATTGAAGAAGGAAATACTTCAAGAGTGCAAACCATTCAGCCTAGAAATAAAACAGAAGAAGCACGAAATAGAGCAACATATAATACAAAATGCAAAGTCTATCCTATTAAAGGGGGACGAAATGCTTGAAAAATATGTTGAAGAAGTAGGATTTGGGAATTTAGATAAAGAGGCTCTTATATCTATAGGCAAAGAAATATGCAGAGGAACTAAATGAGTAATCACGTATTCACTGGACTCAACGAAAAATATTGGGACCACTTTGGATCTTCTTGGATATACACCTTAAGAGAAGTGGCAAAATACCAAGGAGAAATTATAGTAGTTGATTGTGGATTACATGGCTTATCTAAGAAGAAAATCTTAGAAAAAGGGGCCAAAATAATAACGGGGTCAGAGGCTAACGACATAAGAATAGAAACAATAAAACAAGTATCAAAGTACGCAAAAGAGAACAAAGGCAAATTTGTGTATTGGGACGCCGACGTATTCTTTGAAGAGAACATAGACAAAATATTTGAAGAAATAAATGAAAAAATACTATTGACCGAGAATGGAAACCCGGGTTTTATAGCCGGACCCCACTATCAATGGGCCTTTGTAGAAGATATAATGAATTTCATGCAGACCGCAAAGCAACCCATCACTTCTCCAGCAGTATTTAAATGCTTAATTGATCATTTTGAAAAATTTATAAGACATATCAGTAATACTTGGAATTTTACAGGTCTATCCCAAATAGAATCTAAAAAGTTAGAGATAGAGGGAGAGAAGCCTAAGGTAATACACCCAACAGGAAGCCTAAAACCTCTGTTAGAAGGTAAGGGGTTTTTATTTCATGACAGAAAAAACGATGGATATCTTAAGTTTATAGATGGCAAAACTGTGACGTTGAGAAAACTAATCAAAAAAAGCGTTTGAAGGTGCCATGAGAAATCTTAGTTTCAAGTATGCAGCGGCATGGAACTTCTTGCCGTTTGGTCCTGATGGTGTTGAAATCAACTTTAAAGACTATGGAAACATAGTTCTTGTAGAGGGAATCAACAAAGACTCAAAGATTATTGAGCAATACTCAGAGTTGGACATGAGGTCTAACAGCAACGGCACAGGGAAGAGCAGCATCCAAGAAATTATCGTATATGCAATATATGGTAAAACTATAAAAAGACCAGAAAAAATTAATATAGATGATGTAATCCACAACAAAGTTGGTCAAGATTGTAAGTGCGTAGTCGAATTTGATAAATACAGAGTGGTTAGAACACGAGCCGAGAACGGAAAGAAAAATAAAAATAGCTTGCGTTTGTGGGAGAGCGAAGAAGGTGTTTGGAACGACTCCACAGAAATAACACTGGGGAGCATGTCTACCACGCAGAAAAAAATAGATGAAATAGTAGGCCTGTCATATGAAAGCTTTATAAATATCTGTATTTTTACAGATGACCAAAGATCGTGCTTCTTAGAGTGCGATAAGAACACAAAAAGAGAAATAGTTGAAAACCTCCTATCTCTGGGCTCATACAGAGAATGGTTTGAAAGTTCTAAAGAAGCAAAGAAGGAAATTAAAGGGCAGATAGATTCTGAGACAAAAGAATTTGCCATGCTTCTAAGTAATCAGGAGGATTCTGAGAAGAGGTTGCGGCTTACAACCAGTAAAGAAGACCAGTGGAACACGCAACGGCTAAAAGAAATTGAAGATCTAAAAAATAAACTGCTGGAAAAAAAGGAAGAGCTGAAGAAGAAGTCGGATGTTGGGGCTGCTCTCACCTTATACCAAGAAGCACAAGAAAAAATACAAAAGGTAAACGAAGAAATACCGAAGATTGGTCAGCAGAAAAAAGAATTACAAGAAAAAATTTCATTAATTGAGCAAAAAGAAAAAGATCAGAGAGAATATGCCCAGAGCTTCTTAGAAAAGTTTAACGATTTGTCAAGAGAAATAAAATATAAAATGGAGGAGAAAAAGAAGGTTCAGAAAGAAATAGACGACCTTAAAAAAGAGGAGCCGGGGAAAAAGTGCATAAAGTGCAAAGGCACTGTGGACATCAAGAATATTGATGAATATATTCTTGAACTAGATAAAGAAATATCACGTATTGACGGGGTTATAAAGGAAGAAATTCCAACTCTGAAGGGAATGGAGGAAGAAACAAAACAGCTAAAAATTAAGCAAGAAAAGCTAAAAACAATGAAGGCACAGGTAGAGGAAAAAATAGCTTCTTTAGACTCTAAATCAGAAACACTAAGAAGAGAGTTTCTAGAGCTAGGAAAAATTAAGGAACCCCGTGCAAACGAGAACGAAATAGCTATAAAGCAAAAAATAGAAGAGCTCATTGAGCAAATTAAAAAAAATGAAAAGGAAGAAGACTCGCCTTTTAAGGAAATACTGCTGAACGATAAGCAGGAACTTGATAAAATTAAAAATCTAGTTGAAGAAAAAAAGAAAAAGATAAAGTCATTAGAAGAAAAAATTCCCTACTACGACTATTGGATATCAGGTTTTGGAGAACAAGGAATTAGAAAATGGATTATAGAGGGAATAATACCAGATTTAAACAAGAGAATAAATTACTGGTTGCAGTTTTTAATTGACAATGTTATAACTTTAAACTTTGACAATGAGTTGCAAGAAAAAATAGAAAGGAACCCTCCAGATGGAGATCCTTATATCTATTATGCAATGAGTACTGGACAAAGAAGAAGATTAAATCTGGCCGTGGGACACTCGTTTGCTTATATAACAGAATTAAGTTCCGACTCTGTCCCCAGCTTGATCTTCCTCGATGAAGTTACTACAAATGTGGACCCAAGCGGAGTTATCGGGATTTATAAAATGATAAAAGAACTGGCTGAGAGTAAACAGGTTTTTGTAACCACACACGACCAGGACCTCATCAAGATGCTCGAAACAGAATCAAAGCTTAGATTAATACATGAAAATGGATTTACAAAAAAGTTTTGAAAAAAAAGCGGCGTGAACCTTAAATAAAATCTAAAGAACCAAGGAGAAAAAATGTCAAAGCAGAATAAGAAGACTAGAACCTTTCATGCCGGTATGGGACAAGCTGTTGCCGAGAGAACAATACTAAGAAAAAAAGAAGATGGAAGGTGGGAAACATGGAATGATGTTGCCCATCGTGTTGCTTTAGGAAATGCAAAGCTTTGCAAAGACAAAGAAGAACAAGAAAAAGAATACGAGGTTCTATACAGGCATTTACTAAATGCTACGACATTAATGAGCGGTAGGCATCTCCAGCATGGTGATGAATTACAGGCTGAGAGGAACATGGAGGTTTTTACTAATTGCTCGACATCAAGCACTAGCTTCATGCTATTTTATTTATTGATGAATGGCTCAGGCGTAGGAAGAAGCTACGATGACGACATGATGCTTGTAGATTGGGACAATGCACCAGCTTTACGTTGTGTGTTAGATGAGAACCATCCCAACTTTGATTTTTCGGCACATGAGTCAGTAAGAGATGCAAAGCACAAGTACGGAAGTGGGAAGGATGTACTTTGGCACTTAGTAGACGACACAAGAGAAGGATGGGCCAAAGCGTTAGAAATATGGGAAAACGCCGCCTTCGAAAAGATACACAAAGACAAGCTGTTTATCTTAGATTTTTCAGCAATTAGGCCTAAGGGTGCCCCGATAAATGGTATGCAAAAAAGGCCAGCAAGCGGTCCTGTGCCATTGATGAACGCGTTTAACAAAGCAGCAACCATGAAGAACACGGGACTGCCGCGATGGATGCAAACCATCTATATTGACCACTATTTTGCAGAGTGTGTTCTTGTTGGAGGAGCAAGAAGAGCAGCTCGAATGTCAACAAAGACCTGGGAAGATGAAAGCGTCCTAGAGTTTATAACAATAAAAAGACCAATTGAATTTACAGGAAAAAATGTAGAAGAAATAACAGAAATAAGAAAGAACATGAGCCCCATGGGCTTCTTATGGTCATCAAACAATAGCATCACTGTTGACCAAGAGTTCTGGCGACTCTTGAATGTCAAAAAAGGTTCAGATGAATATAATTCAGAAATCGCAAAACACGCAAGAAGTGTTTATAAGCTAGCTGTTTCTGCTTCGTATGGAGACGGAACAGGAGAGCCAGGGTTTATCAACGTTGACAAACTAAATCAAGATAAGTCCGGCACAGAAAAACTGATCAGTACAGAATGTCTCATCGGTAGCAAAAAGTATTCTTTGAATGATGATACACATTTGTACATAAACAGACTGTTAAAGAAGGCTGTTAAAAAGCAGAACTTCATGATAACTAATCCGTGTGGCGAAATATCAATTGCAGTATGGGGAGCGTTCTGCACAATCGCTGACGTTGTGCCGTATCACGCAGAGACTCTAGACGAAGCAGAGGAAGCCTTCAGATCTGTTACTAGGGCATTAATTAGAGTAAACACAATGGATAGTGTTTATAAAAAGGAAGTAAAAAGAACGAACAGAATTGGAGTTGGTATTACGGGCATCCATGAGTTTGCATGGAAATTCTTTAAACTTGGTTTTAGTGATCTTGTAGACGAAGAAAAGTCTAAAGATTTTTGGATGACAATGTCACGATTCAAAAGAGCTGTCCAAGATGAGGCAAAAGCCTATTCAAAGAAATTAGGCGTCACAGTTCCACACTCAGATACAACTATTAAACCCGCTGGTACAACAAGCAAGTTGTTTGGGTTGACTGAGGGTTGGCACCTTCCTTCTATGAGGTGGTATCTAAGATGGGTTCAGTTCAGCAAATCTGATCCCTTGGTCAAGAAGTACGAAAAATCTGGTTATCCGGTAAGAGAGCTAACTAGCTACCAGAACACGGTAATAGTTGGGTTCCCAACCACACCAGTAATAACAGAGCTTGGAATGGAAGATAGACTAGTTACTGCCTCTGAGGCCAGCCCAGAGGATCAGTATAAATGGCTTATGCTAGGGGAAAAGTATTGGATAAGAGGTGTAGATGAAAAAGGTAACCTCCTAGAAAAAGATACAGGAAACCAAATAAGCTATACATTGAAATATAACCCAAACAAGGTTGATTTCAAGCAATTTTCAGAAACTCTTAAAGAAAATCAGAGTAGAATTAAGTGCTGTTCTGTGATGCCTCAAGAAGATCGTAGCAGTTATGAATATCTACCTGAAGAGGCTGTCACTAAAGCAGAGTACGAAAACGTCATAAGAACAATAACATCCTCCCTTAAAGAGGACGTTGATCAAGATCATGTAAGATGTGATGGTGGAGCTTGCCCAATAGACTTTAAGAAAGAAGCATGAAATTTAAAGAATTTATAATAAACGAGCAGAAACAGTATCTTGGCCAAAAGATAGGAGACATTCTAGCTGCGGCCGAAGAACTAAAGGGCGAGTCTGGAAGGATGGGGTCAAGGGACCTCTCCAGATTTTCAGAAAGAATAGTCAATCAAATAAGGAGAGTCTTACACAGTTATTGGTCAAAAGAGAACCAAGTTTATCTAAAAGATTTGCAAAAAATTGGTGTAGCGATCATAAAAGCCGTAAAAGAAAAAGGCGATTTAGAAAAGACTGTTTCTGGGTCTGCGGATGCCTTGAATAACCTAGTAAAGAAAATAGGTTCCCCAATAAATAAAATTGCTTCGCCAGAAGGAACAGAAGGTATTGAAAGTGCATCGGACTCAAGAGGCACGTCAAACACAGTCAAGCCTGTTCGGGATCAATATAAACCGCCTCAAGAGAAAAAGGATATAGAAAAAGACCCAATGCCGGGAGCACCAGTAAATAAAGATCCCCAACTAACAGATCAACCCTCATTAGCAGGACAGTCTGGGCAGCAACTAAGTGCTATGTGAACTACTTGTAGCTTGAAACAACAGCTTTCAACTTACCAGATTGAGCTAGACTTGTTTCTTCTATTAACTTCTCTAGTAATTGCAACATTTTGGGGTTTCTTGCAACATATCTAACCAAAGGAGTATAGGTATTTGACTTTTCTCCTAGCTTTTGTGCAATTTTACCAGCTATTCTTATGTAGCCATTTTTATCAATGCCTGTCTCGTCATTCGACGCAGGGGTTAAGCTAGTCTGCTGTGATACTTGTTGGTCTAATTCGAAGAAATTCATTTTTTCCTTTCCCTTTTAAACTATTTATGCCCAAGCTTCTTCCTTTTAAAAAGTAAATTATCCTTGACTTTGATCATAAAAACAATAAAATCTAACTTGCTTGGTTCTTTCAAAAACTAGGAGATTTACAATGTTTTTAGCTCCAGAAGTAAAATTAAATTATGATGATGTTCTAATTGTTCCTCAAAGAACCACCCTAGAAAGCAGAAAGCAAGTTGCTTTAGAAAGAAATTTTAAGTTTTACTACAGCCCAAGAGTGTGGACTGGAATTCCTCTAATGTGTTCCAACATGGTCCCCCTTACATCAAAAAAGATGGCTATTAAGTTGTCCTCTTATAAGATCGCAACTGCGTTGCACAAGTATTACAGTGCAGAAGAACTAGCAGGGATTATAGAGGAAGCAGGCATAGCATACGCTTGGACAACTATAGGCAAATCTGATGATGATCTAGAAAAAATTAAAGCTGTGAGCAAACTATTGGGAGAGCCAACAAACATTGTAATAGATGTTCCAAACGGATATATGGAAAGCTTTGTACATTTTTGTGCTACTGTAAGAAAGGAATTTCCAGAAAGTATAATTTGTGCAGGAAACGTCACAACACCAGAAATATGCCAAGAGCTAATTATCCATGGAAAAGTAGACATATGTAAAATCCAAATAGGGCCCGGATCACAATGTGAAACTAGAAAAATGACTGGTGTAGGATATGGCACCTTTTCATGTAACGTAGAGTGCTCCCACGCAGCTCATGGATTAAGTTCTGGCGATGGAAAGCTAGGATTGGTAATGAGCGATGGAGGATGCAAGACCGTTGGTGATATCTGTAAGGCCATATGCTCTGGTGCGGACTGGGTGATGATAGGGGGCATGTTTGCTGGGGCAGATGAGTGTGAGGGAGACTGGGAGTACGAAAACAATGGTGGAGTTGTTTCGAGTGCGAAGAAATCTCTTACTTTCTATGGAATGAGCAGCCACTATGCTCAAGAAAAACACGGAGCAGGAAAGAAAGAATACAGAGCATCCGAAGGTAAGGTTTCTAAAGTACCGTACAAGGGTCCAGTTTCTAGTATTGTACAGGAAATTTTAGGGGGGTTAAGAAGTTGCGGTGCCTACATAGGAGCAGGAAAACTAAAAGACTTTAACAAGTGTGCAAAATTTGTAAGAGTTTCTAACAACCACTAATTATGCTAGATAAAAAAGGTTACGATTTAACCATTCACAGCAACCTGCCTCGGGAATGGTTCAAAGAAGCAGAGAATGCTACATTCTTTGGCATTCCTCTATCCGAATATTCTTTTGAAGAACTTTGTGCAATAGCAGCACACGGATGGAGACTTTTCCAGGGCGGCAATAAAGCCCAAAAGGAAGAAGAAAATTAATGTGTGGCATAACTGGCTTTATTGGTAAATCAAAAGATAAGAACTTAAGCTATCAGCTTTTAACAAAACTATTTGAAAAGAGTGAGTCTAGAGGTACAGACGCTGCTGGCTTTTGGGCTGCCGAGTGTGGTTTCAACGGCAGCGTGATCTATCACAAAGAACCAACAAGGTCTAGTAGCTTCGTAAAAAGTAGATTCTGGTCTGGTTTGTCTAACTTTGAAGTTGATTTAGTTATAGCTCATGCCAGAGGAGCCTCGAAAGGTGTAGGGGAACCATTTTTTAATGAAAACAACCACCCCTTTACGTCGAACGACAAAACAATAGCTTTAGCACACAATGGAAGAATAGAAGACGATGAATATTATGAGTTAAGAAAAAACTATGAAGTTTCTACCCAATGCGATTCTGAAATTCTTCTTCGTATTTTTGAGTCCACCATAAAATCAAACAAAACAATAGTTGATAGAGAGCTAGAATCAGTTAAAAGAATATTTAGCTTAATACAATTTGGCCATATGGCCGTAGCAACAGGAATAAGACAAGAAAGCGGACAAAGATCACTACTTCTATTTAGAAACGAGTACAGGCCACTGTGGATATCGGACTTAAGGGAAGAATTAGGACAAGTATTTTTTGTATCAGAACCTAGCATATGGGAAGAAGCGTGTAATGAGTGTGATAGTAGGCTTCTATCTATGTGCTACAAACTAATTGAAGTACATCCAAAAGAAATTTGGCATTTAAGTTTAGTAGACAATACATTAAGCTCTAACAGATACAGACTTACACTTGGGGACGAGTCTGAGGAGGTGGGGGAAGAATTTTTTACGATACCAAGTGGAACGCCTCATTTCAACTTAATATCGAAACTAGATGAAAACGATCAGATTATTAGAAAAGAAAGAAGTTCTTTATGGAGCGAATATGATCTAAATTCGGCCGAAGAGTATGTTGCTAGAATAATAGAAAAGGCAAAAAATGTAGAGTTAGAACTACGTTATGCGGTCAACAAAGAGACCATGGAAAAAGAACTTTTTGAAGAAACCATTAACCAACTCAAAGAAATAGATAACTCTATTGCCAAATTATTATCACATTTCTTTTAGAATGTTATAATAAAAACTCATATATAATTGTATGAGTTATGAATTTGAAGATTCAGAAGATTTCATCACGGACGAAGGAATATTCGAAAAAAAGAAAAAAAGAATCAACGGAAAGAAAAAAGGAAATAGAGTAGAGCTAGAGCTTTCAAAAATCTTGAATAAAAGATTTGGTACTGGCTTTAGCAGATCCGTTGGCTCTGGGAATAGATGGTCACAAGTTAACAACCTACCTCAACATGCTAGAGAGGTTTTTTCTGGTGATCTGGTGGTGCCGCAAGGATTCAAATTTGTTCTTGAGAGCAAAGGCGGATATGAAGGCATAGATTTAAACTCGGTTTTCATCAAAGGAAGCACAGAATTAGACGGATTCCTAAGCCAGGTTTCTAAGGATGCAAAAAGATGTAGCAGAAAACCAATGCTTTGTTGGAAGAAAAAAAGAAGACCCTGGTTTTGTGTTGTCTTAACCAAAGACCTTCCTCAAGAATTTAAGTATCAACTTAATTATGGACCTTGGTCCATAATAGCATTAGAAGAGCTATTGAAGTTGGAAGATGACTTTTTTATAGATACTACACCATCTCCTTCTCCATAATGTCTTTAAAAGACCTATCATTTCTAATAGATCTAATCTTTTTGCCGTCCAAATAAGACCTCAAAGCATAAGAAACACTAGGATAGAGATTGCTAGGCTTTCTATTTGCGGTCTTCAAAAATCTCCAAAGCAAAAAAATAGGATCATTAGGACCAGAAAAATTCCTGTTTTTAAAGTCAATGCAAAACTTAATGACTTTTTCTCGTTCATCAGACTTAAGTTTTTTTGCAACAACAGCTTGGAAGGTGGCTTGTGCTTGCGGTATCAAGTCCAGAGCAAGAAATATCTCTTGCTCATATTCACAAGCATAATGCTCTTTCTTTTCTGCAGATATCTTCACATTCTCTCTTCCGCAGCGGACCATTTGGTTAACTACGCTATTGATTTGTGCTGTTCGATTCATAATCATTCTCCTATTTCATTCAAAGTCTGAAAGTTGATAAACGTTGCTGTTTTTTGGCAAGAGAGAGTCTCTTCCATCCTCCGTAAGAAACCAATTCCATCTATTTGGAAACTTAGGTAGAACCTTGTCTCCGAACCCGTCTGTAATTACGAATACGCCATCCGGATAGTTTTCGCCAGAGTCTTGGAGGTGGCTCTCTATTATGGCAAATGAAGTTCCACCACCTCCAAAAACCTTCAATTCCCGTTGGTCCACCTTGTGGACAGCCACATCGAAACAGAAAAGGTCTACACTAAACATTTTAGGGTCAAGCGACAAGGCCGCTTGAAAAAACCTGTCTTTTAGATGCCAACAGGAGCCAGAGGAGTCAAGAAAAAAGCAAACTCTTATCTTGGATTTCTCAAATAAGCAGTCATCAACTTCCATCTCCGATGGGAGCATTAAGTCTGATCGCATTGGAGACAATCTTCTGTTCAATCTAGCCCATTGTTCCAACTCTTTGGTAATATCTTTTTTTCTTCTAATTGACCAATTTTTGATCACGCTTTCCCACTTCTGCTTAATTTTTGGTCGCCCAGTAATTATCGCCCAATCTTTTCCTTTTTCCTGTCCGATATGCTTTGACAGAACAGAGAGTGTGCCTTTTTCAAAGTCAGACATTTGCGAGACAACATCTATCGGGTTGAAAGAATCACACTGCATGGCTTTGTGGTCATCAACAGTATGTGTGTCTGCTATAGGTGATCCGTCTCCATAAGACTTTTCGAAAAGCTGATAGTAATACTCAAAAGTCTCCTTTGTAGAAACATTAGTATCAGGGAACACTGTGTCAACCCAACAGTAGCTTTCTCCATCAAAAAGCTTATTTCTATCGAAATTAAAGCTTTCAACCAATAAGTGATTGACAACGACATCTAAGCATTGATTACAAGCTTGTCTGTTTGAAAACTTAGAATCCTTAATACGAACTCCATGGTTAAGCATCAAGTGCAAGCATTCATGACATATTACGAACAGCCTGTTATACTGATCTAAGCTATTCCAAAATTCAGGGTTAAAAAGAAACACAACAAAGTTACCGGACTTATCAAACTGGCAGGCTGCGGTCTCTATCTCTTCTGTGAATAGAGGCTTGCCTATCTGCCAAAGTTTGTAAAACACCGCATGGTGGTTCTCCAAAGAGAACAATAAATCCATCCATTCATCATTTTCAATCTTGATGCTCATAATTGCTCGCACGATCTAATTACTGATTCCTCAAAACCAGCCAACTTTATAGCCGCATAGATCTTTGATAAGGATTGAATGTTGGATTCTTTAAACGATATCAAAGCTTGATCACGAGGCACAGGAAGAAATTCTTTGTCCAAAGATGATAAAGAAATACCCTCACGAATTAAATGGTTGACGATCTCAACAAAATTCGACCAAGGAGTAGCTTTTATCGTTCCTTCAACAATCTCTGACGGCTCAGGGTCTAGCTTAGAAATAAGGTCAAGACAAGTTTTTATCTGTGGCAAATAAATATTTTCCGGTATATTTGAGGCTATGTTGGACATTATATTGAGCCTATCTTTTCTTGTATCCAGAGTTGACATCGCCTTCAACAGGTCCACCCAGACGTTTTGGTCTACATTCTTATTGCAGAAGAATTTACACTTCCCAACTCCTTCGTTCATAACAAACTGAGATTCTGTAAAATGTCTACGTATTTTTTTTACTAAGGAACTGTTTGTTGATGCCTTTATTACTTCGCCACAAATCTCTTTAAAAACTGGCACACGAAGAGAGTTGGAAATTATGAACGAAGAAGTGCTATCGTTTTGTGAGAGAATTGCAGATATTTTTTCCTTTGGTATCAGAGGAAGAAAGTATGCCATTAAATCGTTTGATTTAACTATGTACTTTATTGCAGAAGCAAAATTGTTCTCATTTGAGAGAAATACTATGGCTTCCTCTTGCCGTCCGCTAGACATAAATTCATGAAGTTTTTCTAAAACAGGTCCGCTGCTGAGTGCGTTGTATAGCTTTGAGACATTGCTAGATGGAGGAAGAACGTCTCTAAGATCGCCCTTTTTTAAGTAAGTGTCTAAGGCATATTGAAGCCTTCTAGGAGAAACCTCATCCTTGTTCTCTAACTCATTCCACCAACACACAGAAGCATCTGCAATCTTTTTTCCGTACTTATCCCTAAACCATTCAACATTAGGTTTGTAGGGCACAGATACAAATACATGAAATCTGTCCTTTTGGGCCGGATCCATTTTTTCAACATCATAAGAATTCAATGAATCATCTTCTGGGTTGATAGCTGCCCATATTAGCCTTAATTTAGGAAAAACATGTCCATTGATTGACTTAAACTGCAGCAGCTCCATGACTGCGTTTCTAACCTTCTTGGGACTTCTGTTGAATTCATCAAAGAACAATGCTTCTATCTCACCAGTTGCAAAGACTTCCGGTCTAACAAGTTCTAAATAGGTATCATTTCCAAGAGATAAGCTAGAGACTATCTTCTCAGAGGACTCTTTGCTCATGCCCCAGTTTTTCATGACCCAATCAACAGCAATTTTTTGATCAAGACGGATTAGATCTTTGACTAAAAGCATTTGTTCGGATGATGCCCCTAAGGACTTTTCTTTAGGAACTCCTATGAAGTCCACCCAAGGATCCATAGTAGATGCGGAAAAGTACCTGTAGTTAAGACCATGACGCTCAAATGAATCTTTTACGATAGCTGTTTTACCAACACCATGCTTGCCGGAAAACAAAACATTTTGATTGTTGCTTATCCAGAAATCTATCTTAATTTGATTCATAGCCTCAACCTTTTGTCATAGTTATAAAAAAGGGCTCTACGGTATTTCACGTAGAGCCCCTCCTTAGGTCACATTGTAGGGTCAAACTTGCTTCGATCCAACCCTTGCCCACCAAGAATCCTTGGGAGCATTCCACTCTCTATTAGAGCGACCTTTTTCCCAATCAAAGATGTCTCCATCGATCTCTCTTAAGACCTTAACCTTTCTGTTGTTCACTAGTGCATTCAATGCACTAAGTGTCAACCGATATTTCTTAAGGTCCGGACAGCCCTTTATACGGTCCACTTGAACATACAAGGCCTTCGCAGGATCACCCTCTTCAATAAAGCGTACATTCCTGAATCTATCGCAAAAATCAGCGATAAGATCGGGACCATAAAAAATGTACATCTTGGCAATAGCAGCTTGAATCTCCGCAGCGGCTTTGGGGCAATGATCCATGACCCATTCCACCACAGGTTCCCAAGTGGTTGCAAATTCTGCGATCTCGGAATCTGTATATCGGGCTTTTGCATTAACTCCACGCATTATAGCCCGACAGAAGCCAGTGACCTTAGATCCCCACTTTCTATCAATGATCATGGAGAGCTTTTCACCAGTATTTCGCTTAGATCCACTGTCTACAGCGAATTTGGCTTCCGGCAGGACGTTAAAAGTGATGTAGAAGCAAACCTCAGACTTTGAGGAATTCAAAAAAGCAGTCAAGCGATGCTGGCCGTCGTTTGTCTGGCCGTTGACATCGATTGCAATCGATTCATGAGTTGGAAGCCATCTTCCTGCTTCAATGTCACGCTGCAAGGCTTCAACGTGGAGCCTTTTGATGTTTCTGTTGCCTTCGGCAACCGACCAGATGTCTTTTTTAATTTCTTCTGCCATCTCTCTAGTAAGCATGACAAACTCACTATATTGGATGGGCTTACGAATGCATTTGAACCAAGGCAGACCAGAACGTCGAGACTCAGAAAGGTAATGATCTCGGTTGATCACAGCCTCACGCTGAATCGCCTCTATCTGCTCGGCAGATGAATCCGAAACAATGGTTCGTTTAACTTCAAGATCAGGTATCGGCAGCCTTTTTTGCTTCGCGAGCATAAGGTCCGCTATAGATCCAACAGATCCGCTCATTAATCACCTCGTAACTGATGTAGCACGGCACTCCAAATCGAAGCGTTCGAAATGGACCGTTAGTATGAGTTTAGCACGGAAAACCCCATTGTAAAATCGAAGACAAAAATCCTATATACCACAGCTGAAAGTTTTGTCAAGGAATGCTGGCTAATTCGAAATTAGCTTTTGGCCGCAAGGAGGTGGATGCTACGGTACAAACAACCCGAAAAAATATTGGTTTGCTTACCCACATATCACTCACCAATAGAATGGATTGAAAGATCCACTAACTCTGTAATAGAGCAAACATATCCTCACTTTGACTGTTTCCTAATCAAAGACTCATGCTCTAAGTCTGAACTAAATTGCATTGAATGTGACTTATGCAAAGAAGCAGATGTTTTCTGCAAAAGTGTTGCAAAAAAAGACTGTAGGTTCAAATACTTCAATCTTCCGATGCATTGTAGCGGAGCAGGTTGGGGTCCGAGAAACTTTGCAATAATGAATAGTGACAATAACATAATCTGTTATCTTGACGACGATAACTGGTTTGAAAAAGATCACATTGAAAGCCTATACAAAGTTATCAAAGATAATGATTCAGATATGGCATACACTGGTACTAGACTTATAGATAATAATCTCAAAGTTGTTGGGCAAAGAATTCATAATAATGCCCCAAAACAAGGCTACATAGATAGCTCAGAGATAATGCACAAAAGATGGTTAATAAATAAGTTTGGTGGTTGGAGATATGTAAAAAAATGTAACGATTGGGACCTTGTTTCTAGATGGAAAGACTTTAAATGGGCTCATACAAACAAGATAACTTTGAACTTTTTTCTAAGAGAGGGATGCGGAATACACAGGAAGTAATAAGCTTCATTAAAAAATGGAGCAACAAAGAGCTTCCAAGCAAGCAAATGCTTTTTGACTACAAAAAGATATGCACTAATCTCTTATATGAAGATGAAGACCTAGTAAGAGATACTATAAAGCTTCTTATACTAAACATACATCTTTGGGCACAAGAAAAAAGCCCTATATTTTCTTATCTAGAACGAAAGGAATTCGCTGAAAAGGCGGATCTTATAAACAAAGATAAGTGGTATGTTGAAGAGATAAACTCATGCCCTATGGCTACAAGTGGTAGCACCACTGGTTATTCTTTCTCCTATCGAAGATGGGAAGACTTTTTGCACTTTATAGAGTGCGATAATCATTATGATCTTATTTTGGATGAATTCAACATCAAAGAGCAACCCAATATTTTATTCTTTTTTGACCTAAAGTTGCCAATTAAAGAAGTCATAGAAGTAAGAAGCGACTCTAAAAACTTTATGGAGCATCATGGAAGAAAGAGAAATGGAACAATTCATTACACAAACTTTGAAGCTTTTAGGCAAAACAGTGATGCTTTTTTTCACTATCTAGTGAACCACATTAAAAATAATAAAATAGATGTGACATTTACTACTGGTCCCAACTTAAGTGCTCTGTGTAATTACCTACAAAGAAAAAACTTAAATGTAAAAATTTCTACACTTCTCAGCAATACAAATGAAAAGCTCATGGCAAAGACAATCAAATATGTAAAAGATAACAATCTTTTTGATAGTATTTGCGATCACATGAGATGCTGGGATGGTGGTGCGACATTCTTTACATGTAAAGAAGAAAACTACCATTTAATGGACAATATATCGTGGTGCGTGGAGAAAGACAATAAACTAATATCAACAGATTATTTCTCCTTAGCGAGTCCTTTTGTTAACTATTGGAACGGAGATTTATGTAAAATAGACAATAAAAATTATCAAAGATGTGATTGCGGTAGATTGTACAGAGAATTTGAGTTTTTAGATAATAGACCATTCCTAATAAAAGGTAAAAGCATCCTAAAGGTAAGAGAGAAACTATCATTTTTTAAAGAAATAAAAGAAGTAAGGTGCTCAGGAAACTATTTAGAAATAGTTTCCTCCTCTCAGTTAAATTCTGATGACCAAAAAACGATCATAGATAACATAAATAATTTATTGAACTATGGAGAAAAAAACGAAATAGATCTAATAAAAATCAGCTTTTTGGTAGAAAATTATGGTAAAAATAAGGGATAGATTAAAAGGTTTCTTAAATGACTTAGGAAACGTAGTATTTTCCCTTGCTAAACCATGTACTTCTGGTTGTGAAGGATATGACTGTGCTAGCAACTGCACTTTCGGAAAATGCACGCAGGACCCATGTTACAAAGGACAAACAGATTGCCTTTGTGCATGTGCAAAAACATGCGAAGAAATGTTAACGTATAATTGTGTAAAATACGAAGACACAACATGTTATTACTGTAATCTAGACGGAACCTATGAGTCTGTTACCAAAAAAGTTTACATAGGCGTAATAAATCAAAACTGCAAACCGCAGTATTGTTCAGATTTTGGAGAAGAATACTATAGTTCAATACCTGTTTGTCCTACAGCTACCCCAACTCCAACTATTACAGAAACACCAACATACACACCAACATACACACCAACAGAAACACCAACATACACACCAACAGAAACACCAACATACACACCAACAGAAACACCAACAGAAACACCAACAGAAACACCAACAGAAACACCAACAACAACACCAACAACAACTCCAACAACAACTCCAACAGAAACTCCAACAGAAACTCCAACAGAAACTCCAACAGAAACACCAACAGAAACACCAACAGAAACACCAACAACAACACCAACAACAACACCAGAATGTACTAATATTGAAGAATTACAAAAGTTATGTCGTGAAAAATCACCGTGCCCAGGTGGATTGCCTGGCGTTTGGGTGTACGATCCTAGCTTGCCTGGTTGTGGTACATGTGAGTGTCAGTGTAGTGACTGTAATTGGATGTGTATTGATGGAAACTGTGTAGACAATGGATCTCCCTGTGATGGATGTTATAAGAGTAAAAAAGATTGTGATTTAGGTTGTACTCCTACTCCTACACCAACTAACACTCCTACTCCTACACCAACTAACACTAACACTCTAACTCCAACAAGTACACCAACAGAAACTCCAACAGAAACTCCAACAGAAACACCAACAGAAACACCAACAGAAACACCAACAGAAACACCAACAGAAACACCAACAGAAACACCAACAACAACTCCAACAACAACTCCACCTACTCCAACGCCTACAGAACCACCCACTCCAACACCAGTAGTGACCTGCCCAGGTTGCCCACAGAATGAATTTGTAATGGTTAAGACTGCTAACCCATACGGTGGCTATGATTACATCCCGGTGTTGCAAGGCCCAGAAGGATCAGCCCCAAGGTGTGGTACAGGTTATATTTGCGGGGGTGATCCAGGATGCAACATTAATAATTGCATTGAAACCTTCTGTGGATGTCCAGATGGATACGTGTGTCAGGAGGACGGAAGTGGCTCTGGGACATGCGTTGAATCAACACCAACGCCAACACCAACGCCGTCGCCCACGCCAACGCCTACGGTAACGACTACGGGAAAGCCAACAGAAACACCAACAGAAACACCAACAGAAACACCAACAGAAACACCAACAGAAACACCAACAGAAACACCAACAGAAACACCAACAGAAACTCCAACAGAAACTCCAACAGAAACTCCAACAGAAACTCCAACAGAGACTCCAACAGAAACTCCAACAGAGACTCCAACAGAGACTCCAACAGAGACTCCAACAGAGACTCCAACAGAGACTCCAACAGAGACTCCAACAGAGACTCCAACAGGAACTCCAACAGGCACACCAACAGGCACACCAACAAGCACGCCAACAAAAACCCCAGAACCTACACCAACAAAACCACCAACGCCTACACCAACAAAACCACCAACGCCTACGCCCACGGACGAGCCTACGCCTACACCGGAGCCAACGCCAACTGTTCCACCTACGCCAACATATCCAGATCCATGTAAAATCATACTGCTGTGTCCGTTTACAACGGACACCGGAATTACATGTTGTCCATGCGATTGGTGCTACTGCCGTGGCATGTGCTTGCCGTGTAGCTACTGTGAAACACCTACACCTACGGTGCCACCAACATATCCACCTACTTACACTCCTTATCCGACTCCTTATCCGACTCCTTATCCGACTCCTACCAAATGTGTTCCTAAGTGTCTAGAAAATGGCTGTGGTTTAAGCGATGAGTGCGGTGGATTCTGCGGATGCCCTTCAGGTTATACATGTGAAAACTATACATGTATACCTGTGCCTACACCCCCACCAACTTACCAAACTCCACCCCCCCAAACTCCACCCCCCCCACCGTGGTGTGATGGGGAAGTAGTTTTTATATGGCAGTGCTATAATTCTGAGGCTGGTGACGATTGTATAAACGCTCCTGGTGGGAAATGCCCAGGGTATTATGAATATTCTCTTGGATCCTGCACAGACAATTGTCATCCCGACATGACAAATGCTAACGGAGAAAGAGTTTGCGGGGCACCGTTCTATGCTCCATGCGTACCTTAAAAAATATTTCTAAACAAACTATAATAAATGTATGAAAACAGCTATATTAGAAAAACAGTCATATAAAAACCCAAAACCTAGACCAGCACCTGCTTCTCTATCGTATCCCTATGGGCCAGGCACCATGTTATCTCAAATACTTGAGAGTGTAGGAATCAAGGCTGCTCCTAACTGTGGTTGTAAAAGAAAAGCCACGACAATGAATATCAATGGCAATGAATGGTGTGAGCAAAACGTTGAGACCATAGTTGATTGGTTAGAAGAAGAAGCAAAAAAAAGAAACTTGCCATTTTTAAGAACAGCGGGTAGATTGCTTGTAAAGCGTGCTGTTTCTATGTCTAAAAAAGCAATAAAGAATAGCATCTAAGGTAAGAAGCTTGGCTTACAAGGATTGATTATACTTAAAAACTCAGCAGAACCTTTGTTTGTAAAAACGACTTCGTATCTGTTGCGACATTTGTGCATTTCACAATCACAATCTAAAGAATTAAAGTATTTAACAATACTTTTAGTTCCATCTTCTTTAAATTTATTAGTCCTCAAATAGCACTTTCTCTTACTTCTTCTACCTGCGTCTATAAACCAGATCATCCAAGCCTGGTCCGTCAAAAGATCCAAAACGTTTCTATTGATTATTTTGTCTTTACCTTTGTAAAAAAGAGAATGTATATCCTTAAAAACTGGGTAGGATACACTGTAAGCTCTATAAGTTGTTCCATCCTTTTTTATAGACTCTTCTGTTTTAAAAAGATTGCTAAGTAAGTTAACCTTGTAAGAAAGCCATGTTTGATCTTTGTCCCTCATGGCCAAATAAAAGTTCTTTCCCTTGCTTGGCATAATTATAGAGGACCCCCCCAATATAGTTCCATATATTACTTGTTTTTGCTTCTCGGTTATTATTGGGCTAGATTGATATGTCATTTTTCTCCACAATATATAGAAATTATTTATTGAATCTTATACTGCGGTCTGCCCATTCGATAGCCATGTGAACGCCCCTAGCAAGCAATCCTACTAGTTGCGTAGGGTTTCCTGAGCCTTCTATTGCTATGTTATCTCTCTCGTTATTCTCTATCCAAACTAAAGAAAATACTAAGTTTTTACGCTTTTTTAGTTCTTCTACCATTTGCTTTATGGTAACCAAGGATAAATCAGGTAAACCAAACTCTTTGTACTTGCTTTTTCTGTTATCTTCTTGTTTGCTGACTAATTCCAATATCTTTTCTGAGATGGATTTTAGGTTTGACTCTAAGTCTATAGACCCTAAAACAAACTTAAATGAATTGTCATCTATATTATGAAGTGATATGTCGCAAGCAAAAGTGTTTTTTAGTTCATTTACTATAAATTCTATTTCTTTTTGTGTATTATCTAATAAAACAGAATAGCTAATAAAATATGGACCATCTTTAGATTCAATTATCTTGATACCCTCTATCCTCTTAAAAACATTTAAGAATTCATCAAAACTCATAAACCTCCTTGATTAATTTATAATTCCAGATTGTTCTATCACCTTATAAAGTTTGATAACGTGCTTGCAGACCATAGGGTCATTGTTGGGATTCACCGGAGGTCTGTTGGTTTGAGAAGCGTACTCAGTCCTTTTTCTGCCGTATAGGGAGTGATCAAGGTGATCTGCGTAATTTCCTCTCCAAAGGAAGTCCTTGCAACTGCACCTTACTAGCACGTCGTTTTCTGATATTTTTTCCAGTAAGTAGTTCTTTCCATTGTTGTCTCTTATTTCAATATAATTATTACCCTTTACGCTTGAATAGTTTATTTTCTTAAAGAGCAGAATAGGGTTATATTCCTTTGAGTTTTCAGTATTTTGTGCTAAACCTTTTATAAACAACGTTTTGAGACCAACATATGGAACCCATTCCAGCCTAACAATTTTTATAGGGTCTATAGCGTGTTGCCTTCTAGTTGTTTTCGGAAAAGCGTTTACAGTACTTGAATACAAGTCTTTAAAACTACTTTCTAGGAATTTATTCATGATATATTTACCATTTCAACATTCAAAAAAATAACTATATTAAGATTGGAGGATAAATGACAGAAGAACAAAAAGATTCCAGCGAATACGAAGACACAATAAAGTTCGAGGGCAGAAAAAGTTTTGAAGTTAAAATAAGACCAGCCAAAGGCGGGGGAATAGAAAAGGCCATATTCATAGGAGGAGAACTCTTAGATTGGCAAGTCGATATAAACTCTTTGGTAGAAGCAATGAGAATGGGACCGATGTATATGAAAGCAGTACAAAAAGATATTGAAAAGCACTTTGTAGAGTCTGTATCTGATTTTGTTGGTAGAAAAGTAACTGCAGATGATATTAAAAAGGCTATAAAGGACGGTTATATCTAATGGATAGAGTCCACGAAATAATTTGCAAATACACAGTAGGTGATGGAGAAAAGGTTGTAATCGACCCCAAAAGGAGTGCTGGCGTTTATCTGGTAGATAAAATTTCAGGAACCTCTTATCTAGATTGTGCATCACAATATGCCAGTATGCCTCTTGGTTGGAATCATCCAAGACTTAAGGAATTAATGTTTGCAAGTCCAGATGAGTTAGAGTTCTGTTGCTTAAACAAAATAGCTAATTGTGACTTTTACACAGAAACTTATGCTAATTTTATAGAAGAGTTTTCTAAAATTACACCTGACTTTAACCATCTGTTCTTTATAGACGGAGGAACATTAGCAGTAGAAAATGCAATTAAATGTGCGTTTGACTGGAAAGCTAAAAAGCTGGGGCTAAATTATAGTGCAAAAGAATTTCTAGTAAATAAAATGGATGTTGTGCACTTAGAGGAAGCCTTTCATGGAAGAAGTGGATACTGCCTCTCTTTAACGAACACGGTACTAAACAAGACTGCTCTTTTTCCAAAGTTTAATTGGACAAGAGTGAAAAATCCAAAGATAGAATTTCCTGTGGTAGAAAGCAAAGCATCCTTGGTTGAGGAGCTCAGTCTTCTTCAAACAGAGAGAGCCCTTAAATCAAACTTAGTAGCAGCAATTGTTCTGGAAACAATTCAAGGTGAAGGAGGTGACAATCACTTTAGAACAGAATATTTTAAAGCTATCAGAAAATTGGCAGATGACTATGAGTGTCTGCTAATTTTGGACGAAGTACAGACAGGAGTTGGTCTGACTGGTGCAACTTGGGCCTATGAGCATTATGGAATTATTCCAGACATGATATCATTCGGAAAAAAGACACAAGTTTGCGGCTTTGCCTCTACCAACAGGATTGAAGATATAGATAATAATGTGTTCAATGAATCCAGCAGAATAAGCTCCACATGGGGTGGAAATGTTGTGGACATGCTAAGATTTACTAAGATAATACGTGTAATTAAAGAACTTAATCTAGTAGAAAACGCTTCCACAGTAGGCAGCTACTTTCTAGACAAGCTGAATGGTGTTGATGAGATTAACAATGTTAGGGGAAGAGGTTTAATGCTTGCTTTCGACTTAGAAACTCCGTCTAGAAGAGATGAAGTTCTAAAGAAGCTAAGAGAAAAAATGCTTGTTTTACCCTGCGGTAAAAAGTCTATTAGACTAAGACCTCACCTTATATTTACAAAGCAAAATGTAGATGAAGCTATAGAATATATTAAAAACAGTATTTGAAGACATACATACTTTATGTCAAAAATATTGCTATTCTTATTCGCAATACAGCCAATATTGTCTTGTGCTTACTTAAGTGTTCTTCTATTCAACTCACTAAAAGTTACAGAAGCTTTATCTTGTTTATGTCTTGTTGCAATTTGCGTGCACTATTTAATTTTAGGCTTAAAAGAAACGCTTAAGTCTTAGTTCATTATAAGAGATGAACTCTTTAGACAGCAATGTCTTAGAAGCCCACTCCCTTTAGGGGGTGGGAGCATTCACTAATATCCAAACCAAGAGAACTTGTTTGATTTTGGTAGCAAAGACTCTAGAAACTTTTTGTTTTCATCGGAGTCATAGTTTGTTGAGCTATTTTGAACTCCTGAGCCCACATCTGTAGTACCAGTTCCTGGGTTTGGCCATCCCCCAGCAGGCTTTTTAACTCCCGGCTTAGGTTGGCGACCGTACATTTGAGTTTTTCCTAAATAATTTTGTTGTACATCTCCGGAGTTGTTACCAAGCCAACCACTTTGAGAAGAACCGTCTTGATTTGAGCCACTACCAAGCCAACCACTTTGAGAAGAACCGTCCTGATTGGAAGGCGTTCCTGCTGTGGAAGAAACAGTAACTCCAGTAACTCCAGGAGCTGCTGAAGCTGGACCTGGGTTTTGTGCAGGCTGTGGTGCAGACTGTGGTTTGTTTTGCGGCTCACTTCCTGTTTGATTTAGAGCCTGCTTTGCCGAATTTATTTTATCAATTATTTGGTTTATTGTATCTTTAAATTTTGAAATGGCTTCATTGTTGCTACTATTTTGCTGTAAGTCTTGTAGTGCATTCATAGCGTTATCCACAGCTTGTTTGTCTCTTCTTACTGCTTCTCCCTCTTGGCCATCGCCCCAAGTGTTCCAAGCATGTTTTACATTTGCCCATTGACCCTTGAACCAATCACCAACCTTTCCAAACCAGTCTTCTATTCCCTCGTTGATATTCGATTTTTCTTGTATAAACAGCTCTACCAGTTGCTCTACATCCAAACCGTTAGACTTCAAAAAAATGAGTTTATTTCTTATATCAAAAGATTCTTTGACGCTTTGGAGTGCATTTAAAAGCTGTATAATACTTTCATTGTCACGACCTAGAATCGACTGAAGCTGTTTAGAATATTGTATTCTTTTAGATAAATTAGACAAAGCTTCTTTAGCTTTTTCTACAACAGAAGGATTAGAAGTATGCTTATCTACGTTATTTGAATTATCGCCTTGTACGCCTTTGTTAAAACTATTATAAGCGTCTCTAGCCCACCCAAGTGCTTTTCCCACGCGGTTACCTTGGTTGTGGACGAATTGGCCTGCCCTCTCTCCTGCGTTTTTAATTCTTTGCACTGTTGAAGAGTCTGTGTGGTCTTGACCCTGGCCTGAACTTTTGCCTCCAAACCATCTACTTTTGAAACTATCCCAAATACCTTCTCTTAAGGCCCAATCATCAAAACCTTCTATCAATAAACCTTTTTTCTGTAGATTGATGCCTTCTTCTATGTACCAATCCAAGAATTCGTTAGAGTCTATTCCTAAGTACTCTAATTTTAAAATCAATTGTTCTAATAGTCTAGTGTTCTTGGTTATGTTCAAGCTTTCAAGGAATGTTTTCATTATTATCTCCAAATAACTCTAATAAATTTAACAAGGGGTACTTTATTTATGCTAGAAGAAGCAAAAAAACAGCTAGAAGCAGCTTATAAATTCGCACAAATAGACGATGAAAGCTGGCTTAGGTTGCAGTATCCGCAAAAAACCCTATCGGTCTCTTTGCCGGTGAGACACGATGACGGATCATTAAAAATGTATAAAGCTTATAGGTGCCAATATGACACTACTTTAGGGCCAGCAAAAGGCGGCATAAGGTATCATCCATCAGTAAATCAAGACCATTGTGAAGCTCTTGCTTTTTGGATGACCTTTAAGTGTGCCTGTTTAAAACTTCCTTATGGAGGGGCAAAAGGAGGAATAAGTGTTGATGCAACAAAACTCTCCAACAGAGAGCTAGAAAGAATAAGTAAAGAGTACATCGCTTCAATGGCCGACTTCATAGGCCCCGACTCTGATATTCCTGCACCTGATCTTTACACAGACGAAAGAATAATGGGATGGATGTATTCAGAATACAAGATGATAAAGGGCGGACATCCAAAAGACATCATAACTGGAAAGCCTGTTGCTTTAGGAGGAATAGAAGGCAGAAGCTCTGCCACGGGGCACGGTGGATACTATGTTCTAGAAAAGATACTAAAGAGTGGAATAAAAGAAGTTCCATCTAACCCAGAAGACATAAAAATTGCAATACAAGGATTTGGTAAAGTTGGATATTGGCTTGCTGAGAAGTGTTTTAGATCTGGGATGAAGGTGGTTGCAATAACGAATGAATATGGTGGTGCTTATAACAAACATGGACTTAATATAATGTCTTGCAAGAAGTCCCTAGACCAAAGCCAAGGTCAAGATTGGGGGGAAGGAGAAAAGATAACCAACGAAGAACTTTGGGAACTTGACGTTGATGTTTTAGCTCCTGCGGCTATAGAGAATGTTTTGAATAAAGAAACAGCAAACAAGATAAACTCTAAAATAGTTTTAGAAATGGCTAATGGTCCAACAACGAACGAAGGAGACTCGATATTAAATGACAAAAATATTCTAGTCGTACCAGACATACTTGCAAATGGTGGAGGTGTTGTTGTAAGCTATTTTGAATGGCTACAAAACAGAACAGCAATATCTAGATCTTTAGACAAAGTAGAAAGCGATCTAAAGGATATGATGGACTATGCTACAGATAGAGTCCTTGGGCTTTACACAAAACACAATGTACCTGCGAGGACGGCTGCTTATGTTCTTGCTCTAAAAAGAATCAATGATGCAAATGTTTGTCTGGGAAGTAAAGGATACTTTCAGAAATAATCTGGGACTGTGTAGGATAGTTTACGATCTTTTATAGAAAAGCATATCTCTCTTGTGAGAGGATTAAAGCTATAAATTCTCCAGTCGTTGTCTTTTAGAGATAGAAGCATTTTTCTTGGTTCATAAGTTTCTATAGGCATATATTTGTACTTGTATAGGCCATTCTTTAAGTTTAAAGGTTCGCGTACACTGTTTATGGAGTCAATTCTTATCTTCTGTCCAGTGGATACTTCGATAACATATGTTGGATCTGGCCTGCTTGGCAGAATTGACAAAAAATAATTCTTTGTTATCCTTTGAGTACCAGTGCACGCTCTTTTTGGTATTGGTATAGGTTTGTCCATAGATGTATTTAGAGAAAAAAGTTTAAAATGAGTAAGTTGAGATATAACAATAGAATTTTGTTGCCAATTGCTGGAGATGAAAAAACAATTTTTTTTACCAAAGGAAGGCTTAAAATCGCAAAAGGTTATAGCAAAGCATTGTTATTGAAAATTCCTACTATAGAGTTCTTAAAAAAAAACATTGCTTTAGAAAATCTTTTTATTCCCCATCATTTAAAGTGGAGAATAGAGGAAAAATCTTCTTGGATAGAATATAGAAGCAAAGACTATTGTCAAGTTAGAATCAAATTTTGTAAGCAGAATCAAAAATTTTATGCTTCTGCTTTAGAATTATATTTTAAAGAAAATTAAGAGTTTTTCATCTTTTCGATTTTATCATTCAAATTCTTTATCTTTATTTCAAGGTCTATAATTTTAACTTCTTTTCTGAGCTCTTTGAAGTTAGCAAACAAGTCTCTACAAATATTTTTGTACTCTTCTTGATCTAACAAATCAAAATCAGGAACAACAAATTTAATCGACTCTTTAATTGATACCCTGTCGGCTAATATTTTGTCCTTAATAGCAGTTAATTGTTCTAAGCTATACATTAAACCTCCTAAAACCATTTTTTGTCTGTGTACTGTTCGCCATATTCTATATATGATGATGATTTATCATTTATTAAAGACTCTCTTGGGCTTTTACCAATCCACTTAAAAATTCCTATGTAAGGGTAATAGACCTTGTATCTTGAAAAACCCTTTTTATATATTTCTTCTTCTCCTTGATATCTTCTATAACCGCTTATAAACAAGTTGCCAAAACTAGGCAAACCCATCATTTTAAATCCATCACCAAAAAAAACGGGGTTATTATGTTCTAAAGAAATAGCTTGGGACTTTGAAATGGGTCTTAAAAAGTTATCTTTGTAGTTGCTAATTACTTCTCTACCAAAAATACATATGTTGGAGTTAGGCAAAGGGCAACTTATTATTTGATCCGGTTTTACAGAAACGTCACATATTGTTTTGTATCTTTCTTTAAAATCCCTGCAGAAGGTCACAGTGTCTAACAAATATAAGTAGCCTATGTCTTCGACTAAAGAATTGCTTCTATATTTGTACAAGGCATGATATCCATTATAATCAAAGTTATTCATTTTCGTCTGGATGAAGATTATGTCTTCTTTTAAACCAGGTAAAATTTCACTTAGGTTCTTCTTTATAGGTGGCTCTTCTTGGTTGCTGTTAGCTTGCACCAATATTATTTTATCAAAATCTGAAAATCCTGTTTTTAGCAAAGACTCAAAAAGAATTCTTAAAGCACCTTTATAGTAGTTGTTGTGATTTATTACAATTCTCATAAAAATTACAACTACCTTGATTAATACGAGCTTGATTTATAATTAAAACCTCTTTTATAAAGTTATTTATATGCTCTTTGTTTTCTATTATATACTCATATAGTTCAACTCTTTTTCCATTTATTAAGTAACAATTTTCTAATAGAGGAACATTATCAGCAACGCTACCAAACCTAGCTACATTTAGTCCTCTTATTATTTTAGAGTATGGATAACTTACCACATCCCATAAAACTATATTATTTAAAGGTAACATACAAAGAATGTTTGATGCCCCTCTTTGACAAATAAAAAACCAGTTAAGAAACATTGAACCAAGAAGTTGAAAAGTCATATAATCAGAGCCAGCTTTTTCTATCAACTCTTTTTGATAGTCTACATCTACAGTTGGCAAAACGATGTGACTATCTAAGAAACTAGACATAGAGTAATGAACAGCTTTAGTATGCAACATTATTACGTTGTTTCTTAAACTATCCTTATGAATCAAAAACTTTTTGTAAGCAGATTCTAATATATAAATTTTTGAGAATGCAAACCTTTCAACCACCTCCTGGTCAGATATTTGTTCGGCTACCACATTCAAAAAGTCACCTTTTGAATTACCAAGAGATCTATCTAGGTTGGGATTTGTATAATCTACAAGCACATTCTCAAATTTACCGGGAGCATTTTTAAAAAAAGAACACTTTCGAACACAATTGCTAGTAGCAGCAGGACAAATTCCATTTGTATCTATAAAGTCATTGCAACAGGAGCAATAGCCTACTCGAAAGTTTTTGCAGTTAGATTGATGTACAGGACAACTAGGATAGTCATAAACAAAGTTGCACTGTTTACAATAAAATAAGCTCTTCAGTTTTATAGGATTCTTGCATTTTTTGCATGTTGCGTCTACAAAATACCTATTTCCAACAACCTCCTGTAAGTAAATCTCATCTGCTATCTGACTAATGGCCGGCAAATAGTTTGAATTAGCCTCAGCTACAACTCTTACGTTGTTTTTTTCCGCCCAGAGTTTTACTTTGTATAATATAATAGAAGAGTAGTGCTCAGGATGCCAAGGAGATATCTTAATTATTTTGTTGTGATTGTTATTGTTTAAAGATATCCTATTTGTGACATTCCCTTTATTGTCAACAAGCCTTTCTAATTCATTTTCTTTTACTAGGTTTATATTAATCATTATTTTTTTCTATTTTAATACATTTATAATTGTTGAAATGTCTCTTATAAAACTTTGTTTTTGATTTATAAACTCTATATCTGGTCTTATAACTGTTTGGTTTATTTTCTTAGTATTTGCTATTGTATGGTATGTTTCGCTTATTTTTCTTTTATTGCCATTATGCGGATTGCGTTGAAATATAATGACTTGTCCAGAGAAGTTTTTGATCAATAATAAAGTGTGAAATGCGGATCCAACAAAACCAGCTATCCTCTTTGACTCAGACAAAATCTGGACCTGTTCAGCGACAGAAAAATCTTGTGGGTTAAATATTTCCCAGCCAATTTTTTTAAGTGCTTTTTCTAGTTCATCTTCATTGTTTACTTTGTGAACAAATCTTTTTAAGCTAGATCTAGATAGCCAAATACATCTTGTTGCATTTTCTTCTACATACGGGCAGCAAGCTAAAAAGCTCTCGTGATGTTCTGATAAGTAGTCTCTTATTCTTGCCCCTGGTGTGGGCATTGTGAGTTCATTAACGGCGATTGGCTCTTTTGCTATTATTACATGGTTCTTTATACCTAAAATATCAAAAATTTCTTTTTGATATTTTTTAATCTCTTTTTGCTTTGAACAAAATATTATTGGGGAATCTTTATCTATTCTAGTGTACCACAGTCTAGATAAAGATTCGAAAACAAAATGACCATAATGAGTAAGAAGCAATCCACCATAAATGGCTTTATCTAAATGTAAATTAGTTTTTTTATTACTAACTACTTCATTAAAGGTGCTTTGTGTACCATGTCTTTTTGTAAGACTATCGCTTAAAATAGACCCATTAAAATATACTCCATATTTACCTTCAATATAAGGGTACACTTCTGCTTGATCGAGTACATCAGTTTTTAAATCACCATAAAAGTTTTTGTCATTCATACATATTAAGATTCGTAATACTTTTTGTAAAGATGCCAATAATCAGGGTACCTAAAAAGATCCTTCTCTAGTTGTCTGACAAGCCCTATGCTTTTAATAAATCTATCATTCTTGTTCCAACTTTGACCACCAATGTGCAATGATACATCTGGTTGCATTAAACCCAACGAATACCCAGCATCAATTAACCTATAAAACACAGCACCGCCTATGTCAACATTAACATAGCTAAATTGCTTAGACACAGTCTGATCTAGAGTATGGTTTATAACTTGAACTCCTTTTTCTTGGGCTATATTGTTTTTAGAAGCATGATACTCTACGAATGACTTCTGATCAGAAATTTCAAACTTATCTTGTAAGTGATAACCTATCCATCTTGTTCCCAATTTGTTAAGAATGCTTTTATTACATAACAAAAAAGATGTGTTAAGGTTAGCAAAACCCAACTTATTTTCTCCTTTGTAGACTCCACTGTCTAGAAATACATTAAATAAAGGATATGGACCCACGATACACAACTTTGGATCTTGATCAAAAGCACTAAGATCGGTCCAATCTTTAAGAACAATAACATCGTCATGCATTAAATGATAAAACTGCGTATGCACCCAAGGTATGCCCATTTCAATAGCTTGAGCATGTCCTAAACGGCTCCATGCACGGATTACTGTAAGTGGCATATCTTTTCCATGCCAGGTTAAGCTCCTTAGTTCCTCAAAAAAACTTTGTTTTTTATCTTGAACCTGTGTAGACCCAGTTCTTTTATCTGGTCCATTAATTGAAACTATAACATGTTCTAAAAATTCAGGGTTACTCCTAATTAATAAAGAAAATACAGAACACATCATCACATTAATGGGACATTGGGAAGTCGCAATAATGGAAGTGATTTTTTTGCTTAAAGCTGAATTATCTTCGCAATACTTTATATCTAAAAATCCATTATCCTCTAAAATCATTACAACTTCCTATTTGAGATATTAATTCTTCATTGACTTCTAGTATCACTTCACGCTCTGCTTGTGTTATTTCGTTTTTATTTAAAGATGATAGGTCTATACCTCGACTTGCCACTGTCCCTCCATTCGTAACATTGTTTATCGTCTCGAAGTGTTTCTTGCACTCGTGATTTAAAAGATCATCATGCCAACTCATTCCTAAAAATTCACAAATTTTGCTTACTGTGTTTTTAGGCTGAGTGCATAGTTCTTCATACCTAACACCTAATGCATTATAGTAGGGATCTTTCTGCATGTCAAAGTATGCTTGGGTTTTATAATTCCAGTAAACAGCGAACCACCGCACCTTCCAAAAATTATCATCTTTATGAAGAAACTTAAAATAACGTTTCTTAAAAATTCTGTTGCTGTCCGTCATCCATAACTCCATAGTCTTGATAGTTGTCACAGCAAAATCGTTTAACTTAATTATAGAAGAAACTACATCGAAAGGATTCCTAATCATGAATATGATTTTAGGTATTTCTTTAAGCTTATTTTTTATGCAATCATACTCTAAGAACAGCTCCGTCCAACCGGGTGTTGTATAGCCAAAATAAAGTAAATTCTTTTTTTTCAGCTCTTTTACCTCTTCTAAAATTTTTTCTCTTCTAACAACATTTATTTTACTACACCATCTTTCCACGGCTTTGTCAACATCGTCTAAATGGTTGTTATCAAGCAACCAATGAGCAGTAGGCTCTCCAAAAACCCATGAATTAGGATGAGAGTCTAAAATTAAACGCATTAAATTAGTTCCACTACGTTGACTACCTAAAATAAAAAATCTTGACGTTTGAGACATAATTAGAAAATAAACACTATATTAATTTAAAAAGAAGCAACAATGATTATATCAAAACAACGCTGGGCGAAAACTTGTGATAAATTTAAAAGAGTAGAAGGAAACAAAAATTACATATTTCTTAAAACCACAAAAGAATGGGTAGAGATTATAATTGGTGATGTTGAGACATCCCCAATATATGGAGAATTGACAATTAACAAGCCATGGGAGGGCAACGTTATAAAAAAACCCTGGGATTATGAGGTAACAGCAGTCATACCATGCTTAAACACTTTTGAAACTTTAGAGATCTGCATAGAGATTCTCAGGCTACAAACTTTAAATCCGTTTATCATGATAATTGATACAGGTAGCCTTAAAGATGAAATTAAAAAAGTATTAGAATTAAAAAATATAGATGTAGAAGTTCACACAATATCTTTAAATGGAGTGAGGCATCCATCGGATTATCCAGCAATGGCTATGGATTTGGCATTTACATTGTGTAGAACTCCATATCTATTCGCCACACATGCGGACTGCTTTCTAAGAAAAAGAACGCTAATAGAAGAACTGCTGGATCTCTGTAAGACAAAGTCTCCAGCAGTAGGTTATGAACTTAGCCCCAGAGCTCACGAAGATTGGGTTGGGATGGTAAGTCACACTGCTTCCATGTATGACATGAAGGTTATGGATAAAATAAATTTTGCTTGGAGCTTAAGGAAACTTTGTAATAAGTATAACCTAGTAGACTACCAGCCAGACCCAATGAGACCAAATTGGCCCGACACAGAAATACTTGGAAACTATATCCTAAGAGAAAATAAAATAGTCCCATATTTAATAGGCAAAGAAGAAAATCAAGCAAGAACTTTAGATGAAAACATAGATCACTTTAGGAGCTATACTGCAGCTAAGATGTATAGCCCCAAATACTTTGAAAAGACCAAAGAATGGTTTGAAGATGCAAAAAAAGAAGCACTTAAAAGAATAAGTTTATGGAAAGGCGAAACTGTTGTGAAGCAGTTTATTTAATTGAAATGCTAGACATCTTCATTGCTGATGCTATTACTTGATGCATATCCATGTACCTGTAGCTGCCTAGCCTTCCTCCAAAAATAACATTACTATCTAAACTTAATTTCTTGTACTTAGAATATACCTCATTGTTTTTGTCATCGTTCACAGGGTAATAGGGTGTAACACCCTGTGAATATTGTTTAGGAGTCTCCCAGGTAACAACAGTTTTATCATTGTTTTTCTGGCTGAAGTGTTTATGTTCTACAACTCTAGTAAACGGTACTTCTTTGTCCGTATAGTTTATTATTGAACAACCTTGATAAGTTCCATTCATAATCTTGGAATTAAACTCTAAAGATCTATATTCTAATCTACCAAATTGATAGTCATAAAATTCATCTATCTTACCAGTGTAAACAACTTGTTTGGCCAGGCCCATTAGGTAATTTTTGTTTTCAAAAAAATCAACGTTTAAGTTTATTTGAATATTTTTATGGTCCATCATGTTCTCAAACAAACTCGTATAGCCGTCACTAGGTATACCTTGATAAGTATCATTAAAGTAATTGTCATTGTAGTTCAATCTAATTGGCAGTCTCTTAATTATAAATGAAGGTAGAACTTTAGGATCTTTGCCCCATTGCTTGGCGGTATAACCTTGTATAAAAATTTCATATATGTCTTTTCCAACCTGTGATAAAACCCAGCTCTCAATGTTATCTAAATTATTAGATGTAATTTTAACAGAATCTAATTTACATTTTGCTTGTTCCGGTGTTGTGACCCCCCAAAGTTGATATAGGGTCATTAAATTTATAGGAAATGAGTATATCTTTTCTTTAAAGTTAACTTTAACTCTATGCTGGTAGTTGTTAAAGATTGAGAATCTATTTACAAATCTCCAAACTTCTAAATCATTGGTGTGGAAAACATGAGGACCATATTTGTGTACATCTATTCCTTCTATTTTTTCGGTGTAGCAGTTACCACCAATATGGTCTCTCTTGTCTACAACTAAAACACTCTTTCCTAACTCTGCTACTAGTCTTGCAAAAGTAAGACCAAAAAAACCAGATCCAACTATTAAATAATCAAAAATCATTGAGTGTTATCCAACCACCTGATAAATGTTTCCTTAGACATGTAGCCTTTATTTCTCTTCAAAACATCTTCTTTGCCATCAATTAGCATATAGTCTGGTATAGTTTTTACAGAAAGTTTCTTTTTAAGCTGTGGGTTTTTATCTGTGTCTACAAATATTATTATATGATCGTCTAGCTTTTTAGCAACTTCATCATCGCCAAAAACCTGTTTCATCTTTCCACAATACCCACACCATTCTGCTCCGAAGTACAAGAAAACTTTTTTGTCTGTTTTGTCGGCTAGCTTTATAGCCTCATCGTAGGTAAGGTCCGCAGATAAGCAGACACTAGATAAAAAAAAGCACACTAATAGCACAAAGTATTTCATAATACCTCCTTGAATAATATCTTTGCTATTAGATATATATCTATTATGAACTACAAAAAGTGGCTCTATCTGGAAGAAATAAAAGACTTAAAGTACTATCAAAACCTAATTTTATCTAAAATAGGACCAGACAATCAAAGTCTAAATCAAAGTTTAAACACAGTAGATCCCGAGCGTTTTGTAAATAAACTAAGTGAGCTAGGTGAGTATAAAAGCTTAAATCAAGAAAAAAGAAAAAGAATAGAAAACCAGATAAGAAGCAAGTTAGGAACTATAAACGATATCGCAAAGTTAATGATCTAATCACTTTTCAAATACTTCGTTTATTTGCTTGGTTCTCTCTTTATAAGCAGATATAGTGCCCTGATAAAAACCCAGCACATAACCAGAAAAAAAGTAAATCAAAGATAACGTTATTACCAAAAAGTAGGATGTTATATTTTTCATAAAGACCTTATGTATTCTTCATTCTTTCTACTGTCGCCTATTATTCGATAAATTCTTTCTTCTGCGTCCTTATACAAAGATTTCATAAGTGTTTTTTTGTTTTCAAAGTCTAAGTTGTTATTGGCCTTTAAAAAAGTGTCTAAACCACATAAAAATATCCATATAAAATAGATGTTGTTACCAAGTTTTTTGTTAGCAACATCTATGTAGTTTTTCCAAGATATTTTTCTCTTGTTAAATAAAGCAGAGTATCTCTGCGTCATCACGTTATTTTGCTGTATATAAAACTCAATGTCTTGGTCCGGGTCGTATGTGTGCAGATTCATTCTAGCTCCTCAACGGAAACTTCATGCCCTTGCTGTTTTAATATCTTTATTCTTTTCCTAGAATGCTTTTCTAAATATTCATTAATCTCGAACAAGAAGTCATAGTAATTCAGTATCTCCTTATCATCGGCAGTTCTTAGTCCTCGACCCATTCTCTGAATTATCTGATGGTCTGCCTGGCCGCCCGCAGCATTAATCAAATTGTGTATGTATACGTTGATACCTGTGTTGAATATTTGCTGAGTGGCTATTGCTATACATTGTTCTGATTTTTGAAGCTCTTTAATAACACTCTTTCGAGTATCCGCATCATCTTTTCCTTGGATCCACAAACTGTTAGGAATAAGATTGTTAAGAACGTCTCCATGTGCTATTCGATCAACCAAAATTAGCGTTCTTCCTTTTTGTCTCTTAGCAAGACCGCTAACAATTTTATGGAAGTGAAAGTTCTCAGCTATGCCTCTTGTAACGGCGTCTATGTAAATATCATGGGGTATTTGAGGTTCTCTAATTGGATAGAATATACATTTAGAACTAGAAAGTATACCTCTAGATTGTAACTCAGAGGTTGTCAGTATACCTTCGGCGGCAGACTTAACCTTAAATATTGGACCAAAGTATCCTCTAACACTAAACTTTTGTACATTATCCTTACCACCAAACTTAAAAGGCGTGGCACTCACAGCAACCCTAACATCCGCAGCCTTTAATCTTCTATAAACTGCTTTTGGTAGTCTACTCATCATGTCGTGAATTTCATCTACTATCAAAACTTTTATTTTAGGCAAAAGTTTCTCAATTTTAGCAACAGACTGCACACTGGCTACAGTGATAATGTTTGGTTTTACGCTTCCTCCCCACACATTACCAACATTTGGAAACTTCAACCTTACTAATTCATCATAATTCTGTTGTGCAAGCGAAAGCCTATTTTGAAGCACCAGCACCGGCGTATCGGGTTTCAAAGTCTTTATAATGCCAATCATTATCAAGCTCTTGCCAGCTGAGGTTGGTGCAAATATAATCCCTCTTCTGTGCTTGATTACTTGATTAATTAACTCAACTTGATAGTCTCTAAGTTCTACAGGAGTCTCTCCTTCATTGAGAAAAGACTCATTAACTTCTTTGATGTTGAACTCTGTTAATTGTCTAAGGTCTTCTACAGTATATTCTACATTTTTATGTCGGAGAAAAGCACTAACTTCTGGGAGCAAGCCAGTTAAAAACTTTCCTGTATTTTTATCAAAGAATTCTATGTAACCGTCCCATTTTCTCATCTTGTAGGCACGGTTGTGAAAATAATTTTTTTCTCTAAACCTCAATCTATCCCAAAGCTCTTGTCTAATTTCTTCGTTAGAAGACAAGAAGTAAGAGAAGTCGTTAGATATTTTAAGTGCGTTCATTTCTCGTATTGAAACAATTGATTGAATACGCTTCTAACCTCATCATTTATGCAGTCAAAATAAAGACTAACGTCAAAGTTCATTCTTTTGTAGTCTTCTTGCTTGAAGATTTTTTGCATGTATGGCGATATTACAGCGTAATATGGGCTAATATTACCAAAGTTTAGCCAGTTAATCAAGTTGACTTTATTAGAATTATAATCTTCAAAACTAGGTTTTTTCCCTAAAACTGAGTCTATGAATTTTCTAGTTTTTATTATTCCATCTTTTGCTTTTAAGTAGCTAAGTCTATCAATTTGGGTGCCAGCAGGGGCTTTCATTTTAGCATCATATTTTTTCTTCCAGAGCTTCCACCTTTTCCAAGCTTTATCGCCTACTAGGCACCCAGGATGAATTAAAACTAAAGGATTGTTTTTTGATTGTATTTTCAAAACTTCTAATTGTGCTCTTACGTAAAGAGGATATTCAAGCTCTTCAACAAGGCCCTTCGTTTCTCGTTGAAGCTTATAACACATTTTGAAAACAATAGATTTTTTCGGATTAGACTTTAGATTCCAACCTTTTTTATGGGTATGATTGTAATCAGGAAAATATTTATTGCACAATTCTATCCAAACCTGAGATATTTTAAACGAAAGAACTTCTTCTTCGGTCATCTTGTATTTTTCTACTAAAGTAGACATAATGTCTAGGTTCGGCTTCTTTTTGGACAAGTATACCCTTTTCTTTAATGTTAGTCAATGTATCTATATAAAAAAGAGATTTATTCGATAGGAAAAAATGATACAACTAAATGAAATAATTTTGATGGTGTCAAAAACAAAGTTTGAACTACCAAAAGAGAGGAACAAGTATGCAGAAAGTATTTCTTATGAAAGTTTGTATGAAGAAAATAACAAACCTAATAAGAACATAATGGAATACAACACTCTTAAAACAGAAGAAATGATTAGAGAAAAGAACAAAGAAATAATAAAAGAAATATTTCTAAAACAAAACGTTGATCCAGAGACTCTCTTAGACTAAAATCAACATTACTCATGGAAAACGTGAGCCAAATCGCTTCACTTCAAAGAAAACTGAGATGAGTGCTCTCTCACTCCCTGAAAACGAGATCGGCAGTATCCCCTTTTTTGTTTTCACGAAAAAACTTTTGGAGAGCCTGGACACAGGTCGAACCTTCGTTAATGCGTTACAAGCAGCATTCGATCTCCAACCGCAACTTGAGTTATATCCAAAACATAAGATAGGGTTTTTGTTCTTGCGATGGAACAAAGTGTTTGGATTTAAAAGGTTGAATAGATACATTCAAAGAATGAATACCAGAATGGCTCTTATTAACAATTTCAAAAGACTTAACTAAATCCTTTAGTTATTTTTTTAGAAACATATAAGAACCATTCTGCTTGGTTTAGTATAATCGTTTTTGTGATTTTAAAATCATAAATCAATAATTACTACTTTTTTCTATTTGTGAAAAATATTGACAAAAAGGCAATCCAGCAGATTGGTGTCATTACCACCGCTATGGTTATTATTGTCAAAAATGAATATACAGTTATTTCTTGCATATTATTTCTATAGTGTTTGTATTTGCATTTTTTTCTTTTTTCTGTATATTAGATTTGAAGGTGATTCATGTCTTTTCAAGATCTTGTAAACGCTATCTCAGAAATTCAGGATCAAACTGTTTTTGTTCGTTTTGACCCTGAGATTCTTGATTTCACAGATAAAGAATCATCTAAGGAAGTATCCATATACCTTCAGAACAATAAATTCATAAGCATCCCATTAAAAGATCAAGATTTGTTTTTTCTAATATCAATGTTAAAGGTATCTTTGTTTGCTAAAGGCATGAAGATACTTTGTTGGAACTGGAAGAGCTTTTGTAGCTATGTTCTCAATAAAACTGGTAGTGATTATCTTGTTGGTGGTTCTGTAATAGATTTAAAGGTCATAGAGTCTTATTTGGGAAAAAGATCTAAGGCTCCAAAAGATCTCAAGGAAGCCTTAACTAGATTAAAGTGTATTGTTTCTGATGGGTCTTGGAAGTCTATTGAGGGAATTTATAAAAACCTTCATGTTCCTTTGATGACTACAACTATTCCGCATTTAGAAAATTCTGGTGCCATCGATACTTCAAAAGGCTGCAGAGTCTTTGCTAATTACGATATAAACGGTCAAGAGAACGGTAGGCTTCTTTGTTCGGGTTCTTTTAAAAATAGCTTTATACCTCACGCCATGAGCCCACAGGCACGCTCTACCCTGAGACCCATTGGTCTTGATGAAAACTTTATGAGCTTTGATTTTAGAGCTATGGAAGTTTATATGCTTGCTTGGCTCTCAAAAGACCCTATTTTAGAGGATCTTTGTTCTTCTAAAGACGTATACTGTTCTCTCTATGAGAAAATACTTGGGAAGAAGCCCGAAAAAAAATCCGATAGGGATTTTATGAAAAAATGCTTCTTGCCGGTTATATACGGACAGTCGCCCTATTCCTTAGGGCAACGATGTGGAATCCCAAAAGAATCCGCAGATTCAATAGTCAATCGTATCAACTCTTTGTTTTCAGTTGCTGTTGGCTGGGTTTGTAGCCAAGAACAACAGCTAAAAAATAACGGCTTTTCCATAGACCATTTTGGTAAACGTCGCTATTTCGATGAAGGCAAAGAATATTTAGTTAGAAACTTTTGCGTACAATCGCCAGCGGCAGTTGTGTGTTTAGAAAAGTTATGTAATCTTTCGTTCGCTTTAAAAGGTAAAACAAGTATATCTTTCATGGTTCATGATAGCTACACCGTTTACTTTAACAAAGAAAATTGGAAAGAAGTATACAACATATCCGAACAAATACTCCTTGGTGAAAGTTCGTTCTGTTCTAATCTGAAATTAAAGTTCTCTTGTCGAGTCGGCAAGAACCTTAATGAACTAAAACTTTTTAAACCAAGGGAGAGTTTAAATGCTGGAGATTTGCAACAACTTTAAAATTAATGATCAAGAGTTTTATGAACTAGACAAAAAATTCGGTAAGCTTTGTTGGCACGCTGCCCATGAGCTTAAAAAGAAAAACTCTAAAAACAACTACACGGACGACCCAGAGGATATTAAACAAGAACTGCAGATGAGTATGCTTAGGGCTGGAAGCTACTACAAAAGGCAAGTTTACATAGAAAGATGTTTAAGTGCTGCTAAGAAACATTGCTATGATTATTTTATGTCTCGCATTCTTAAAGAGCTAGAAAATTTATGGAAGAACAGAACCAGACACGGTGCCAACAGACAAAAGTTTGGTAAGTACCAAGAAATAATCTTGGACAAAGTTGTTCGAGAATGTGTACCTCTAGTAGAGAGACCCGATAAAAAACAGAATTTGAAAATAGACTCTAAGTTTACAACATACTGCAAAGCAATAGTTTGGAACGGCCAGAAAAGTATGGGTAAAAAGATCACAAGAGAAAAAGGGATTAGGTCTGGCATGGTCTCGATTTCTGAGTATGATTACCTAGCGAACAACAACTAGAATTTAGAGGTTTTAACTTGCGAGACTTAACCCCTGAGGAACAGGCTCAGCTAGAGTCTTTTTCTAGCGATGAGGCTGTTGCTCCAAAGTTTTCTTGGGATGATACATTTCAAAGGAAACTGTTGGGTCTTCTGCTCACTGACCAATACATGTTGGTTCAGGCTGTTGATAAGGTTAAGCCGGAGTATTTTTCTAATGATGCTCATGTTTTAATTTGTAAGATTCTTCTTAATTTCTTTCAAAAAGAGAAACATGTTCCTGAGAAGTGGATTATAGAACATGAGATTAAAACCCATCTAAAAGAATCAGAAAAGAGCGTTCAACTTCACTTCATCACAGAGTTGAACTGTGTCTACGATTACTATGTTCCAGGGTTAGAGGCTCGTGAATACTTAATTGATAAGATTACATACTTTGCAAAAGTACAGTCTGTTAAGATTGCTTTCCATGCCTCTTTAGAGAAGATGCAAGAGTCCCCAGAGGACGAAAAGACATGGAACTTTATCTATGAAAAGATGAGAGAGTCCATGATGATAGACAGGTCGTATGAACCTGGTCTTGAATATTTTAGTCAGATAGATGAAATGTTTAAGAGAATGGAGAACGTCTTTGTAGGCAAAGATAGATTTACAAGTGGTTTTGAAAGCATAGACTCAGCACTCACAGGCGGCGGTTTGTTTGCAGGACAGATTGCCTCATGGATCGGTCTTCCCGGTACTGGAAAATCCTTGGCTCTTGTAAAAGCAGCAGTCCAAAACGTTTTGCTGGGTCATAAAGTTCTTTATCTTACGATGGAAATGGACGAGCTTGGAATAGCTCAAAGATTTACTTCACAGTTTGCAAAGGTTGATATTAATTCTTTAAGAGAATCTAGAGAGAAAATTGAACAAACTATAGAAGCTTTTAAGTCTGGAAAAGAAGAAACAAACTTACTGCACATCAAACAGTTTCCCGGCGGCACGATGGATGTTAATGGTATTCGTGCTTTTATGGCCCAGCTAGAACTTAGAGGCTGGCGACCAAACTTGCTTATTGTTGACTACGTTGGAGAGATGAAAGATGATCCAACGGTCAAAAAGTATGAATCTGCCTATAGAATTCTTAGAGATCTAAGAGGCTTCGGGGTTGAAAAGCAGCACTGTACCTTTACATGCGTACAGCCTAACCAAAGTGCTTCTAAACTTGAAATAGGTCATTATATTGATGAATCGAATATCGGCACCTCATTCGACCAATTCAAACCTTTAGATGCGTTTTGGTCGATCAATCAACAAACTATAGAAAAAGATGGTGAGGTTGGAAGAGGCTTCGTTATAAAGCACAGAAACGGTAGGTCTAGATTTCCTTTCAAAATAGGATTTGACTATTCTTTGGGTACTTTGGATATGTTCCAAATATCTGATGATACTTATAGATCTAGAATGAATTGCATACAGCAAAAGAAGTCTAGTGATGTGATGATAGATGGATCTTCTAATAAGAAAAAAGGATTTAAACCCAAAGAAACAACGGCACCAGCGGCAAATATAGAGGATTACATTCAGCCAGTAGAGGACTCAGATTCAAGTGGGAACATAAGAGCTTCCGATGTTGGCGAATTTGAAGCCTAGTGGCACTTTGTGACCGAAGCTAATTTGATCACAAAGTGCCTAATTTTTAAAGTTCATACACCATAATGGTGTTTCTAAAATATATTAAACTGCTTTTCATTCTTAGACAATTTTCTTTTTCTTTGCTTCTCTTCCATCCTTTTTCTACAAATACTTTTTCTATGTAATCGTTGTTTCTTTCATTTACATGCCCTCTTCCTCCTTGACCAACAACCGCCCACGAGAGAACTATTAATCTATTTGAATGCTTTATTAGATTGTTTATAAAGGTTGATTCAAATTCTTTTGGTATGTGCTCTCCGACTTCCAAGGACACGACACAGTCATATTTTTTGTTTAAATCAACGTCTTCTGCAAGATTAATTTCTGAGCAGAGCCCGTTCGTAAGCTTTTCTGTGTTAGGGTTTCCATCGTAGCAATCGCACGAAAATTCTTCTTTTTTAAACTCTTTAGCGTAGTCTCCTGTACCACAGCCTAGGTCCACCACAGAATTTATTTTTTCTTCTTTTAAGAGTCTGACTATTTCTATATTAAGGCTTTTGTCGAAGTAATGGCCATCTGAACTCATATCCAACCAAAATCCATTTTTGTGAATACTCAATTAACCTCCTTGTTGTTGTTGATTTTATTGTTCTAACTTCTTTTCTTCTTTTTCTTCTTCTTGCCTTTCTTTTTATTCTTTTTCTTTGCTATTTTTAGTGATGCGTCTACATAAGGGTTGCCTGGCTGTAGTGCTTGTTTAGGATATAGTCCTAAACCACCATATCCTAAAGGATATATTCCTGTTATTCTCTCTGTCAGCCATTGGGAAAAAGTCTTCATATTTTATTTAGGCTTGATCAAAGACTTTTTTTAAGTATAATACGTTAAATTTGGAGGAAGTAATATGAATGCCAAAGACGCACCGGTATTAAAAGTCAAAATAGAAGTAGCAGGCACAGAGGTTATTTTAGACCCTGACAACATGAAGTATACCGAGGCTAATCTTGGTGAATACATGAACAGGGAGTATGGTTGGATTGATTACTTGGGTAAGCAATTGGAGTTTGCTCAAAAAGAACTTCTTTTGTCCGAAATAGACGCTGAGACGGTGTTTAGCAAAAAGTTTTTAGAAGCTAAGGATCTAGGCAAGACTGATTCTTGTTCAAAAGCTTATGCAAGTTCTCATGACGACTTTGTTGCTGCAAAGAAAAAGATTGTTGAAAGAAAAGAAGCTGTCGGGCACTTAAAGGCTCATCTTAGAGCTTGGGACAAGAACCACGATAACGTCCAGAATAGAGGTCATACTTTAAGAAAAGAGATGGATGTTCTCAGCAGAGATGTTTATGTAGACCAATCCATAGAGAATGTTTTAGGCACAATAGAATGATAGATCCTAGCAACATCACAAATTATACTTTGGATAAGAATGGCCTTGAAGAGGTTATTCTTTGGTGGATACTTGCTGCTGGTAAAAACGGTGCAACAGCAGCAAAGTGTCTTGATCTATTTTTGTCTTCTTGGGTTGAGGGTGGTGAGTCTCCATTTGAAACTGTTCGTAGAGTAGATTCTAAAACATCTCTTGCGTTGGCAATGAGGAAGTGCGGAATAGGTTGTTTTAATAATAAGGCCAAGTCTTGGAGGCATCTTGTAAGTAGTGGAATAAATCTTAGAGCTTGCTCTTTAGAAGATTTAGAATCAATTCCCGGGATAGGCCCTAAAACTGCTAGATGTTTCCTTATACATAGCAGAAAGAACCAAAGATATGCTGGTTTGGATACACACCTCTTGAAGTTTTTAAGGATGGTTGGCTATGATGCTCCCAAATCCACTCCTTCAAAAAAGAAATACGTTTATCTTGAAAAAGAGTTTCTCGATTTAGTTAGAGCTTCGGGAAAAACTGTGGCTCAATTTGATTTAATTGTTTGGAACTACTATTCAAAGAACTCTAAGGCTATGAATAGCAAAGAGGACATGGCGGACTTGCTCGCATCGATAGGTGTTAATACGACATCGGTGCTATAAAAAATAGGTGACATATGAATCTCAACATGCGTTGGATGGCAAAAAAAGATATCCGATCTGTGCTGCGGATACAGAAGTCTTCTTTTAACTCCTCCAAGTTTGACAAAGATTTCATGTCCTCAGTCGTATCTTCTAGAAAAGATCCAAGTTTTGGGTTTGAAGGTTTTAATTCTTTTATATCTTATGTTTGTGAACTAAACAAAAAAGTAGTTGGATATATTGTTTATAAGGTAAGTCTTTTAGAGTTTAATAAGAGGATTCATTCCGACTATATGTTGGATTATAAAAAAAGTCTTCCAATGTCTGGGGAGATAGTTGCTTTTTGCGTTGATGAGCCTTATAGGCGACAAGGCGTTGGCTCATATATAATCAACTCGGTCGTAAGTAGGTTTTCGGGTGTTATAGAACTTTCTTTAAAAGATCTTTGTCCGCGACCTTTTGTCTTATACACGGTATGCAGCGAAAAAGACTTGGGTTGCCATCTTTTTTTTAAGAAGTTAGAATTCAAAGGCACAAGTGTGTTCAGGAACGCTTTTGGTCAAGATCACGATGGTTATATTATGGTTTATGAAAGTTTTCCTTCTAAAAATAACATTACCCAGAAATGCATGGAGGCGGTAAAGTGAGTGAGTCTAGACCTGATTCTTGGTGGGATAACTGGTTTCTTGGTCTTGCGGAATACGTTTCTTCTGCTTCTAAGGATCCTTCTACAAAGGTTGGTTCTGTTATAGTTGATCCAAGAAGAAGAATCGTGTCCTTAGGGTATAACGGTTTTCCTGCTGGGATAGAAGACACAGAAGAGAGACTTTTTAATCGTGAGCTAAAGTATAAGTTGGTGGTTCATGCCGAGCGTAATGCTCTGATGTTTTCCAACTCTAAAGTTGAAGGTTGCACTATTTACACTTGGCCTTTTATGCCTTGTTCTTCTTGTGCCTCCCTTATCATACAATCTGGAATTACTAGAGTTGTTTCTTTAAACAGCCAAAACCCTAGATGGGTTGAAGATTTTAACTTGTCTACTAGCCTTTTTAAAGAAGCTTCTGTTGGCTTAACGCTTTACGGTTAGTTTGCTTTTAAAACAATACCTGTTCCATATCTTGTTTTAAATTCTAATCTTTCAACTTCTTTGTTGTCTGAGAAGCTTTTAAAAGCTTCCCTTGAAGGTCTATGTGAATCTATATATTCTATCACAAGAATCCCATTCTTATTTAGTTTTTCCCAAGCAGTCTCCATGTACTGAAGTTGTTTGTCATAGTCCTTTTCTTCATTTATCATCACCATGTCCCATGCGTTGCTCTTCATGATGTTTTCAAATTCTTTATCAAACATATTTCCGTTATAAAATATTCTCTTTTTCTTAAACACCTTCTTAAGATTTAATTTCCCAATTCTTTCTGAATGAAAATCCTCTTTTTTTCCTTCTTTAAACCCAAAAAATAGTTCAACCGTACGGCAGGAAAGCATAAAGCTGGACGACAGTAGCCCTAAGTTAAAACCTATTTCTATCATATTTTGTGGTTTTATAATCTTGCCTAAATGATAATAGAATGGTGCGTAAGTTGGGTCCACGTAAGCAGGCGACTTTCTCGATGTTTCGTCAATCATACAGAATCTATCAAGTAAATATCTCCCGCTAATAGCCTGTTTTTTTAGCTGGGGGTCAATTTCTTCTTTTAGCGTTTCAAGGGATGTTTCTTCCATACTATAATAGAGTAAAGCCTTTTTTATATGGTAAAATATGGGATTTGAAGTTTGCTACCACTTTAATGAAAAATTAGATGGCGATTACAATAAGGGAGAGTCAAAAACCTTTAAAAAGAAGGTTGGTGATCCTTTTGAAGACGTTCCTTTAGAAAAGCTTGCCGCATCAATAACGGCACAGCTTGCGAGAAGGGATATATTTATTTCTGATGTCGAAGTCTACGAACTTTCTAGGAAAAAAGTCTCTTTCAAAGAAACAAAAGGTGGAATAGTCATTAAAAACAAAAAGTTTTTATTTGATTCGACTGATGCTTCTGTGACTTGTATTGAACTCGAAATGGAGGAAGAGGAGGAAGGATTACCTCCTCCACAACCAACAGCTGTTTCACATCCTAAATGTTCTGCACGGAATGAAAACCTACAACAATTACATCCCCACGAGTCTTTAAGTGCTTCTAGACCTAGGAGACCTGTAGACTTAGTTGTCTTCGCTCCCGAACCACAGCAGATACCTGAATTAAAAAGAAAAAATCTAAGTTTTACTGTGGACAAAAAGTATGAAGTTCTTGAAAAAAAGCTTTCCCCGACTGGTATTGGGGAGTTGTATGTTTTAAAGGACGACAAAGGAAATGAGCAAACCGTGCCAGATTTGTATTTTATTCCTGGTTCTGTTAACTTATTTGGCGACAAAGAGCTTGGCTTCTCTGAGTCGGAGCAGAGAGACGAGCCAAATCTTTTATGGGGCAATGCCTCAATCGACCCTTCAATGCCAGATATTAGGAGAAGATAAATGACTTCAAAAAAGCAAAAAGAAAGAAAGAAAAAGAATAGAGAGAAAATAGCAAAGGATAGAGTTCTTAGAAGAAGAGAGACACTTAGAAAGCAAAGGAAACAAGCTATGGAAGAAAAACTCAATGAACTACAGGCAGAAGAAAATGCTTTCGGCAAGCAGAAGCCATTTGTCAAAAACGATGCCTCTGCCTTAAATGAGGTTGTATCCGTCGAAAAGGAAAAGCGTGCCGAGGAACTAAACTCAAAGCTAGAACATAATTTGAAGATTCTTGAGGCTCTTGAGGAAGAATATGATAGGGAAAGTGAGACGAGAAAAGAGATAAACCAGAAGCTTGAGAATGAAGGGCACATGACCATGAAAGAAAAGATGGATGCTCTTCATCAAAAGGCCCTTGAACTTGAAGGCATAGCAGGGCAGATGGAACAGGCACAAAAGGAATTTGATGAGCAGAATGATGGATCTATTGTTGACGCAGAGGTAGTTCAGGATATTCAAAATTTAAGCGATAATAGTACTACCTGATAGAATGAATAAGTGCGTAATATATGCTTTTGATAATAAGCTTCTATACAAGAAGATGTTACTCAACAGTATATCTATGTTAAGAAGACACAACAAAACCATTAAAGTTTTTGTTTTGTTGGTGAGGTTCGAACCAGACACTTTTTTTGTTGATTTCTTGGCTAAGAATAATGTTGAATCTGTGAAGATAGATTCTGATTATTCTTACTTCCAAAATAACAAAAAGTTTTTTTCAAAAGTAGATTGCCTTGAGTATCTTGTCTTAGATTGTGATACCTTTATTTTCGTGGACGTTGAGAACATATTTTCATTCTATAGCGATTTTGACATGGTGGCAGTTGAAAATGATTGGGTGCGTCGTAGAAGCTATCCTGACTGTGAAGTAAAGAGGGTTTTTAATTCTGGCGTTTTTTACGGCAAGAAAGACTTCTTAAACTATTTTTGTCAGAACATAGAGAGCAGAATAGCTGATTTTGAACAAATGAAATACCCTAAGGTTTGCGAATGGCTGCTAACTGTAGATAAGAACATGTACAATAAAGAAGAGTTTGCTTTTTCTTCTTTGGCCGAAGGCTTTAACTGCCGTTTCTTTGATGGTTTGCATTGTCGCCATCCTAAATCAAACTCGGACTTAAACGATTTTTCAAATACAACAATCTTCCATTCTTTTTCTGCTAATTGGAAGAGATTCCTCTCAGCCGCGAATAAGAGGAATATCAAACTATTCAAATTTGTGGGTCGTGGATCCTAAATTCAAGCCCCAAAAAATTTTTTTTAAAGTTCTTGCTTTACTGGCCGATATATCTTATAGTAACTACAAGTTCACTGTGATTGAACTGTTTCTTTAACTATAGGAGTGACTACAATGTCCACTGAATACGAAGCACTAGATTTGGCCCAAATGCTCACGGAGTATGAAAGAGTTAGTGCAGAATCTAACTCAAACTCAAGTGATGACTACTTAGAAAAGTTTGTTAAATTGCCCGAAAAACAGGGCAACGTTGTTTTAAGATTTCTCCCCATCAAGAAGGGACAGAAATTCTTTTGTGTAACAAGAGTACACACCCTCACCAACCCTTCAACAAAGAGGAAGAGGGCTTACCATTGCCGAAGAGAGCTTGTTCAGACCGACCGTGGTCCAAAGTGGATGGGTGATTGCATAATTTGCAAATACTACTCCGACTTATGGCAGAAGTCAGAAGGTCTCTCAGGCAAGCAGCAAGAAGAATTGCAGAATCAAGCAAGAGCTATTAAGCCTGTTGAGCGTTATTACTACAATGTAATCGTTAGACAGCAGAAGAACAAAGATGGTGCCGTAGAAAACAACGTAGGACCTAAGATTTATAGCTGCGGCAAAAACCAGCACGCTAAAATCACTAGGGCTATCGTTGGAGATGAGGTTGCAGGCGATAAGCCTCTTGGCGATATTACTCATCCTGTAACCGGAAGAGACTTCAAGGTTGTAAAGAAGATTGTAAAGGGCGGCGGTGGTATGGAGTATCCAAACTATGACGATTCAAAGTTTGAGGATTCCTCGCCACTTGGAACCAAAGAAGAAATTTCTAAATGGCTTGAATCCGCCAATGACCTTCAGGCTCTTAGGGCTGTAAAGGCACCTGAAGAGCTTAAGCAGGCTCTAAGAGTTCATCTTGGAATGATCAAAGAAGATGACTCTAAAGATGATGATGATTTAGAAGAGTTCCGAACAGTCGGTCAGGCTCCGCAACCAGCGGCTTCCGCATCTACCAAGATAAAGGAAGAGGTTATTGTTTCTTCTACCACAGAGTCAAAAGATTCTGGTGGTGATGAGAATGATCTCCTAGCGGACGATGAATTCATGCGTGAATTGGGTGCTATGTAGGGTGTGGGGAACGGCGAGTGGGGGTAGTAGCAATCGGGCTGCTACCCCCACTCATTAATTTTTTCTAAATCGTAAATCAAATCAAAAGGAGTCCAAAAATGGCTAAGAGAAAAAACAACGAAGTAGATGATTTTGATAATTTTTTTGAAGAGCTTGCAGAAAAAACTGGCGGCGATGTATTAGACAAGATAGATAGCATTAAGTATTTTATTGATACTGGGTCGCTGGCTCTGAATTACGTTTGCTCAGGTAAATTCATAGGGGGCGGCGTTCCAGGTGGTAAGCTTACTGAAATATATGGTCCGAGTTCTTCTTCTAAAAGCTTGATTGGAACAAACGTTCTTTATGGTTGCCAAAGAATGAATGGTGTTCCTGTACTTTTAGATTGTGAAAACTCTGCCAACAAAGAGTTTATAACAAAGGCATCTCATTGTAATCTTAAGCGTGTTGCTAGATACACTCCTGAAAGCTTGGAAGATGTCTTTTCCAAGATGTACAAAACAATAGAATTTATTAGAGAAAAGAAGAGCAATGAAGTTCCTATTGTTATAGTTTACGACTCTATCGGAGTCTCACCATCAGCCCGTGAACTAAAAGAAGTACAATTGCCAGAAGATTACACCAAGGCCGACTTCAAGAAGATTGTTGGTGGTCATGAGCAGCCCGGCGAGAGAGCAAAAATTTGCTCAAGAGAGTTCAGGAAGCTGAATACCGTTATGGAAAAGCATAACGCTACTGTTGTTATTCTCAATCAAACTCGTGACAAAATAGGTGGTTTTGCCCCAATGGGACTTCAGCCTAAAACCACTGCTGGTGGTGGAAACGCACTGCCTTTCTACGCCTCATGCAGGCTAGAAACCAAAACTCAGATGAAGATTGAGAAAAAGATCACTGCTACTAAGAAAAAGATCCTTGGTATAAATGTAAAAATTAAGAATGTAAAGAACAAGACTCATAGACCTTTCATAGAGTCGGACAACGTTCAGCTTTTGTTTGAACGTGGGGTTAACCCTCTAAGCGGCCTTCTTTCTTGCCTGCTAGATGCAGAAAGAATTGAGGCAAAAAGTGCTGGTAACTTTATTGTTAAGGCTCCATTCACTCAAGACAATGTAGAATTTAAGTTTAGGGCTAGTTTAGATAGGAACGATGTTCCTATGGAGGTTCTAATTAAGTGCCCCGCCCTGATTGATGCTTCAAATGAGCAAGAGGTAAAAGACTACCTTGAGCCCTTCATGCTGGCTATAAACTTTGACCCCGAGAGTGAGGGTGACGTAGAGGTTAATGAGGTCGCGGGCGACTTCGACGACAGTGAAATTGATGAAGATCTTTCGTGATTCATCAATTTTTTCTGTTTTTCATCTTTACAAACTTGAATCCTCTGCTACTCAGCTCTGTCTTTACAGCCTTTATTTGGTTGTAGTAGGTGGAGTCTGATAGGTCATACTTTTTAAATCTTTCTTTCACTCTTTTGAGTGAAATGGTCTTTTTATTTATCAGTTCCTTCTTAATGAAGTCTCTGATCTTTTGTGTGTCTATCTTACTGTTTTTGTTTTGATCTATTTTCACTTCTTTTACTACTTCATATAAAATATCATGATCTTTTTTGTACTCAGTGTCGCATAGCAGGTTTGCTAAGTCTTCTATATCTAGAAGTTCGCCTTTTTTCATTTCTACTATGAATACGTTTGGCTTAAATACTTTGATAAATTCATTTAGTTGTAAGAAATTACTCTTGCTCGTAAAAAATCTTCTTTTATCCTTGGTTTCTATCATTAAACATTTCATATTTTGTCCTCCAACTAATTATAGATGTAAGTTTTTATTAATCAATGAGGATTGATCTTCTTTTGATTTTTTAGTACCTTAGTAATATGCAGCCAGAAAATATTACAAAAGACTTGAAGTTTAGTGTTCCTTTTGGCGTTGAGATAGAGCTCAATTCTTTTGATCTTAAAAGTAGACCAGATGGCAACCTTAGTGGTTCGCTTCCTCTAGGGACTTATGATGTTGCTTTTTTGGTCAACAAGTTTTCAGGCGAGCGTGTTTTTGTTTCTAAATGGTGCAACAACCATGACAATAATTATTGGGTTGTTAAGCCTGACTCTAGTTGCGGCCTTGAAGTTTGCTCTCCTGTTTTAAGAGGGCTGTTTGGTGCTAAAACAATTTCTCAAGTAATAGAATCCCTAAGAAAAGATAGCAGAATAAGAAGTGACTCAAGGTGTTCCTATCATGTCCACTTTGATGTGTCTTCTCTTTCTTCAGAAGATCTGTTGTCGATTATATCATGGTGGATTAAACTTGAGAGTTTTTTTATGGATGCAATGCCAATTAAAAGAAAGGTTAATCCTTACTGTAGGCTTATAGCACAAGCTAACATCATAGACTCTGTATTTTCTCCTCATGATATTTCTTATTTTATCGAAAAGCTTGGTACTACAAAATATTACACTCTTAATACTTTTCATTATCATCATGCAAGAAGAAAATCTTTAGAATTTAGGATTATGGATAACTCTTGTTGTCTTAACCCTGACGATTCTCTATGTTGGATTTCTTTGTTGCATCATTTTATTAACTGCTCTATTTCTTCTGGACCTCCTGCATTTTTAAACAGGGACCCTTTTTCTGGATACTGTTGGCTTGATCCTTTAGATGCATTTAAGTTCTTGAACTTTGATTTCGAGGTTTTGTCTCCTAGGCTTAGTATTCTTAGGAGTTGGCTGCTTAAACGGCTCTTAAAGTATGGAAAAGACTATTTAGAGTTTGGGATTTTTAGTCGTTCTTTTAAAAGTCGTTCATACGCAGAGGTCTTTAAGCTAGAAAAAATATTTCAGAAAATTTAATTCGTATATACTGTATGGTAGGAAAAGAAAAAAACCTTAACGACGTAGCTGCAAACATGAGGTCTTTGGGCAATCTTTTGTTGTCTTATACTTACCCTCAAAGCGTTACTTCTTTATTTGATGGGGATTTGGACATATTCAGGGAGAGGGAAATATACGTTGATGGATACTCCCTAATAGTTTATTACCAAAAGTCAGATTATGGTGATTACCTCTTAGAAACGCTTCAGGTTTACAACAAGGTGGGACCATTCTTACCTTTTTGTATTGTTCTAAAAGTTGGTAAAACCTTCTTGGGTAGTGAAAATCTTTCTTTGGTAGAAATATTTAAAAGCAATAGAAAGATTTATTGCTGGTCTTTGGCCAAGGATCATTCTGGCAATCCCATGGAATTACCATACTACGCAGATGGTGAAAATTGTGTTTTTGAGGGAACTCCGTATTTCTACATAAACCCATCTTATGTTAATTTTTATTGAAAAATATAGAAAATCAACATATATATAATTAGTAGAATTCTACTTTTTGCAAAAGGAGATAATATGGCAAGTTATACAGCAAAGCTTACTCCCTCATTGAGAAATTATACAACAGAGGGTGGGCTAGACACAGCCGTCGTAAACGGCCACTCAATCCAGAGAACAGTCAATATGGTTTTGGTTGTTGACGGATCAGATCGTAAAATGGTTGGAAACGTTGTTGATGGTGGTTCATTCAGCGATGCAGTCCAAGGCCTTGGCGATCTCGGTTTCTTAGTTGAAGCCTGATTCTGATATGTTTGGTTTAAAAAGGCTATCCTGAAATTCGGGGTAGCCTTTTTTGTTTTTATTTTCAAAAGATACTTGTTTCTATCATATATAATTTGACATTTACGTAGGAGGATGTTACATGTCTTCTAAGGGTAAAATTCAGCATCTTCTCATTGATTACCTTCTAAAGCACGGCCAGATCGAGTTACTTCTTCCCGATGGAGTGGTCCTTGAAATAGGCGTCACCCAAGAGGATGAAACTGGTGGCTTTATTGTAAAAGACGATTACTGCTGGGTGATCGCAACTCATAAAGATCGTTCCGCTGCAATAGATCCCTATAACTTAGGCCTAAAGTTCTCTGACGATGGAAAGAATTTTGTCTTAGAGGACAAGTTCGTAGACCATCAGGGAGTAGAGGTCAGACGTGTTGATGTTGTCTAGGCTTCGTGTAGACAACCATTAACTTCAATAAGCTTTATTGTTTTTTCTTTAGCCGAGGTAAACCCCTCTATGGTTCCCTCTGCTATTTTATCTTTAACCTTTAGGACAAATTCTATCCATAAAATATACCCATTTTGGTGTGGAGAAAATCTTGATAAAGAAACACGATTGGTATTGATCGACAACTTTTTTACAGGTATATTAATAAGGCTGTTTAGGTTTTTAGGTACTTCGTTTTGTACAAAATCCCTTAGCAGCTTTGAGTCGATAAATTGAGTCCAATTTGCGACAAGTATTTTTTCTAAGTTTTCTTCGTTAATGATCATAGGAGCAAAGTATGAAAAAGCCTATAGACACATACTTGAAAGAGTATTGCCAGCGTCTTTCCGATGAGAATCTAAAGTTTCTGACCCAAAGACTAACTCAAAGACTGCTAGGCGATACCGCCGAAGTTATTGATTTCCTTAGTTCTACAAAAGAAATAGATAGATGGTTTTCTTCTGCCTCGTCTTGTGAGGACTTTTATGATATGCTGGACTCATTCCAGCTTATTGTTGAAAAAGAAGATGAAAACAGGCAGTCTGCTGCTTAATTGAATCTATTCAAATAAGGTCCCATAAAAGGCTTATGGGGCCTTATTTTTCTTTTTGAGAAGAAAATATGCCACCTCTTATAAAAGTTACGGATAACAACACTTTAGTTTCTACCACTGATTATCCTTTTGCCTCTTGGCCTTTCTCCAGTTTCAATCCTGTTCAGAGCAGGATAATGGAGTTTTATGATAAAGATGTTAACGGGCTGATTTCAGCATCTACAAGTGCTGGAAAGACCGTAATAGCAGAACAGTTCCTCGCACAAGAAATTAGGCAAAGAGGGGGCAAAGGTCTTTTCCTTGTTCCTATGCGAGCGTTGGCACAAGAAAAGATAGATCAATGGACAGACCCAAAATATCATTTTAAAGATTTGAAAATTTCTATATGTACAGGTGATTATAGAATCACTAAGGCTAGGTCTAAGGAGCTTGAAGAAGCAGATCTAATCATTATGACTTCTGAAATGCTTTCACACAGAAGTAGAAATTTCAAATCAGAACAAAGTGGTTTTTTAAAAGATGTTGGTACTTTAGTGGTTGACGAGGCCCATCTTTTAACGGTCCCAGGAAGAGGCGATCATTTAGAAGTTGGATTGATGAAATTCACCCAACTAAATAGAAAATCCAGAATTATATTTCTTTCTGCTACCATGCCGAACGTAGAAGAAGTAGCAGGATGGATATCTTATGGACTTACTCAAAAAGAAACATTTATTCTAAATTCTTCTTATAGACCCGTACCTTTAAACATTCATTATGAGGTTTACTCAGATGATGTTCGTGGATACTCAATGCATGAGCAAGAAAAAGTTAATTACGCAATGGAGATAGTCTCCTATTACCCAGAAGATAAATTCTTGATATTTGCTCACACAAAAAAGACGGGTGAGCTTATGAAAAAAGAACTGCTTAAAGCAAACATAACTGCAGAGTTTCACAATGCGGATTTAGACAAGGAAGATAGAGTTGGTTTAGAGAATCGTTTTAGGAATGAAAAAATTCCAAGAGTCGTAGTGGCGACTAGCACCTTGGCCTGGGGGTGCAACCTTCCGGCAAGAAGAGTAATAATTTTAGGTGTTCACCGTGGCACGGATGAAGTTGAGTCCTATGACGTCACTCAAATGATAGGAAGATCGGGTAGATTAGGAATAGACCCCATGGGCGATGCTTATGTCCTAGTCCCAGAGGCGGAACAGCTCAGGCACAAAGAAAGACTCGCTAAACCAACAAACATAGAATCACAGCTTTTATCTAAAACTGGTGCTTCTTATAGGAATCTCGCCTTTCATTTGGTGGGTGAAATCTACTATGGATCAGTCAAAACAACTGAGGATGTTCATAAATGGTACGAAAGATCACTTGCCTACTTTCAAAATAAACCTTTAAAGGACAACATAGTTGATGAGACATTAAGCATTCTTTCTAAGTGTGGAGCGATAGGTCAGGAGGAAAATGGAGAGTGGTTTGCTAGGGTTATAGGCAAGGTTTCCACTCTGTTTTACTTCAGCCCATTTGATGTGTCGGATTTATTTTTTAATGTAAAGTTTCTATTCGACAACAACAAGCAGAATGATGACTTCTATATTTCAACAGCTTTAGGTAACTTAGATTCTAATAGGAGCAACCCTATTGTTTCGAAGGCTGAAAAAGAAGAAATGTTTTCTTACAAGAACAAGGTGCTTTCGAATAAAACAAATAAGTTTTTAACAGATGGGTCTTGTAAATACGGATTTTGTTATTTCAACCTTTTGAAAGGCAAACACAATCCTGCTTTTGCCGCACTCCAGAGAAACATTCAACTAGACTTTAATAGGCTTTCACAGGTTCTTTACTCTTTGAATAGCTTTGCTAAGGATTACGCTTCTAAGTCCTGGATACAGGAACTAGAAGAAAGGATAAAGCATGGAGTTCCGCCTCATTTAATTCCTTTGTGCAAGATCCCTAACATAGGCAGAGCTAGAGCTAATAAGCTTTTTGAATCAGGGATTAAGAATGCAAATGATATTGCTAACTGTGATCGCAATGTTTTGAAGAAGACCCTGAATTTGAAACTGGAAATTGTTGACAAAATTATAGAAGAGTCAAAATCTTTGTCTTAATGCGAGGAATATATGGGGATAAGTGTGCCTGAGGGAATGATGTACGCAATTTCATGCGATCCGACATGGCAGAAACAGGATTGTATAGATAGCGTCTTTGAATCCTTGAAAGGGAATACCAAACGAGATTGGTTTGTAGATCACGCTTACCACTGTTTGCCACTTGTTATCGGCAACCAATGTGGTTTTGTGGTTAAGTCTTTGTATGACTTTGAGGCAACATGGAACGGTGGCAACACCCCGCAAGATGTCGTTATTAAGATTCTAACCAATGATTCTGAATATCAAAAAACAAAGACCTTGCAAAGCATACAGTCCCACTTTGGGATGGGAACTTTCACGGTGCAGATGCCTTACCAAATAAGAACTCCTCAGGGCGTTAATCTTTTTACCATTAATCCTCCAAACTACTACATTGATGGGATTTATCATATGAGCGGAGTTATTGAAACAGACAATCTTAGAAGAGATTTTACGTATAACCTAAGGCTCACTAGGCCTAACTATTGTGTTAGAGTTAACAAGGGAGACTTTATAGGATGCTTTATACCGTACCAGAGACACTTTATAGACAAGTTTTACATTTCAAGCGTTGTAGATGCAACTTCTTTTTTGAGCAAAGATATTATCGAGGAAGAAAGAAAGTGCAGTAAGGACTTTGGGACAGAAAGAAGTCAAGAAGATATTCATAAAAAGAATGGAAACGGCAAAAGATACTGGCGTGGGGAAGATGTTTACGGCAATAAGTTCGCAGACCACCAGACTCATTTAGATAAAAACTAATCAAGAAATTGGAGATTACAATGAAATCTATGCCTTTAATTTTTGAGAACCCTGTAATTAAAAAACACGCTGCTGAAATCATTGATTACATAAACAGTCATCAAGAAGAATTTGGCAGCTTGGGTCCCGGGTATTGGCAAGGTCGCACTATCTACACTAGTCAGATAAAAGACCATGGGCTAATTGACATTCTGAAAGAGCATAAAAAATTCCTTCTTTCGGAGTTTGTGAGTCTTACTGCTTGTGAGAGGGACATCTATATCGATAGTCTTCATTTGGTACGCTGGACAGAAGGTTATGAATTAATGCCTCACGCAGATGCAGAAAACCCTGATGGCTCTAAACATGAATTTTTCTGGAGAGATTTCGGCACTGTAACTTTTTTGAATGAAGACTTCGAAGGAGGTGATCTTTATCTCCCAAACCAGAATATAACAATAAAGGCTAAGGTTGGATACTCAGCGATTTTTCCTGGCAACCTTGAGTATCTTCATGGCGTCTCAAAAGTTACCAAAGGTACTAGGTACACTATTGCTTCTTTTTTAACTTATGATAAGAGCCGTGAATATGCTTTTTAATCTTTTATTTGTTGTGACGACGTTTCTTAATTTCATTTATTAGTTTCTTTTTGTTTAGGAAGGTTTTACTTTTACCCGTATTTTTGTCTGTCTTCTTGAGCAGAGGTACGGCTCCTTCGCATTCCGGTATGAGCTGATTTGGTTGGGCTGTTACGAAAGCACATGCATTACAACATTCTGGTTGTCCACCTTCTGATGGGTCTTTTGGCTCTACTCCTACTATTATGGCCACAGGCTCACAAGCTTCTACAAAAAGACTCTTTGTCTCTTGTCCATTTATTTTAACAATTATTTTGGCACAACCTGATTCATCAGGTGCATTAACGGTAACAGTCCCAGCTTTTGCTGGTAAAAAGCTAAATGCTAGCCCTCCTCCACCAGAAGCTGCCGGATGCAACATACAGCACCCATCAAACTCTACGCTAACTTCTGCTATTTCACATGGAATAGAACATGCGTCGTTTAAAATATAAACTAAGTTTCCTTCTTCGTCTACGTATTCATTAATCTCTGGATCGAATTTAAAGTCTTGTGATGGGTCGTAATTAAAGTCTGGAAGTGGTATGTTCCATTCTTTTTCTTCTTTTAGTTTAAAGCTAAATTCCGATTGTGCATTGAGACTCTGAGCAGCCACAATCGTATATGATGGCGGTGGTGGTGGTGGTGGTGGTGGTGGTGGTGGTGGTGGTGGTGGTGGCGGTGGCGGTGGTGGAACCGGTGGCGGTGGCGGTGGCTGGCACCCATCGTCACACTTGCATCCTGCCTCAAAAGTTTCCTCGACCCAAGGACTTCCTATCAAAATGCATCCTTCAAAACTCCCTGTGAAACAAGGACAAGGAGGGCAACAATGGCAATCACATCCACACCATCCGCCTGTTCCTTCGCAAGTCCACGGAGGCCCACAGGGCTCTCCTAGTTTCTTTAAAACTTTGCCTTCTTCATATGGTGGGGTTGGTATTGGGGTTGAAAATGGTTCTTCTTCCATTAATCATTTTTCGTTTCCGAAAAATCCCCGAGGATACTCTATTTTTACTTTCCCTTTTTCTGATGGATTTCCTTCTTCATCTTCTACCCACCATCTGACCTGCTCTACGGGTATGCCTAAATCATCCATGTGACACTTGTCTTCTTGAAATACAGGCATGTGATACTCTTTTCCCTCTATAAGGATTGCGACTTTGCACTCGTTCTTCAGGTTGTTAAAAAGCAAGCAGTTACCGCAAACCTTTTTTACGGGTTTCTTGTATTCCATTTCATGTCTCCAACTGTTATAATAGTATGAACACAATCACCTTGGGGTCATAAACATGATTATCGGAGCAGCTGCACAGCTTAATTCTGGCAAGGACGTTCTTTGCGATTATTTGTTCAATAAATTGAATAATAATGAACAATGGAAAAGATCAGCTTTTGCTAATGCGGTTAAAAATGTTTATGAGAGGAGTTTTGGGGTTGATCGTGATTTTATTGAGGCCTGGAAAAGAGACCCTAACCCACCTCCTGGAATGTTAATGAATGTTAGAAAAGGTCTCCAATTCATTGGTGATGGCTTTAGGCAAATAAAGTCTGATATTTGGATTGATATAGTTTTTAGAGAGAATGAAAATAAAAACATTATAATTTCAGACTGTAGGTACATAAATGAGGCAAAAGCGATTAAGAACAAGGGTGGCATAACAATATTGATGCACAGAGTAGGGTTCTTGAACGATGATCCCAACCCCTCAGAGGCTCAAATAAGGCCTATAGTAGAATTTTGCTTAAATAAGCTTAATGATGGGAAGATACCAAATCTGGGATCAATCGCTCATTTAAACCCACCAGACGGTATTGAATATTATGACTTTTTCCTGAATAATGACGGCACACTGCAGGACCTTTATCAAAAAATTGATAAACTACTGGTTCCTTTTATTCAGGGTATAACGAAATGAACATATTTGGTTTCTTGAAAAGAAAGAAAACAGAAAAAAAAATTGAAAATAGAAACAGGAGAATTAGGACTAGGTTTCCAAAGCCTACAGTGTACAACTATAGGGTCAACTTGGTTAAAGTTTAATACCTTTTTTCAATTTCTGTAGACCCACCTCTGTTAATACCATGAATTGATATCCTCTGGATTCACAAAAGTATTGGCAAGACGCCCATTTGGCATTGTTTTTAGGTAGCGTAGTTTGGTTCGATGGCTTAATTTCCCATATCTCTACCCTACCGTCGCTAAAAAACACTTGTAGATCTGGGTTGTATTCATGTACGTTTCCATTGAAAGAATAGTTCAGCTTAAACGGTTCTACTTCGTAGCTTATAACTTCCTGCATTGCCTCTAAGCATTCATATACTTCACATTCCATCCCTGACCTGTAATGTACTTCTTTGCCGTTCTTCGCAGAGTACATATAACCTTCTCTGAACTTGGTTTTCTTCTGTGATACTTGTCCTGTTTTTTTATCTTGATCTTTCCATATTGTTGCTCTCATTTGGCCTTGTTTTGGTACTTGTTCTGTTCTGTGCTTACTCTTAAAGTGTTGACGCAGGTCTCTAACACAAGCACCGCACCGTTGCAATGGGCATTTTACGTATTCTCTTCCTTCGTCATGGCTTTCAACAATATGATTGTTAAAGGTGCCAAAATCTTCAAAAGCAACTCCACATACAAAGCAAGTAAATTGTCTTTTGTCGTTCTTAGGAAAGAACATTGTCTATTTCCTCTTTTTCACAGACGTGAATATCCTTTATATCTTTTGCCGTAAATGTTTCATCCCCACCAGTTTTTATATTACGGCCTAGAAACTGTATGTTTTCTTTATCTGTGTTTATGTCTTTTATATCTTTTGTCTTTATTTTTGCGAACATTATTCGATCTTTTTCTTTTACAGCATAGTATTGGCCTTCTTTTTTGAAAAACATTGTAAAGCCCTCTTGTTCAAGGTCTTTTGATAACTGTTCTTTTAAGAAGTCATTCCACTTTTTCATTTTAGCTCGCATTTTTATGTGTTTTATTTATATATAGTATTATGTTCAAGTTATGTAGTTTTAGAGCTTTTTTAGAAGAAGAGCAACCCGAGCCAAAGACTCCTAGTAGCAAGCAAGACTATTTTGCTGCTTTAGGCGATGAGGAGGGCATAGAGTGGAGCGATCTTGTAAAAACTATGGAAGGTGAGCCATGGATTTCTTCCCACTTTAGTTTGGGGGCCCCAGACAAAGAAATTATGTATAAATTGTCACCTTGGGAGATTGTCAAGGGTTCTTTAACTCCCAATGGAGCAGATATCAGGCTAAAGCAGCAAAGAGGTTCTAGAAGCTATCTTCAAAACAATAGACTTAATAAATCGTCTTATGAAGATAAAAAAAGGTATCATTTAAATAGAGAAGAATTAACTAAGTTTTTAACCACAGGTTGGTCTCCAGCTGTTCAGGCTGCAAGTGGTCCACCTGCTTGAACAAGTATTCATTTTACGTTATATTGGATTTCCCCGTCACGAGGTGAAGTATGCCATATGATGTAATGAACAATTTAAGTCAAAGAACGATTAATTGTTTGGATCATGGTCACGTCACGCTTGTTGACGTTATGCCTCGTTTAGTTCCTGACGACCAAAAGACAGCCGACTATTGCATAGTTCAGTCGGCACGAGTCTCCTATGGCGATGGTACTAAGACCCTAAATGAAGATAGAGGGTTAATTAGGTACTTAATGCGTCATTTGCACACAACTCCATTTGAGATGTGCGAGTTCAAGTTTCATTGCAAGATGCCGATATTTATAGCTCGTCAATGGATTAGACATCGAACAGCCAACGTTAACGAGTACAGCGGCAGGTATTCTATTTTAAAGGATGAATTCTTTATACCAGACACTGCTCGCCAACAGTCCTCTGTTAACAAACAAGGAGGAGATGCTAAGCTTGACAATACAACAAGCCAGCAGTTCTCTGATTATTTGTCTTCCGCTTGTGACTCTGCTTACTCTAAATATGAAGAATTCTTAGAGAAGGGAGTTAGTCGAGAGCTTGCTAGAATATCCTTGCCTATCAACCTTTATACCGAATGGTATTGGAAGATTGACTTGCATAACTTGTTTCATTTTTTGGCGTTGCGTTGCGACTCACATGCTCAATATGAAATAAGAGTATTTGCGGACGCTATGCTGGATTTGATTAGACCTATTGTGCCTTTATCTGTTGAGGCGTGGGAAGACTATCACCCCAATAGAGGAGGTGTAAAATTAACTAAGCTAGAGGTAGAAGCTATCAGAAAGACTCTATCCGATATTAAGGGACTAGACCTAGCACAGATTAATAGTGAAAATAAAAGAGAACAACAAGAATGGCTTACAAAAGCATCTAAGTTGGGTTTATACGAAAAGCTAGAAGTTTAAGATGAGACATTCATTTAATGTTGGCGTCTTTGGTGACGCTATGATTGACGAATATTACTCAGTAAAGGTAAAGGGTGTATCTCCTGAATTCCCTATTCCTTCTATGCACTCTCATGATGCTGTTCCAATATCTTATCCAGGTGGAGCAGCAAACGTAATTAGGCAGTTTTGTTATTTTCCATGCATTAATCCTTGGCTGGTTTCTTTTATAGATGAAAATGCAAGGCGATGCTTTTCTGACCATTCAATTAATCTGGATCTATGTAGGCTAATTGATTCTGGGGTTCCTATAAAACGTAGATTTTATAGCGAAGGCTTTCCAACGTATAGGTGGGATGTTGAAAAGGAGAACTACGGTCTAGGGTCCGATGTACAGAATCATAGTATGGAGCTGTACAAAAAATTTTTTTCTAATCTCTCTAATTTTGATGCTGTTATATTTTCTGATTATGATAAAGGTGTTTTTTCTTCAAACTTAAGTTATCCTCCTAAGAGTATAATGACCGTTGTTGATTCTAAATCTAAAGATATAGACAAGTGGTACGGCTGCACAGTTTTTAAGCCTAATCTTAAAGAAGCTTCTGAGGTCTCAGGCAAAAGCAGTCCTATAGACGCTGGCATTTGGATAAAGAGTAGAATTAAATGCGACCATGTCGTAATCACGAACGCAGACAAGGACGTTACTGTGGTTTCCAAGGATGGTGTTGAAGTAATTGAGCCCTGCCGCACAATAGATGCTGTCTCTGTAATAGGAGCTGGGGACTGTTTTACTGCTATCTTAACTTTATCTCTTCTTGAAGGCATGAATATAAAAGATGCCGCAACTAGAGCTTGGAAAGCTGGCTCCTTGTATGTTCAAAATAAATATAATTCCCCAATAACGCCTTTGGATCTCTTAGGTGGTAAATATGTTGCTGATCCATCGCTTCTAAGAAATAGAAACTTTAAATTAGTATTTACAAATGGTTGTTTTGATTTAATTCATAAAGGCCATGTACAAAACTTAAAATTCGCAAAATCTAAGGGCGATAAATTAGTTGTTGCTTTGAATGATGACGCGAGCATTGCTAGATTAAAACCCAACAGACCAATCCAGTGTTTGAATGATAGAATTGAGATCCTTTCTGCCTTAGAGGATGTGGACTTTTTGGTTTCTTTTTCTGAGGATAATCCTTTTAATTTAATACATGCTATTGAGCCTGATGTTTTAGTAAAAGGAAATGAATATCTCTTTAACGAGATCGTTGGGTATGGTATAGTAAAAGAAGCTTTCGTCTTTCCTATGGTTGATGGTTGTTCTACCACTAACTTGATAAGGAAGATGATAGAGTCGGAGCAAGCAGAACATTTTTCTTCAAAATGAAAGGAAGCGAATATGATTAAGGTTGTTAAATTAGTTACCGGCGAGGATGTCGTGGCAGACATAGAGATTATTGATCAAAGTTCGGGCAAGGTGGTTGTTATGAAAAAGCCACAGAGATTTATGGTCACATCAGAGGGAGTCGGTTCAATTCCTTTGGTTCCTTTTTCTAATGATGAGACATACACGATTAGCTTTAATCATGTTTTGCTGATAGCAGATCCTGACCCGGATATCAAAAATGGCTATAACAGCCAGTTTGGTAGTGGAATTGTATTGCCTAATAAGGGCGTTCAAATATAATTTTCGCCTTTTCTTTAGCTTTTATGGCTGTTGATCAAATTCAACAGCCATAAAAGCTATATATATTTTATGAAAAAGACTTTGATAGGTTTATGCAATAACGTATTCTACCACGAAGAAAAAATAAGGCTTTGGTCCAAAAGCTTTAGAAATCATTCTGATGGGAACATTGTTCTCCTCGTCGCAAATATGTCCGAGGAGGACAAGCTAGCGTGTGATAGGCTGGGAATTGATTTTGAAACTTGTACAATAGAAGACACTTATCATATAAATCATAAAAGACTGGAGCACATTAAATGTTGGCTCCAGAAATCTGATACTGACTTAGTTCTTTCTACTGACGTCTTTGATGTCTTCTTTCAAGGCGATCCCTTTGAGAAGCTTGATATAGATAATTACGATATTTGGGTTTCAGGAGAGGGCGTTAACGTTAATCAGTGTCCATGGAACCATCAAAATGTTTCGGTCCTTTTTCCAAATAGTGTTGATAGCTGTCGGCCTAAAGAAATAATAAACTCTGGCATAATTGCGGGCAAAAGGCTTCCCATGATAAGCCTTTATGAAAAAATGATTGATTTGTGTGAAAACGTTAGCACAGACGCACACAATATAAAAGACCAAGCGGCTCTTATCGTTCTTGTGGGAGAGGACGAGATACCCAGGTTAAAGAAGTTTAATTTAGACGATGCTTGGGCTATGCATTGCCATGTTTCTGGTCCCTCCCATTTTTTTGAAGCTTGGGGATACAAGAACAATATAAAGTATGGTTTGCCTAAGATTGAAAATAATCTTGTTTTAACAGCCGATGGCAAACGATATGACCTGGTTCACCAATTCAACAGAATCCCAATATGGGATAAAATAATAAAGAAGTCCATCTCTGTTAACAGCACCTATGTTGTTAGCTCATACTATAGGACGTTAGAAGGCGATGGTAACAATCAAATTAAAAAGTTTTCTAAAAATTTTGGCGAATCTTTTTACGTTTTGTTTGACAATCAAACAAACAAGGACCCAACAGAGGTATCAGAGAAGTATGAGTCTAATGTTTGTTCATATAACGATGAAGATTTTGCTAAGCATTCTTTCGACAAGCCTATAGATAGAAGTCACAGGTGGGGCAGCCATCAAAACCCGAAGTATTTTTATGCTCACTATAGAATGCTAATGTTCTATTTGAACCATCCTAACTTTGATTATTATTGGTTCTTAGATGATGATATTTCTTTTGATGGAGATATCAAGGGCTTCTTAGATTCCTATAATTATTTGGATGACGATTTTATGGCCATACAAGCTTTTAAGAAAGAGGAATATTCTGAGTTTCCTAGGGTAAGTGTTCTTAATTCTAGGATGCTTGGTTCCCGTGGTGCTTGGTTGGGTTGGTGTCCTGGTCCTGGAGATAAATTCAAATCAGTTCACAGGCACTTTGGGTGCTTTTTCCCTATAACTAGGTTCTCCAAAAGAGCTTTGAATTATTTGTTTAGGATTCATGAAGAAGGCTATTACGGATACCACGAAGGATTTGTTCCTACATCCTTGGCATCAGCTGGCTTTAAAGTTTCTAGTATGATGGATGAGTTCAACAATTTCTTTATCGAAAGTGATGTTAATTGTACACTTTATCATAAAGGAGCTAAGTTCACATGGGAATGGCTATAAATAGTCCTGTATTGGTGATGTCCCTCTACGATATAGGGAGGGATGGATGGAGTTCTTTTAGTTTGTCTTATGACACTTATCTCCATTGGATGAGAAACACACTTTCTTTGAATTGCAAGATCGTCATCTACACAGAAGAAAAGTTCATAGAAGAAATTGAGGGATATAGAAAAGAGTTTGATCCTTCTTTTGAAAATACAGTTTTAATTAAAGAGCCCCTCGAACAGCTTTATTATTACAAGCACTATTATGATAAATTTTCTGACTTGATGAACTCAGAAGGCTTTAGAAACAAGACCCACTCTGACGTTCCTGAGATGATTCGTCCTCTCTACAACATTATTATGTTTAACAAAGTAGAGTTTTTGAAAGATGTTAAGGATAAAAGATATTTTGACAATGACTTGCTAATGTGGGTGGACGCTGGTGGTTTAAGAGATAATATAGGTAAATACAAGGGTGAGATTTGGCCATCCTTGGACAAGGTTAATCAGTTAGACAACTCAAAAGTAACTTTTTTTAGCCACTCAAAAAATATAATTGTCAACAACAAAGAGTCGCACGCTCTGTCCCAAGTCAGGTTCATTCAAGGAACTGCTTTTATGGCTCCCTCGAACCTAATAGACAACCTCGCCCAGGAGTTCAAAACAACAGTAGATGAATGCTTAGAAAATGGATACATTGGAAGCGACGAAAAGATATTTGATATAACCTATTGTAAAGATCCTTCTAAGTACAATTTAATTAAATGTGACTGGAGAACATACTTTAACATTCTAAAGCAAAATTCTCCTGATTTGTATGACAAGAAAGGCAATCAATCTAATAACGTTTTTATAGACTGCGGTTCTTATGAATGTTCTTCTTTACGAAAGAAAGTAGATGAGCTGGACATAGACTCCAGTTGGGACGTTCATGTATTTGAGCCAAATCCTATAGTGGATACGGAGAAATTTTCTAGTGCTTTTTCCTCCTGTAGGGTTAAGGTGCACAAAAAAGCTGTTTGGATTAGAGACGGTCGAACCATATTCAATCAATACGGCACAGACGGCAAAAATCAAGGTTCCTTGTTGGAGGAGACCGACGCTGGACGTTGGTATGGGAATTACTTTGGTAGTGTTATTGTGGAATCAATTGATATTTTGTCATTTATAAAGTCCTTTGATCCAAATAAGGAAATCTATTTGTTCATGGATATAGAACATTCTGAATATAAGGTTCTGGAGCGTATGGTTAAGTTGGGTTGGCCTAATAACATAAAAAAACTCTGGGTAGAGTGGCATGACTCAAGGAATTCTGAGAATAGTAGAATTATAGAATTTGTAGAAAATGCCCTAAAAGAAACAAAGACAGAGTTTCACAGTACAAAAATATAATGTTGTTACTTAATTAGCTTGTACCCACACACAGGCTATTTTAATATGCAATCTTTGACTTCATTTATTAAAAAAAGTTTATCTAAGGACACTATATTTGTCCAAATTGCCGCATATAGAGACCCACAACTTGTGCCTACTCTAAAGGATATGCTCCAACAGGCCAAAAACCCCAACGCCCTTTCTGTTGGGATATCATGGCAGCATAGTAAAGAAGATGCGTGGGACAACTTATCTGAGTTTGAGAATGATGCAAGATTTAAAATTGTTGATATAGATCATAACGAGTCTAAGGGTGTGTGTTGGGCAAGAAATCTTGTTCAACAGCAATACGGTTCTGAAGCATACACTCTTCAAATAGACTCTCATATGAGGTTTGTTAAGGACTGGGATGAGATTCTTATCAACATGGTTAAGGAACTACAAGCAAAGGGGCACAAGAAGCCTCTATTGACCGGATACGTTTCTTCTTTTGACCCAGATAATGACCCCAAAGGCAGGGTTCAACAACCTTGGCGTATGGTTTTTGACAGATTCACCCCAGAGGGGGTTGTTTTCTTTCTTCCAGAAGGAATACCTCAACACGAATCTTTAACTGAGCCGATTGCAGCTAGGTTTTATTCGGCTCATTTCTGTTTTACTTTAGGTGCTTTTTGTAAAGAAGTTCAGCACAACCCCGACTACTACTTTCATGGCGAAGAAATTTCTATAGCTGCTAGAGCATATACCCATGGTTATGATCTTTTCCACCCTCACAAAATCGTTTGTTGGCATGAATATACTAGAAAAGGAAGAACTAAACATTGGGATGACGATAAGTCTTGGTGGAAAAAGAACCAAGCTTGTCATCTAATAAACAGGAAGTTATTTGGAATGGATGGTGAGGCCCAAGAAGGGCATGATGGTCCTTATGGTTTTGGCAAGGAAAGAACCTTACGCGACTACGAAAAATACGCAGGTATTCTATTTTCAAAAAGAGGTGTTCAAAGATACACTTTAGATAAAAAGTACCCACCAAATCCTCCTTCGCAATCTGAAGAGGAATGGCTGGATAGTTTTTCTTTTGTTTTTAAGCATTGTATCGACGTTCAGTATTCTCAAGTTCCTGAAGATGACTACGATTTTTGGGTTGTTGTTTTTAAAGACGAAAATGGAACAGAGATATTCAGGAAGGATGCTGATATTAATGAGATTAATGTAATGAAAAGGGACCCCGATAAATATTGCAAGATTTGGCGACAGTTTGATACTGTTGTTAGGCCTAAGTCATGGGTTGTATGGCCGCACAGCAAATCTAAAGGATGGTGCAATCAGATTAACGGCTCTATTTAATGAAAAAGCATAAGCTTATAAATAAAAAAATAAAAAAGCTTATAGATAAAAAGTGCAAGTTCTGTGATTGTTCTACTTATGAGCTTTTAGACGTGCATCGTATAATAGAGGGCAATAAAGGCGGTAAATACACAGACCACAACACTGTCACTGTTTGCTCGTTGTGCCACAGAAAAATTCATGCTGGCATTATAAAGGTTGATAGAAAGTTTTTTTCCACCGCTGGCTGGGTTTTACATTATTTTGATGAAAACGGTGTTGAAAAGTACGACTAGTTGTTGTTTCTACTGTTGTATGGCTCGATGAGCGGAGCGGACAGAGCTAGTCCTGTCATTATTGGTTTGTTTAACTCCGTTAAATCTATTACCTGTTTTACTTCTTTTTTACTGTCTATCATCTGCTCTGACGAACTTGCTGACAATAAGATTCTTCCGTTCCCTATGTCTTGGAGTATTATTTTATACTGTCCAACTTCTACCGTTGCTTCTTTTTTTCTCCATTCTTTAAAGTCTATCATACGGTCTGTTGGATTCCTTCTGATTTATAGTACTCTTGTATTGCCCTAATTAACAAAGACACTGTTTCTTTGATTCCCTTAGAGCGTAACTTGATCTTTTCTTTTGTTCCTCCCCACAATGAAAGGTAGACTGGTGAGTCTTTGCTTTCAAAGCCAAAGAACTTCAGAACTGTGAAGGCGACTGTCTCTGCGTCGTGTTCTGCTTCTGATCTTGTTATATCTGTTTTCTTTCCTACGAAGTGCATCATTTTGTGTGCTATTTCGTGAATTAGGGTTGACGCTTTATTGATTCCATCAAACTTACTGTTTATTGTTACTCCGTGCTTAGTAGCATATCCTCCAAGTCCGTAGTTAAGATCTTTAAACTCTACAGGTATTTGATTGTCTTCGGCGTACTTTAGAACGCCAGCAATTATTCCTCCCAATTCTTCTACAGGCTCGTTGCTGTCTTGTCTCCACGAGTGTGGTTTATAAACAGATTTGGCACCAGCTTTTTCTATCGTGTCAGATATGTCATAGACGTATTCAACTGCGTAACTTTTCGGAATTCCAAATTGTACTCTTTTCTTTATCTCTTTTTCTTCCCCAGTTGCCTTGTCTATTTCTTTTGATTTCACTATTCTTTGTCTTACGCCTACTGGCCTGAATATTATCATGGCGTTTTTTTCTCCTTCTGGAGTTACTTGTCTGCCAAGTTCTAGCCATTTTGTTTTGCTTTGTACATCTGTTGCTTCTGGGTTTTGTGCGTAAATTAGCCACTGATTTCTAGCAGAGTACTGATAAAGCCTGCTTGCCATTTCTAAAAAGTCTTTTATTATTTTACTTTTTTTGGCTTCATCTACCATGTTGGCTACTTGATGAATTATTGTATCAAGCATTTGCTCTACTTTTTCGTTATCCTCTTTTTTACTTAGTTCTTTTACTGCTTCTAATTCTCCTTTTATTAACTGATCAACTTTACTTCCTGTATAGTCTAAAGTTTTTCTGTTTTCTGCATCTGCTTGTGCTTGCTGGGCTTGTTTTTCTCTATCAGAAACTGCCTGTGCTTTTTTAGCTTGTCCCTGTGAAATGGCTGCTTGTCTATCCATATTGAACAGATCTATTTCTACCCCTACGCTTTTTAGCTCATTTTTTGCATTGTCATCTAGCTTTTCATATGCAAACCTAGGTAGGCTCCAGCTGAGATCTGGCTTGTAAAACCTAAATCCATATTTTTTAAGAACCTGATATATTTCTTTTGCGTTAAGTACAACCAAAAAGTCGTATTTTGGATCGTTTTGTTTTGTTGGGTTTGGCGTTAGGAGCGTGCTCGCGGTCTCCTCCGTTAACATCCATTCTTTAAAATTTAGTCTCATAATATGAATCCTTAGTACTATATATGTTTACATACGGAGGTTTGTAATGATTTCATTCACAGAATGGCTGGCTAAAAAGGGCGTGGTCGAAAATGACCTTTACGCCAAATATGATTCCCAAAAAACTGCTTCTGTTGCACAGGCTTTAGCCTCTTCTGGCAACAACCCAAACCCAGATATAATAGCTAAATCTGTAATGAACGATCCCAAATTAAAAGGAGCGACCCCAAAAGGCCTAAGGCCTGATATGGATTCTATCAAGGGAGAAATATCCTCTTCGTTAAAGAGAAAGCAGGATGATCTTAAGAAGTCCCAAATGGCAGCCCAAAATGGTCGTTCTGGCCTTTAAAGAATGGCTGTACGGAATTAAGAGAGGACACACGCCAGGTAGGCTTATGTCTACATCTATAAAGCCTGCTAAGCCTTTTATTCCTAAAAGAAAAATAAAATAACTCTATTATTTTATGATTTCTTATTTGGGTGAAGGATTGAACATAACTATATCCTGTGACTATTTGCCTGGTCACAATTGGATGTCTTATTTATGTTGGTATTCGATTAACCAAAATTTACCTGATGCCAAGGTAAACATTGTTTGTAAAAGGAACAACGTTTCTGGCACTATGTTTTTATGGACTAAAAAGATTGGAATACAATTTAAAATGTACAACGGTTCATCCTGTGAGGAAACTATAGAGCTTAGACCAACTGTGATTGTTCCTCCATATTGTATGTGTGTTAGAGATTTTGAAGAATCTGGGTTTGATACAGGCACTATAAAAGAAGGTGATTTGCTCTATCTGAATGATACGGATTTAGTTTCAAAAGCCTCTTCCGATGATCCATCTTCTTTTTGTTCATACAAAAGAGGTTGGGGCCATTTTATCACGGCCGATTGGATACATAAGGAAGAATGTCCTTTGTATTTTTTGTTTGTGAAAAAGTTTTCTAAACAAGGTATGTCTTTAAACGAAAGAAAAATTGAAAGCTTGTGGAATGCTAGTCTAAAGTTGTTCCAAACGATTTCAGGAGGAGTTTTACAATGAGAAGGTTTGATTTTGATGACGAAGATCCAGATAGAGAGGAAGTAGAAAGGTTTCTCAACTCCGACTCTCAAGAGTATTTAATTACACCTGAGGAGTATAAAGGAATATTGGAAGAAGAAATGGTTCTTTACGAGGCCAAATTTAGAGAGACATCACAGAAACTCAAGTATAAATTGCTACTCAATGCCATAGATCTTTCAAAAGGTTCCTTCTTGTGGAAATTTTATTCTTTAAATACTAGATTAAATCATATAGAAAAGGTTTACAAAAAACTAAATCTTTTGTTGGAGTTAGAACAAGAAGAAAAATAGGTGATTTATTCCAATCTATGACTTTCAGTGCCTTAGTTGCAATATTATTTTTGATGAATTTACGAGCTACGATGAAACAGGAGGGTATCCCTCTGTCATTTGCCCAAAATGCGGCTCAGATAAAAAAGAAAAATTAGCTTCCGCTTGCAACTTCAATTTTTCCAACCCTGTTGGCACAGACAGGTGGAATAGTGAGAATTCAGGGCATGACTACAGGTTTAAGCATAACTTGCCATCTGTAATCGAGCAGCGTAAAAAAGCAGAGATCGCTTCAAAATCGCCCAATGCCCCCTATAATGAAATTAATGATTTAAACAAAAACGAATCCTGGGACGGAAATTAAATTTTCGATATTGGTTCTTGATCTAGATCTTTTTATTCCTATAATTAGTTGGTACCGGAGGACAATATGACTGACACGCTAAAAGAAATCATCAACAGTTTCAACAAAGAACAGTTTCAAACATTAAACACTGAAATGAGTTTCAGTGAATATTTGGACTTGGTCAAGCAAAAGCCTTCTCTGCTTAGAAACTCATGGCAGAATATTTATGAAATGATAATGGAGAAGGGCAGCAAGACTGTCGAAGAATATAGAAAGACCTATGTTCACTATAACTTTTTTGACGACTGTGATCTACCAATTGTCGGCTTGACTCCTATGAAGGATGCTCTAGTAAAGTTTATCAAGGGAGCCGCTGGTGGGTACGGCACAGAGCGAAGAATCCTTTTGCTTCACGGCCCAGTGGGAAGCTCTAAGTCAACAATATGCAGACTAATAAAGAGAGGTCTTGAAAGGTTCTCTAAGACCGATAACGGTGCTTGGTATTCCTTTAAATGGGTAAATCTACCCACAGGTGCAGATGGTATTTATAATGATACAACCTGCGAATGCCCCATGCACGAGCAGCCTCTCAAGCTATTACCACTGGAAGTGAGACTTCCATTTGTAAAGAAAATTAATGAAATATATGAAGAGTCCCTATCAGATGATAAAAGGTCTGATACTTACACTCTCAAGTGCAATGACGAGCTTGACCCATTGTGCAAGAAGTTCATGAATGCACTACTTAAGAAGTATGATGGAGATTTAGAAAAAGTTTTAGAAAATCACATCAGAGTTGTAAGGAAGGTTTACAGCGAATCAGACCGTTGCGGAATAGCAACCTTCCAACCAAAGGACGAGAAGAATCAGGATTCGACTGAGCTAACTGGAGATATAAACTTCCGTCAGATTGGTAACTTTGGTTCGGATTCTGATCCAAGAGCATTTTCTTTTGATGGTGAATTTTGTGCTGGGAATAGAGGCCTGATTGAATTTATCGAGGTTTTGAAGCTCGACACAGCGTTCTTATATGATCTTCTTGGTGCAAGCCAAGAACAATCAATTAAGCCAAAGAAGTTCTCTCAGGTATCAATCGATGAGGCTATTATCGCTCATACGAACGATCCAGAGTTTCAAAAGCTAAAGAGCAATCAGTATATGGAAGCTTTTAGGGACAGAACCACAAAGATAGACGTTCCATATACTTTACGTTGGTCAGAAGAACTAAAGATTCTTGAAAAAGATTATGGTTCTGAAAAGGTCAAACAACATATAGCTCCACACACTTTGGAAATCGCTGCTCTCTTCTCTGTTCTCACTAGACTTCATGACGATAAAGACGGAAAGATCACACTAGTAGAAAAAGCAGAATTGTATGATGGAAGACTACTGCCTGGTTGGACAGAAGACTCTGTAAAAGAAATGAGAGATAAGTATCCTGAAGAGGGTATGTCTGGCGGTGTGTCTGTCAGATACCTACAGGACAAAATATCTAATTGCTTGGCTAACAATCATGAATATGTCAATATGTTCATGGTTCTTAACGAGTTGAAAGAGGGCCTAGACAATTGCTCCCTTTTAACAAACAAGGAGCAAGTAGGTAGATATATTTCTTGTGTAGATCTAGCTCTCAAGAAGCTAACAGAAATACTTAAAGCTGAGGTGCAAAAGGCACTGGTCGGAGACGAAGATGCAATTATTAGACTTTGTACTAATTATATCGACAATGTCATGGCTTATATTAATAAGTCTAAGATCAAGGATCCGATCACGGGTCAAGACCGCAAGCCGGATGAAAGGCTTATGAGGCAGATAGAAGAAAAGATTCAGATACCAGAAACTGGTGCTGAAGACTTTAGACGCCAGATTGCTGCTTTTATCGGTGATCTAGCTCATAAGAACAAGCAGTTTAGATGGGATTCAAATCCTAAGCTTAAGAAGGCTCTTGAGGCCAAACTTTTCGAGGATGTAAAGGATACCATCAAGTTGTCCGCACTAAATGTTAGCGGTGCCACAGTTGTAGACAAAGACATCCAAGAAAAGATCGACGCAATAAAAACAAGACTCATAAAGCAGTATGGCTATAACGAGCGTTCTGCTACAGACGTTTTGGACTTTGTTGGCGGTATATTTGCTAGGGGGGACTTAGCCGAGTCGGAGGACTGAGATGAACAATCATTGGCTAAGTTCTGTTAAAAAGAAAAAGCTCCTCAGGGCAATTGACGATGTTGGGATGGAGGTTTGGAGTTCAGATGGAACACTTGAGGATCTACTCAAGAGTTTGAATCGTGAACAAAGAAGCTTTCTCTTATCAATGCAATTAGCTGATTTCTCTTGCGAAATAAACGATGAAACATTTCGTATAGAGCTAACCTTTCCCACCTAGTTAAGGAGGTGTACCATTCCTCGTCGTATAGAAGAAGACCATAAAGACTTTAGAGATGTTGTATCCGGACGTATTAGAAAGGCTCTTAAAAAATTCATTAAGAGCGGCCAAATAGTACGTAACCGTGGTAAGAATGGCAAAGTCTCCATAACTATTCCTAAAATAGATATACCTCACATTGTCTTCGGAGACAGCGGCGAGGGCGTAGGAAGAGGTGCTGGAAAAGACGGAGACGTTATTGGCAAAGACCCTAAGCCGGGAAAAGGAAATAGTGCTGGGCAAGGGGATGCCGAAGGTATAACCATAAACCTTGATTTAGAGGATGTCCTTAAGTTCATGCAGGACGAACTTAAGTTGCCCAACTTAAAGCAGAAGCCCAATGAAACGTATGATGAGATAAAGGTAAAGTATAACAATATATCCTTAGTTGGACCAGAGTCACTCAGGCACAACAGACGAACTCTTATGCAGACCCTCAAGAGGCAGGCTGCAGAGGGGACTTTGAACAACCTTTCTCATGTTCCGGGCTTAAAAGACCCTATAAGAATATTAAAACCAATCAACGAAGACAAAAGATACAGACAATATAACGAAATAAAAATTCCATCGAGTAACGCACTGATAGTGTTTGCCAGAGACGGTTCTGGAAGTATGGATGCAACTAAGTGCGACATAGTATCTGATATGTGTTGGTGGATCGATACATGGATTAGAAGATTCTATACCAGAGTAGACAGGCTTTATGTCTGGCATGATTCTGCTGCTATGGAAGTAGACGAAGAGAAGTTTTATAAGTATCGCTTTGGTGGTGGCACCACCTGTAGCAGCGCTTTAAAGTTTATTTCAAAGCAATTTGAAAACCGCTATCCACCGAACAAATGGAACATTTATGTGTTTTATTTTACTGATGGTGAGAATTGGGATGATGACAACTCTTTGTTTGTATCTACCCTTGCACAAGAGTTTACGCCAAATGTTGTCAACTTCACAGGCATTACCCAAATACTATCCACTATGCAGGGCAATAGTGTAAAAAGCTTTGTTGATGATGCCATAAGAAATGGCACTTTGGACAGGGAATATGTAAGAACCGTTTCTATAGGCGAAGGTGGTACTCACTGGTCCTCTGGGCTTAGTGAAGAAGATCGTAATAAGCAAATTATTACCGCCATAAAGAAACTTCTTGGAAACGTTGAAGTCCCCGATGAGGAGTCCGCAAGCTTAAGCGAAGAATAATATGTCAAACAAATTCATGCACGGTTCTCCTATTTTGTTAGGGGACAGCACTGTACCTGGAGTACAGCTTTCTAAAGAACTCAAAGAGTTAGCCCCCAAGATACTTCAGGCTTGCAGGGATTGGGGACTAGATTTTTATCCAACAGTAGTTCAGCTGCTTACTTATGATGAAATCAGCGAAATTGCTGCATATAACGGTTTTCCGGTTCGGTTTCCTCACTGGTCCTTTGGCATGGAGTACGAGGAGCTCCAGAGAGGTTATGAGTTTGGGATGCATAAAATTTATGAAATGGTCATAAATGTTAATCCCTGCTACATATATTGCCTTAGTAGCAACACTCTTTTGGATCATTTGACCGTAATTGCACATGCTACTGGTCATAATGACTTTTTTAAGAATAACATTCATTTTAGTGCCACCGACACCAACATGTTGAACAAGATGGCAAATCACGGCACTAGAATTAGGAACTATATTGCCCGCTGGGGCAAAGAAAGAGTAATTGAATTCTTAGACTGGGTAATGAGGCTTGAGACCTTAATAGATGGTTCCGAAGCATGGGCAGAAAAAATCTCTAAAGATGTGATAGTCACAGATCAAAGAAAGTATCGTCACCCTAGAAGGTTGACTGTTGGAAAGGATCGCATGTACATGGATCCTTTTATTAATACAAAGGAATTTAAAGATAGAGAGAATGAACGCGTTCAAGAAGAAGACATAGCTGATGAGCTGGGTGTCTTTAAGGAACCTACTAAGAATATTCTAGGATATCTTAGAGACAATGCTCCTCTCAAGCCTTGGCAAGCGGACATAATCTCTATGTTGTATGATGAGGCCTTATACTTCTATCCTCAGAGGCAAACCAAGGTTTTGAACGAAGGCTGGGCCAGCATGACGGATAGCGTTATTATGGCTGAGCAAGGCTTTGTTTCCTTAGGCCAAAAAGGGCATGATTGTGGAATTATAGAATACTCCGATCACAAGATGGGCGTCCTAGGTGGCAAGTATTCTACAAATCCATATAAGCTGGGATACTACCTTCTCTCAGATATTAGGGAACGTTGGGACAAAGGCAGGTTCGGCACAGAGTGGGAGGACTGCAAGGATCTTCACCAAAAAGAAAATTGGGACTTAAAGACAAACCTTGGTAAAGAAAAGATATTTGAAGTAAGAAAGTATTATGATGATCTTACTTTGATACATGAATTCTTTACAGAGGAGTTTTGCCGAAAACAAGAATACTTCCATTGGGTCCATTACCCTAACGGAGAATTCAGACTAGAAAGCAGAGACTACAAAGAAATAAAACGTCTTCTTATGAGAAGACACATAAACGGTGGTTTGCCTGAAATTAGATTGACTGAGCCAAATTATCGTGGCAAGGGAGCCATGATGTTAGAGCACACCTATGATGGTAGAACTCTTTATGAGCCGTATGTTTCTGATGTCTTGGTTGCTCTAAGAGCTATTTGGGGAAAAGACGTTTTCTTATCAACCAAAGATGTTGACGGGAATGAAAAGGTCTATTGCTGTTATGGAACAGACATAGAGCGTGATGTTGAAGTAATTTCTAGGGAGGAGCACCTAAAAGGTGATTGATTAAAATGGAAAAGAAAACAGAAAAAAATGAATATCTTCTTACCGAAGAGTTTGTCGAGTTTTCACAGAAAATAGCTAAGATTTTTGAGTCTAAAAAGGCCAAGAAACTTGAACTCAAGACATTTTACGAGAAGATCCAAAATGAATTAAAAGTTTTGGAAGATGAGGCAAAACAGGCCGAGCAAGACTTTGAAGCTTTTAAACAAAAGCAAGAAGAAGCTTGACTCACAGACAGTTTTAAATAAAATGTTCTGAACAAGGAGTTCAAAATGAATCGTTTTGATTTAGAAGACCAGATTCAGGCTTGTTGGAACACAAAAGACGATATAGACCTTTTAGTTGAATCCATAACATCTAAGAGCTTCTCAGAAGAACAGATTTGTGACGCTTTAAGCGGCCTTTCACAGCTTCATGAAATGAGATGCCAACGTGTTTTTGAAACCTTTTCTTCTCTTGTCAAATGCGGCGACATATCAAGTCCTCAAGTAGAAGATATCTTAGGTAACTAACTGTGGAAGAAAAGATTAAAAAATTAGTTCTTGATAGATATGGAGTTGAGGTAACCAATCAAACTACAATCTCAGAGATTGTAGAAGATAGTCTTAGCAAAATCGAGCTCTTGTTTGAGATAGAAAAAGAACTTGGTCGTTCTTTGCCTCAAGATGAGGTTATAGAAATTGAGACTTTTGGTGAGCTGATAGAGGTCTTAGAAAGGTGAGCAACACTCTTCCTCTGGTCAAGATGAGCCAGTCCCATTATCGATCAGAGTATGGTTACTTCTTTCTAGAATCAAGTGGCTGGTCTTTTGTTCCCTTCGAAAAGAATCTCAAAGAAAAAGATCTGATTATCATTCTTGAAACGTTAAAATGGATAGAAGAAGGATTGTTTGATGAGCAGAAATCCTGAACTAGACCGTTGGAGCAAGAGCAACAGACGCTCCAAGATTACCCTTCTTCTTTTTTTACTGCTATTCCATGTTTCTCTGCCGTTTTTCTTTATGTCTTTGCCACCTAAGATTGTGTCTTTTTTTACATTCTTTTTTTTCTTTTTAATTTTACTGCCATTCTTGTATGAAGTTTTTAATGCCTTTATTTATGAGATTCTAGAAGGTGATTGGGATGGTGTGACAAATAGGTATTATAGGAAATAATGTCCGGGGCGTAGCTCAGTCTGGTTAGAGCGCCTGGTTTGGGACCAGGAGGCCGGAAGTTCGAATCTTCTCGCCCCGATTCTTTTTAAGGCTTTATTATGATATTTCGTTATCCAGGCGGAAAAAGCAAGAAGTCTGTACGTGAAAAGATATTAAAAAGGTTTCCTAAGAGTTATTCAGAATACAGGGAACCCATGGTTGGTGGAGGAGGTCTCTTTTTCCATATTCCTCTTGATAAGCGGAGGTGGATTAACGATGTTGATGATAATCTGATGTCTGTATACCAGTCTTTAAAAGACGACCCACAAGGCTTTATGACTAGATGTAGAAGTCTTTCTGGAGACCTTAAAGAGACTTTCAATAGAATGATAGACACAGACGATTACGATAAAGACTTAAAGTATTTTTTTATCAATAGAACAGTCTGGGGAGGCCGTGTTAATTACACAATAAGGTCTCGGCTCTACTTTTCTAATCCTACCGGCTGGAACATAATTAATACAAACAAGCTTGAGAAAGCAGCCGGTGTTCTAAAAGAAGCTAGGGTGTCTAGCACAAGCTATTCTGATCTGTTGAATGAGGATGGTGACGATGTATTGATTTATATTGATCCTCCTTATTATTTAAACACAAAGCTCGATAAGAATTCAAGGCTCTACAGACATAATTTTGAAATGGAAGATCACAGGAAACTATGTGAAGATATAAAAAATTGTAAACACAAAATTGTCTTGAGTTACGATGACAATCCGTTTATAAGAAAGCTGTACAAAGGCTTCAACTTCGGCAGAGGTTTAGGAACCTCTCATTCAAGATCAGAGGGCTGGACCTATTGTGGAACGTCTAGTGCTGATGCACAGAGCAAGACCAAGAGAGTTGGCAAAGAACTAATTATATCAAATTTTTGAGGTGTTCTATGAGCTATGTAACTCGAAAAGACAACAGAACAGACGAGCAATTTGCCCTCGATATAGCACTCGATACTGCCAAACAGCGGGTTTGGGCCGAGATACTACAGAATTATTTTCAAGAAAAAACAAACAAGGTCTGTGAGAAGATAGAGTATGGGGTAGATAATGACGGAAACGTCGTTCATGGTAACCTAGAAAATGACAACGTAGATAATATTTTTGTGTTTGGAGAGAATCAAAGAAAGATAGAGATCAAAACCATACCAGAGTTTGTTGAAAACTTTATGACCTTCAAAGCTAGCTCTTTAAGGTCCTGCTTTAGGCAAAACGCTTACATAGTTGTTCCTAAAAGGTTTGTTTTCTATACATATTCAACTAGCATTTGCGAAGAGTTGTATAGAAAATATCCTCACAAAATATACGATAGATTCTCTCCTAATGATCCTGCTGTTAGAATCTACAAAAGTGATATAGAAAAGTTTATGGTCAAGAAAGAAATAATGGTTAAGGAATGGACGCAATCGTGTAGGGAGCTGATAGAAGATAATTGGGAACTACTTTCCAAGGAAAAAGAAAGGAAGAAGCGATGAATATAGATCTGAATCAACAAGAAGTTTGGAAGATACTTGATGCCTTAGCCGCATATAAAAAAGATTATGCCGTTAGTGTTGCCGTTGCCAAGACAATAGGTAATGTAGAAAAAAAATTAAAAGAAGCTGTGGATAACGCGGCCAGTTGACACCTCGAATTAATTAGAGTACAATAGGTACGTTCCGCAGAAACTCACCACTAACCAAGGATTAAAAGTGAAAAGCAAGTACTTTTTTATTGTAGCTGCGTTCCTCAGCTTTCTCCTCAGCGTTGGAATTTGGTTCCTTTCCGGCAATGAGAGCCAAGCAATATTCGTTGGAATCTGGGTTCCTAGCATTCTCTCACTCGGAAGGTACTTTAGTGAATAATATTGCCTTATTCGTTTGTGGCTTGGCTGTGGCCATGATGTCTGGCATGGGAATCCTTGTGTACATGGTTCATCTTGGATACAAGGAAAAGGAAGCCGAAATTACGGAAAAAGAAAAAAACAATTTGATGATTAAAGAAAAGCTTGTCTCTGACCTTGGGGTAATGAGTGAGTCCATCAATCCCTCGTCTAGCTTGGACTCTTTTGTTGATATCCCCTCAGTATCCTAGTTTATCAATTTTTTACAAAACTTTAAACGGGACGATGCTATGTGCTTCGTCCCGTTTTTTATATGAACGAAAAAAATGCAAAAGGTGTGAAAGGTTTTATTCTTTATTCCCCTTTTGGACGAGATGAAGAAAGATACTTCTTTAGAATCTACAAAGAAGACGGAACCTTCGAAGATTATGATTTAAAATGTGAAGAACTAGAAGTCAATATAGACTCAGACTTCTATAGTTTGTACGAGTCAGACGGTAAAAAATTTTTAGATTTTTCGAGTGAGGCGTTGGGGAGAAAATGAATAAAATTTTAAGAACTCAAGATAAGTCTGGTTTGACAGACAGCGAATGTAGATATTATGTAGTGGACGAGGATCTTTTGTATAAATTTGATAAAAAGAAGAAAGGCTGGATGCCTTCGCCAAAGCAAAGCGAATACAATAAAAATAGAAAAACTCAATTTGAAGTATTACGGGATGTAAAGTTATTGCTGGAAGCCAGCATAGAGTCCATCAACTGTAGGGTCTTTAATGTTATAATAAAATATCAAAAAAAGATTTGTCGATCTTTGTATAACTTAGTTGAAAAAGGAAAAATTCCTTTAACAAAGATATTAGTTTACGATAAGAGTTTTCCCGAAAAAATATGTAGACCCGTCTCTGAAGGCGGTCTTGGATTCACTAGTTTTTTTTCTGATTTAAACTTTCCTTGTCAAACCATGCAAAATGGCAAAACTAAGACCCCCGAAGAGATGACAGCACCTAAGCGTGGTTTCCTTAAACCTGTTTACGAAGCTTCTCAGGCCATAATTAAAAGATTCAAGGGATGTAAGAGGAAAGACATAAAGAATATTAGGTTTCCGTACCCTTCTGATAAATGTATTCGCTTGCACGCTTCTCAGGTTTCTTTGGATAAAAAAAACAAACGCATTTCTATATTTCCTTTTGGGTTTAAAGAATCGTTTAGTTCTAAGTTTAGTGTTTACAGGAGAGGGTATAAGCTAAGTGCTCAAGAAGAGAATAAAATTTTGAATTTTGTGAGCTTTGAAAATGGTGGAAATCTTCAAATACTAAAAAACAAAGTCATTTTTCATGTCATGGCTAGGTTCACTAATAAATGGCTCTATAGTCCTGAGGACTTTTTAGGCTTCGATATTAATAAGAGTGGTAATTCTTTTTTGACCTTTTCTAGAGAGATTTCATATCTAGGGGTTCTAACCAAAGTTATAATGAAGTCTGAACTAGATAGTGAAATTCAATCATTGGAAGAGCAGCTAAGACAATTAAATAAGATTGGGTTTAAAGTTAGAGGGCAAGTAAAGTCAATCCATAAACGACTTGAAAAGCTATATTTTCCTTTAGTAAGAGAAATTGCTGACTACTGCAAAAAGAATAAGCTTTGCATCTGTATTGATAATTTAAAAAGTGGAAAAAAGAACGGTTCATTTGGGCAAGACAAAATTATACTTTTGCTGGTAAGATTGTGTGAAAAAGAAAGAATTCCATTTGTTTTGGTCCCTACTCCATACACAACGCAGCTGTGCAGCATTTGTAATTACGTTGCTGGAAAAATTCCCCTTGGGGTAAGAGAGTTTGATTGTCAAAAGTGCAATGCCCATATCTATAGGGACGAGAACGCTGCAAAAAATATAGAAAATATAGGGAAGAGTATTTGGTTCGACGGTCTATATGAAACTTACTTTAAGTATTTAGCTTATAATGCTAATATACTTAAGCATAGAAATTAGACAATTAGTATTAGTCTTTAAAGAATACTACTTTAGCTTTTTACAAGTTACGCGTTTTTACACAAACTGCACAAGAAGCATAAGATCCAGTGTTCGGAAATTCCGAAGCCCTTGATAAGATTGCTCTCGCCTCTTGTCAAGGGCTCTTTCTTTTCTATAACTAATTTAGACAATTGGTATTAGTCTCTAAAGAATACTACTTTAGCTTTTTATAAGTTACGCGTTCTAACACAAACTGCACAAGAAGCATGTTGCTCAGTGTTCGGTAAGACCGAAGCCCTTGATAAGATTGCTCTCGCCTCTTGTCAAGGGCTCTTTCTTTTAGTAAAATGATCTTCCTAGAAGGGAGATAGTAAATGAAAAACTGCGAAATTGTTGGCTTTGAACATTTGCATCTCCATACGGATTTTTCATTACTCGATGGCTTCGGCATGGTAGAGGAATTTGCCCAAAGAGCAACTCAAATAAATCAGAAATTTCTTACCGTGAGTGATCACGGTATGCTGGGAGCGGTCCCTAGACAAATTCGTGCTTGCGAAAAAATAAATGAAAAAAAGGGAAAAGACACCCTTTCCTATATATTCGCAGCAGAACTCTATGTGAACCCGCTCCAGCCAGAGTCTAGCTGTTTGGAGGATATGCAGAAGTTCACTGCAGATTTAAACGAAGAAGAAAAAAAGGACATCAAGGCTAGTGCTCACCTTTTAGCAATAGCTTACAGCGACGTTGGTTATAAAAACCTTGTTCGCTTAACCAGCTGGGGATGGACTAAAGGCTTTTATAGAAAGCCTAGAGTCAATTACGATCAGCTTTTAAAGCACAAAGAAGGTCTGTTCTTTACTAGCTGTTGTTATAACAGTGAAGTAGGCAGGGCTTTTGACAGACACGGTGAAGACGCCGCTAATGCTGTTATAGAGCGTTATATTGAAATGTTTGGTAGGAGTCATTATTTCTTAGAGATAATGCTCTTAGACTTTAAGAAACAAAAACCCTATGACGCTTTTATAATTAAGGCCCATGAAAAGTATAAGCTTCCTTTGATTTTAACCAACGACTGTCATTACTGCAATCAAGAAGACAGCAAGTTCCAGAGGCTTATGTTGATGGTTCAAACAAATAGGACCGTTCAAGACATTCAGCGAGCTATGGCTGAAGACAATATGCAAGATTTCTTCGAGCTTCAGGATGCTAACCTTTGGATGAAGAGCGAAGAAGAGCTAAATAAAAAGTGGCAAGAAGAATATTCCGACACGATTCCATACGAACTCTTTCAACAAGCAAAAAAGAACACCGTTACCATATGCAACAAAGCAAAAGGTGTTCAATTAGACCGTAGCCTTAAGTTGCCTGTGCTTCCTGATGCTGATGATATACTAAAAGAAGAGATAATGAAGGGTTTTGCTGAAAAGAACCTTCCTAGAACCAAAGAATACCTAGGCAGGATTAAAGAAGAATACTCCTTAATAACTAGAAAGGGTTTTTCTAGCTACTTCCTTATACAAAAGAAAATGACCGACGAAGCCAGAAGAGTTTGTAGGAGTCTTTTGGGCTGGGGAGATGGAAGTCAGGCTGTAGGGCCTGCTAGAGGCTCTGCAGCGGGTGCTTTAACTTGTTACTGCTTGGGCATAACTACGGTTGACCCTGTGAAAGAAGGTCTACTGTTTAGTAGATTTATGAGTGAGGCTAGAGGCGGTAGGTCTATTTGCTTAGAGTTTAAGAACTTGGACCCATTTCCCCCAAAAGAGGTTTTTAACGATCAATAAAAGCTTTAAACTTACTTTAATAGATTAGAAAGGATAATTCATGTTATACCATACAACAATTAATAAAGATGATAGGTGCCTAGACCTTCTCTTAACCGAAGAAGAGGTAGTCAAAGCTTTTGAGCGGTCTGTTGAAGCTTCAAACAGGTCTTATATTGATGAAAAGAAATGTTGCGGATGTTGGAGTATTGAGAAGCCTCCTAAATGCACTTTTTGGGCTAAAATAATGGGCTTGTGTTCCGAGTGTGATGAATGAGTGCTGGTCTTATTTTAGTAGGCTCAATATTACTGGTTACATTCTTGGGTATGTTCTTTATTACTATAGATATCTTTTACCCCAAGGAGCAGGAGCCTCGTTATCCTAAGATTGTAGAGCAATCTGAGGAATATTTCGAAAACAACCTTCATTATGACGAGCTAACAGAAGACACAGGGCCTTATTGAATGATTACTTTAGTTAAAATTATTGGTAGCTTTGTGCTATCGGTCTCTGTTTCTCTTGTTGTTTTGATTGCTACTTTGTTTCTTTTTGCTGCTTTAGTGAAAACATTTCGTTTAAACAATGGTGTAGATGCTTATTGGGTATTTTCACTTACTACAATTATAACAATAATATCATGGATAAGCAGCTTTATGTATTTTTTGTTGCTATAAAATCTTCCTGTACGGGATTTTTCCAATATGATGTTACTAAATTTTCCTGCACGGGAATTTTTTAATTAATATTGACAAATTTTGTGATAAATTTCCCGTTCGGTAAATTTTAAATAAAACTGTTGTTTGTTCATAAATAACAAGTAGAAAGGATCATATGAAAGGCCCAATGCCTCTTGAGGATCTCCCTGAGTATCTAAAGTCGCTCCAAAGAAACGGTTCTTTAGGAGATGGAATGGTTGTAGATATGGGCACAATAGTTTCCCCAAGAAAAAGCTGGCTAAAAGCTGCTTCTTACCTATCTGTTGCTATTCTATTTGTGGGAATAAGTGGATTAATGACTTACAACAAGTTGTCCACACAGAACGTCACAGTTGTTTTACACGCCAACAACTCAGACCCTGACACAGTTTCAAAGATTGTAACAGATGGTGGAGACCATGTCGTTTCGGTTGAGCAAAAGAGCGATTCAACTTATGAAGTAAAGCTTTCTACTAGAAAAAGTTTAGCATCACTCATTGATTTACTTCTTAAAAACAAGGATGTTAGAAAGGTCGAACTAGAAGACTAGGCTTCTACGCTTCTAGAGGAAGGTACTGGTTTCTTTTTTTCTATGTCTTCGTATGTTGCTGGCATATTTCTGATGTCGTACTCAAATTTGCTAGGATCATCGAACATAGATACAAATTGCAATATTCTTTCTGATGCTTTTGTAACATAAGGCCAATAGTTCCAGAAACTAACAACTCTGTGGTCCAACCATAAGCGACCTAGAATAACTTCGGGATTAACACGAAGTAATGAACTTCTACCGTCTGTCCATTCAAGTTCATCTGTTACTTTTCTTATTGTTTTAATTGTTCCTGGCCCCATTCTTCCTACTTCTCTAGCAGCACCTGTCCAAGGATTCGCTTTTTCAAAGTTTGTGAGATGTTCTTCACCACCAGGATATGAGTTTGCTATTACTTTAAAAGCTAACCAATGACATAAATCATCATGAAATGCACCTTTCACAGTTGGTGCATAAACTGAGTAGTCTTTGAACAATATGAACGTAACAGCAAACGAATCTATAGCTTTGAGTTTAGGCCTTCCCGTAATAGGGTTTCTTGAGACTTCGTTTGGATCTTCTTTTAGTAGCTCTAATCCTTCAAAAAAAAAAGATTCTAGAAAAGAGAGCCATTCTTTAAAGCTTATTTGTTCTGGACTTGTTTGTTCTCTCTTTCTCATGAAATCGTCCCATGCGGCATCTATCTCTTTTTGAGTTCTTCCACGAAATCCGCCAAGGGTTCGACCACGCATTCCTGCTGTCTGCCCCGGCTCAGAAGTTGTAGGTAGAACAGGTTCTGTACCACGTCCTTGCATGAATCCTTTGATCTGTCCTTTAGCTGCTGCACCACCATATTTGCGGCGAAGTAGTTCTCGTGTTGGTGCGAGTCCTCTCTCAATCTCTGGTTTGACAGAATATAACCCGTCTTTTTTCGCTCCTTGGTATGTTATATCTATACAATCACTGGATGGTAAAAACCCTCTTAGCTCTGGGTTTTCCTCTACAAATTCTTGGGTGAAAATTCTGCACAACGTTTCTTTTGCTCGTTTTCCTTCTAGGGTCGCCCCGGCACTATGCATTGCCGTTCTAAGTTTCTCAAAGTCTGAATATGTGTACATTGAGCTTCCGACTTTGTACTCTTTATCAAAGTCAGTTTTTGACTCGACTCCTGCTGAAACTGAGGAATATGGATAAAAGGAATTTCCAAGTTGAAAATAAAACTCTTCTGGATCTTCTCCTAAAGCTTTAATTAATTTTGTGATTAGCCCCAATGATGGTTTGAGCTGTTCGGGTGAATAAAGTCCCCAGAAAGAAACTACCTTATCTGTTAGTGGTTCCTCGTAGACTTCTTCGCCCTCTTCTGGCATTTCCGGAGCATTGTGTGCAGTAATTCCTGTGCCTCGCCACAATCTTCCTTTTAACATTAATTCTGATGCGTCATAAGACCAAGGAGATTTATCACCAGACAGGAAATCTTTTGCTAAAGACTTTGCCGCAGGACCCATTTGTCCTATTGTTTTTAGGTGATCTTTGTAAAACTCCCAAGCATCTTCTTGATCTTCATCAAGTGATATATTGTTTTCTTGTCTAAGCTTAAGGGCCCATGCTTCTGCTAATGCTACGTGTCCACTGTTAGAACTGTTGGCCCGTGCTCCTTCAACACCAGCTGTTGAATAGACCACGTATCCTTCTGTGAAGGCTATGAAAGATACTGCGTCTTCTCTCGTATACCCTACACGTTCATTATTTATATAAAAGTTATCTGGGCTTTCATTTAATTTCATGTTTTATCTGTTATTCTAAGCTTATTTGTTGTGCACCGTTCATTATTGGATTGTCTTCACTGTGTCCAACACTATCGGCTACATTGCCAGTCAAATTGGCCACGGTTACGTGATAGACTCTATTTGGTTCTATTTGAATGTTTGTCTGCTGTGCAAGTTCTTCCATGTATCTTTTAAGTGCTTCTTGTTCGACTACCACAGCAAAAACTGACTTTTTGCCATCTCTTTCTACTGAATAAATTTGGCTTGGATTAAAAGTTATTTCTGTCTGCAAAGGAGGCAGAACAGCTCCTTTTAAAGGCTTTGCAAGCTGTTGGTGTAACATGGTTACATGTAGCTTGTCTTGTGGCAAAGGCTTCAAGTCAGGAAACTTTTCTAGAACTTTATTTTGTATTTCTACTATTTGGGTTGGATTTGGTTTGACCTTCAGTATACCAGTGTGCTCTGGTTGGTAATTTTCCTGAAGAATTCTAGATTTAACCCACTCGTTAAAAGAAAAATTATAGCTATGCATTTTTTCCTTTCGTTTGAAGTAATTTAGCCATTTTTGATTCTAGTTCTTTTACTTTTTGTTTGGCTTTCTGTAGTTCGGATTCAAGCTCTCGGACCTTTGCCCCTTCTGGTGTGTTCGAATATCCGCGAACCGCCGCACGACGTGCCCTGCTCCCCCCGTCAGTGAATTTTCCGACTGTTCCTCTAGTATCGGTCCACTTTTTAGCTTCATACACGTCATCAGCCATCCCCATTTGTACGAGTGTAACCATTTTTGCTTCTATTTCTTTTACTCTTTTTTTTGCATCTGCTAGCTGGATCTTAAGCTTTGAGTATGGTCTTCCATCTGTTCTTTTTTCTTCATCCGAAAATGGCTCTCTCATTGATGTTAGTCTTTCTCTTGCACTTTCTGGAGCATCTACACTCCCTAGTGATGCCATCATTCTAGGGTGCCATGTTGCTTCTTTTGGTAGAAATGGGTTTTCATTGCTATTTGGTCCCATGTTCATGCCCATTCCCATTCCTGCTCCTTCATGGTCTTCTTCGTCTCCCATGTCCATGTCATCATGGCCTTCTTCATCTTCCATGTCTTCATGGTCTTCATGGTCATGGTCGTGGTCTTCACCTTCTTCGTCGCCCATTTCTTCCATGTCTTCATGGTCATGGTCTTCATCGTCGTCCATGTCTTCATGATCGTGATCTTCACCTTCTTCGTCTTCCATGTCTCCGTCTTCGTTTTCGTAATCTTCATCTCCTTCATGATCATGGTCTTTGTGGCCTTCTTCATCGCCCATTCCTTCCTCATCTTCTAAACCAACAGGCTCAGCGACCATTTCGTTAAACATTTTGTCAAAATTTGTTGAGTAGTTCTTACTTTCAATTAGCTTAGAAAGTATGTCGTATGATTCTGGAGTGTTGAAAACTTCCTTCATCAATCCTTCTAGTATCTTTCCTCTTTTAGCTTCTCTTACAAATGTGAGTAGGTTCTTTTTATTGCACTGACATGCTTCAACTAGTTTTTTTGCTGCTTCGTGTACACCTTCTGAGCAATTGCTTTCTTTCTTCATTCTTTTTGCAAGTTCTGCTATTGATAGGTTCTTTGTATCTTTTACCCATTCTGATACGCCTGTTTTGGGCCATGTTCTTGTTTCTTTTGATTTTTCATCTACATTTGGTTGGTAAACTAGTTTTTGGTCGCCTTTGTAAACCAATCCGTTTTTGTCTTCTTTGTTTGGATCCTTTGCGTTCTCACCGTTTGAATAAGGACTTGCATCCCCAACTTGTCCTTTTCCACCACTTGAGCAACCGCAATCGGTTTTCTTCAAGGATTCCTTTTCTGGTTTTCTGGGTTGTTTCCCTTCAAAGTCTGCTACTTTTGCAACTTTTGGCTTTTCTACTAGCTTTTTGTTTTGATCAATGTATTCTTGAAAACTTTTGAACATGGGGATTTTTCTCCTTTTGTGATATATATGGTGCTAAATTCAATTTTACGAGCCCTAATTTGTGTGCTATAATGCTATTAATGGGGTCGTAAAGGTATCGACGTAGTGATAGGAGGTATTGGTGGCACGTCGAGGTTGGTCGATGGCCTCGTAAAAATCGACTAAAGCCTTAACTGGCGAAGTTTCTTACGCAATGGCTGCCTGAGAAGGTATCCACGAATCTAGGAAGCCACGCGGGAAGCGTCCAAAGATTCGTCGCAAAATCCTGCTGGTATCAAACTGGTCGGCTTAGTTTGGTATGAGAAAATAGGCCGAAAGACTCAAAGACCTTTGTTCATTGTGGTCAATGAAGTCTTATGAACAATGAAACAAACGTGTAGAAGCCATATCAAGTACGCTTACGGACAGGGGTTCGACTCCCCTCGACTCCACTAAAGGGAGGACTACTAAAAAGTGGTCCTCCCTTTTTTTGTTAAATGTTTAGACAGTTGTTTAGGAAAAGTTATAAGCGACATCCCAGATCCTGATTAACTGTTATTGAGTAGTTACTTCCATTAATTGTGTAAAACGATTGATCAAAATGATTTTGATTTAATTGGTTTTCTAAAAGCCATTGATTAAATGTTTTCATAGTTTATCTATTTAACATATACGTTTTTCTTCCAAAATTTCCTGTGTTATCATCTTTGGAATTGTCTGACACCATGTTGATTTTGAATCCTAAATCATTCATATATTTTAATTGTTCGTATCCCTCTTTATCATTGTTTGTTTCTAAAAATATTGTTTTTGCAATCCTAGAGACGTTAAGATACAAGCCACGCCAGTTTTTAATCCATGATCCTAAAGAAAACAGGAAAGCTACATCGAACTCTTCTTTTATGTCAAGCGGCAGATTCAAGTCTTTTTTTTGAAATTCAAGATTGTACGTAAATTGAAATATCTTTTTAAGTTGGTTTGCACAATCTATACATCTTTTGTCAAATTCTAAACCAACACCTCTTTTGATCTCAGTCAAGTGAAATAGCATTCCTCCATTGTTGCATCCTAGATCTAGCACTGTCTTGCCTTCGAAGTTGTAATATTTTTTTAGACTTTCTATTCTTTTCTTTGGTGTTCTTTGTCCTTTAAGGTTTATGTTTCCAATGTTAAAAGAATGATACCCATTTTCTGTTCTGTTGAACCACGGATTAGTTTGGTCGGACTTTCCACAAGTTTTTTTTATTTCTTTTTCTACAAAGTCTATTGAAAGACGATCAAAATACAAATCAAAATTATTTTCCTTCAACTGATCGGTTACCAACCTATTGTTTATACACACGCAGATTCTATGAAGTCCATCTATTATTACAAATTTATCTAATTCTAAAGAGTGAAACACACTTATCTTTACTCTTTCTAGGTTTTTGATGTCCGATGCTAGTTGAAGAAACTTTTCTTTACTTCGTCCATACTGTTCAGCTTCTTTGATGTACTTTTCATATTCTTCAAAATTGTTCGAAGATAGTGCTTTAAAATTTACTGTTTCTTCAATTGGCACTATTTTGAACGATGGTGAGTTTTTGAATGCTTCATCTTTGAACTTGCAGCCACCAAAAGGACTTGATATGGTCAAGTTTTGGAGGGCAAATATTCTATTTAATTTTATGGGCATGATTTGACATTTGTCCCTCCATAGTCTATTATAAAAGAAATTGCTTGGTAGCTCAATGGTAGAGCAGCCGGCTGTTAACCGGCGGGTTATAAGTTCGAGTCTTATCCAAGCAGCTTATGGAAAATTCTTTTGTATATCGTTTCTTTTTGGTCTTGGCCCGTACTATAGACCATAGAGTTGGGAAGACAGATTCTGATGCACCTGACATACCTGTGTTGACCATGCAAGAAGCTTTGGTTTCTTTTTTTATCAAGTTTTTTATTGTATTGGTCAATTTTATTACGTGTGCTTTTGTAATAGCAAGTATTATCCATCACTGGTAGAGATATGTCAAAAGAAGATGAAGACCTTGAAGCATTGTGTGTTTCTTCTCTTAAAAACAAGAAGCTAGATAATGATCCTAATTTTTATAAAAGGCTTAGGTGGGAGCTTGAGGAGATCAAGGCAAAGAATAGGTCCAACTATTTCTTAGATCTACACAAAAGAAAAGTTTTTTATCCAAGTAATGAGAATAACTTACTGACTTGTTGGCTTCTGGGTATCGTTTCTAGCGTTGATATCAACAAAGAGCCTAAATGTGAGTATGGGGATTATCCCGATATCGACGTAGATTTTATTCCGGTTGTGAGAGAGTATTTAAAAAATACTTGGGCTCCTTCTACTTTCGGTGAAGAGTACGTTTGCAACATAGGAAATTATACTACCTTCGGGATTAAGTCCGCTTTAATAGACATGGCTCGTGTTCATGGTGAAAGCCGTGATGAAATTTTAGCCTTAACCAAGAACTTAGATGCCAAAGACGATGAAGGCAAGGCTATGACTTGGGACTCAGCCATGAAGCTGAATCCTGATCTTAAAAAGTATTGTGACAGATATCCTGAGATAGCTGAGTCCGCGAAAAAACTTCTGAATAGAAATAGAGGAATGGGTGTTCATGCTGGAGGGTTGATAATATCTAACTCTCCACTGCCCGAACTAGTTCCACTTGTAAAAAGAAAAGATAACCCTCAAGCGTCTGCTTGGGTTGAGGGCTTGCACGGCCAAGACCTTCAGCCGGTCGGCCTTGTTAAATTTGATCTTCTAGTTATATCAAATCTGCTACAGATAGCTAAATGCTGCGAGTTAGTTAAGAACAGACATAACCTAAAGGGTATTTGTGCATTAGAGGGACAGGCAGACTGGTCAGACGTTAAAGCCTGGCGAAACGACTCTGTTGCTTTAGAGATGGCAAACTCCGGTGATCTCAAAGGCATCTTTCAGTTTGATAGTGAAACTGTAAGAGGCATGTGCCAGAATGGTGGTGTGGACAGATTTGAAGATTTAGTTGCTTATACGAGTTTGAATCGTCCCGGTCCTCTTAACATGAAGATGCAGGAACGATACATCGAAAGAAAAAGGGGTCGGGAAGATTATTCACTACATTCTTTGATAGAACCCATATTAGGCGACACTTATGGGGTTATGATTTATCAAGAACAAGTCATGAAAATCCTTAACGTGGTTGGAGAGATTCCTCTTAAGGATTGCGAGCTTGTTCGAAAAGCAATAAGCAAGAAGAAGATAGATAGCTTCATAAAGTACAAAGAGATGTTTGTTCGTAACGGCCAAAAGAATTTAGGCGTTAACGAAAAAGAGGTTGAAGATCTTTGGCGAGCTATTGAGGCTTTTAGCGAATATGGTTTCAATAAATCTATGCACCAAGATACATATATATCTACGCCTAAAGGACTTAAGAAAATTTGTGATTTTCAAAAAGGGGACATAGTTTATTGTATCGATGAATTAGGCAACACGGTAGAAACGGAAGTGGTCAATCTTCACTATCATGGGATCTTACAAGGTTATAAAGTAGAATTTGATGATGGCTATAAAATAGTTTGCACTTTAGACCATAAGTTTCTCACACAAGAGGGACAGAAGCCTCTCCATGAAATTATATTGAATAAGACTTCTGTTCTTTGTGAAAAAGAATTTGGAGGAAATTATGCCGAAGAGAAGAGAAGATGGTTGGATGTCGAAGTGCAAAAAGAAGTTCCCCAGGCTAGAGATGTCTTGCTTCCACAGCAGCACAGGAAGAATGACGTTAGAATGGTGGACCACCTTTCAGAACATGCTCCAATCTCCAATACCCGGGGTTTGGTGTCTAGGAAAATTGTACGAGTTGTGCCCGTGGGCGAACGACAAATGTACGATCTTGAAGTTTCCTGCCTAACACACAACTTTATTTTGCCAAATGGAGTAGTAACAAGTAATAGCCATGCCGTTGCTTATAGCTATGTCTCTGCATATCTTCTTTATCTAAAGTCTCATTATCCCCACGAGTTTTATACCAGCATACTTAGTTGTGAAACACTAAGCGACAAAATAAAAGAATACAAAATGGAGGCTAAACTCCATGATGTAAACGTGCTTCCTATAGAAGTTAATCGATCAAAGGTCAATTTTGATCTTCAAGGTGAAGACATATACTTTGGACTATCCAACGTTAAAGGAGTAGGAGAAGCTCCCGCGAAGAGAATAGTAGACCTACAACCGTTCAGTGGGTTTGAAGATTTTCTAGAAAGATTTGGGACTGATGCCAACGTTCTCAAACCTTTAATTGGCCTTAGGTGTTTTAATGAAAGCGACCCGGTCACTTTGTGGAAGTTCTCAGAGTGTTATAAACTTTTTTCAAAAAGAAACGAAGACAAAAAGAAAAGGTACATTGCTGCTTTAGAAAAGTACGAAGAAGAGTTTAAGGAGCTTTTTCCTGAGGAGAGCATAAGGCTTAGTGATATAAAAGGAGACTCTCCTTTTGAAGATCCTTATTGGATCAAGTACAATGCAGACGGCGACCAATTTATAGAGAAAAGAGTTGAGTGTGATAAAGATGATGAAGGAGCTTATGCAAAAGTCGTAAACACCCCAGTAACTTTGGATTGCGGTTTGACCATAGAGAAAGAGACTGTTAAGTACTATAAAAAGGTTAAAGTCAGAAGAAACTGGAATCGGTTAGTTGCTTTTAGATCGCTTTGGAACAAGAGAAACAAGTCCATTGAAAGGTATAAGCTCATATCAAAGGACAGTCCAACGCTTGCAACTTTTGATCCATCAAAACACGATATTGATGGAAACCTTGAAGAAGAACTTAGCAACTTAGACTTTTGTGAAAATAAGTACTATGGATTTAGCTGGATACATCCATTGGAGAACAGCCCAGACTATAGGGGCAATCTCACCTTTAACAATTTAAAAGCATCAGAAGACGTTGCTGTGGGGGCAGTAGAGATTAAGGTACTTAAGGCTACGAAAACAAAGAGTAAAAAAGGCACAGAATATTACCAAATTCAGGCCGAAGACGTCACAGGGCAATCGAACAAGATAATAGTTTGGTTGGACGATTGGGAAAGATGGAGCGAGGAGCTTTCTCCAAACAATCTACTTAGAATAAGGCTTCAGCCGCCTTCTAATGGATTCGCTACTTTTACACTTGAATCGAACAGTAGCGGATTTAGATGGAAGGGCGTCAAAAAGTACCCTGACAAGAAGGACGATATTAGGATTGTTGTTCTTAGTAGTTAGATTTATTGGAAACTAACTTATTTATAGGCAAAAGGAAAAATTATGAACCAAGAACTTGTTATAGATGAGAACAACTTTACACAGTACTTTAGAGATTGCAGAAATTGCCGTCCTGAAAAGGGAGACATTATGGCAAGATTCACTGCTATCGCTGAGTTCGTAGACGGCAGGATGAAGAAAGATATAATAGATCTTCTTTACAACAAAGATAACAAGGTAAATGCAGCCATCCAGGTTATGAGGAAATTAGGCTGTGCCACAGAAAAAGATGCTATACGTATTTGTAAGGACATATGTCAAGACCTGTTTTCTGGTATGAAACCTGAAGAAGTTGAGAGTAAAGTGTATAAATACCAAATGGAATCGTTCTATTATACGAAAAAGGAATTCGTACCATTAGACGATCCCCATTGGTCCTTAATCGGCATAGCGAACTTAGATGAGTTCCTAGACAAGTCAGGCAACAAACTTAGAATGGAGTCGAAGTTAAATTCAAATCCTACAAAGGAAGGGGATGAGCAACAACAGGAAGTTCAATGAAACGCTATATGTAACAACACCGTATAGACCAGAGCCAGGAAGCTTTGCAAGGTATAAGGGTTTTTCTGGAGATAAGTATAGAATACCACAGTGGCATTACTGCAGGGATATATTCCACCCACAGCTTTATAACTTAGATCTTTTTTTCTTTTCTCACGACCCTAATAAAAGCTACAATGTAGCTCGTTTTATGGAAAGATTAGAAAATATGGTGGATATAGACTTCCCATCAGAATACGGTCCAACACAGAGGAAATCTATTATGTGGATTAGGCCTTCTGCTTGGTGGACCATAAGATCCATGAGAAGGTCTTTATTTACTATACTTTTGAGATGCGGTAACAGCTATTCGCCAAGCAAGAAGAATTTTGAGGAATCACTTTTCAGTGATCCTTATGCTCTTGCAACTAAATACGCCATAAAAAGGTTTTTAAGGGGTTATACGCTTTATACTGGAACAAAAAAAGGATGGTTAGACCAATTTTATGAGGTTAGACTTAATAAAAAGACAATAGATTCTTTGTTGGTAGAGCCTATATAGTATTAACTAATTGGAGGTTATTTATGGGCGACATGATGGACGATATTAACAAGTTTGCTAAAATATGGGATAATGCTGTACAAAAAGGCATCTTCAATGCCCCTTCATTGCCTGCTAACACAGAAGCAGAAAGAGAAGAAGAGACCGACAGAGGTACAGACTTTTTTGGTCAATATCTAGCAGACGATTACGACAGAGATAAGCCTTTAAATGAAGTTGATACCAAATATTGGGCCATACTTTCTAGAAAAGCAGACCCGTTGAGTGAAGAGAATAATCCTTTAAAGACCGTTGTTAACGCCATAGGTACTTCTCAAAACCCAGTATATCCTAATTCTGTAGGAAAGGACCAGGATTTAAACGTAACTCCAAACTGGGGGTCTGGCGGCAAAGAGATAGAAGAGCTAGAGAAACTAAAAGTAGAACTACATGAACTTGAATCAAAATTGAATTCTTTAGTTTCTAAAGATCAAGATTCAAAGGTTGAAGGGGTTCAATCCAAGATAGATTCCTTAAAAAATGAAATAGACAAATTGAGTGATTCACTAGCGGGCAACAGGTTTGATCCTAAATCTGCTTAGTTGACACTGAATTTCTAGTTGATTACAATAGCTCCATGCAAAATAGGGTATTTGATTTTATCATTTTAGGTCTTTGGATACTTATCGCTGTTGTTCTCTACGTTCAAGTTGACCTTGCTAAAAATGGCGCCCCCATAATAGCCAAAAGCTTAAGCCTTAGTGAAGAAGAAATAGATATAAGAAAAATTTCTATTTTAGGCGATAATCTTTTTGATTTAGTTTTAGAGGATCAATCTAGCTCCATGTCTATTGTTGGAAAGATAGATTGTGATGCAATTAACTGCACAGATTCTGAGCTTAGAGACTTATTTAGAAAAGCAACTAAACCTAAAGCTGTTTTAATTCAAAAACAGAGCAATGATGTTTGGCTTTTAAAAATAAATTTTACCTTAGGTAATAAAAGAACTAGCTTAGGAAGTTGGCTGAACTCTCGCAGGGTAGACAAATGAAGAAGGAAGAAGAATCTGGAATCTCTATAAAAGAAAGACCTAAAAAGAAGATAAGAGAAACAACTGTTTCTAGGTGTCATAAATTCTTGTCTGATAAGATTAGCAAAGTTGTGTGTGAAAGAGGCCATGTCAAGGTTGCCGTTTTTACGCACCCCTCACCAGACCCAGATGCTGTTGGTGGTCTTATGGGTTTTGCTTGGATGCTTAAAAAATCTTATGAGAATTTAGAAGTAGATTGCTTTTACGATGGAATAATATCTCATCCACAAAACCAAAGAATGGTGAATCTGCTAGACCCAGATTTGAAGTTGTACACTGAGTGCGATCCGTCTTCTTATGACATTAAAGTTTCTATTGATGTAATTCCATCTCATGCTGCATGTCCTCCTAATATTTCCTTTGATTTGGTTATAGACCACCATAAAGAAGCACCTAGCAATTCTTTTAAAGGACTTTATTTAAATCTTAAGGCAGGGAGTGCTTGCTCTACGGTTTATCAGCTTATCAAACAACATGGCTTATCTTTTGAAGAGGACAATGATAACGACTCAAAGGTTGCCACTGCTTTGCTTGTTGGAATTATAATAGATACAGATTATCAAACTTCTGATGACACCTCTGAAATAGATCACAAAGCTTATAGCGAACTTTTCAACTTTCGCAATCCGGTTGCACTTAAACAGATAACAAAATTTAAACACCCTAGAGATTGGGTTCAAGCCAGAGCAAATGTTGCACAAAAAGCTCATGATAGAATAAAAGATGGAGTCTTGATTCATGGTATAGGTTTTATAACAAGTAGTAACCGAGATTTGATTGCAATTGTAGCGGATGAGATGCTTTCTTGGGAAAACGTAGAGACATCTGTCGCATTTGCTATAGTTGATGGTGTTCGGGTTGAAGGGTGTGTTAGAAGCACCAACGCTGCTTTGGCTGTCCCGTCCCTTTGCAAAGAGCTAGGCGGTAGTTACGGCGGAGGAGGGGGAAAACTAGGAAAAGGTGCATATTATTTTAATCTTGGAAGCTTGTCATTAGACAACGATAGCGAGGATTCTTCCCGCGATAAGCTTTGGGAATGCTTAAATGATAGAGAGCTAAAAAGAGTATTCAAAATAATAAAGAAATAATATGTTTACTCTTATAATTAGTGGCTAACTTTATTTTAAGATGCAACTTTTGCTCCTGGCTTAGGCTATCTAAAGGTCGTTCTGACGAATTGGATGACCTTAAAGAGGTAGTGTCTTCTTGCTCCAAATGCGGCAAGCCTAGACAGTTCCTTTGTCCCAGATGTGGCAACAAGGTCAAGATGTTCAGGGCAAAGAATGAAACTAATTAAACGGACCCTAAGAAATCTGGGGTGTGGCTCTCCTAGAGAAGAAGAAAAGGTCCTTAGCGATATAAAATTCGATAAATTCAAATTCACCAGCAGACAACCTCCTTCTGACAAGAAGGATATTCTGTTTATAAGCTGTTTTGGTGAGTTTGGCTGTGAGTCTATGGCTTTGATGTATTGCATACCTAGAATCGTTCAAGACACCAATTATTATACCATTTGTGTCGGTTGGCATGGCAGGGAGTATCTTTATAGACACTTGGTCGATGAATTTTGGGGCGTTAAAAAAGAGTATCAATGGATGAGGGAGTATTCAAATGGACTTAAAAACAGCTCAAAGAACATTGTTAATTTAGAGAAGAGCCTTTCAAAGTACGGCAGGCTGTGTAACCATTATCACTTCTCGGCCATATGCTTCCAGAATAAATGCAAGTCTTGTGGTAATGTTTGGTATAAATCTAAACTTCCTTGTACTAAGTGCGGATCTAGCGACACAGAATGGGGAATACTTAATGATGTAAAGAGCAATAAGTCAAAAGCTATCAAGATCCCTTCGCCTAGTAAAGATTGTTTGGACCATGTAGCAAAGTACTTAAAAACAAATTCAGTCGGTATTTTCGCAAGAGGAAGAGCCTGTTGGGGCAGAAACTTAAGTAAAGACTTTTATGTTGAACTTATAAACTTTCTTAGATCAAAAGGGTATGATCCAATCTGGCTAGGAGAGAAACAGAGCATTCTTCCATGTCCTGTTTCTGATGTAACAGACTTTAGCGTTACTGAAGATGCTTCAAAATTGGAACTTACATTAGCATTAATATCAAAATTGAAGTTCACCGTGCAGTTTTGGACTGCTTCTACAAGACTAGCATCCATGGTTGACACTCCTTGGATATTGTTTGAGTCTCCTGACCAAATAGTAGGTAATGGTCAAGAGGGCTTAAGAATTGCCCTTACATCTGACTTTAACAAAAGGAAGCTAATTCTAGCACAATATAAGAACATTGCTGAGAATGAATCTATAGCTTTTAAGTACCTAGATCAGGCTATAAGCGATCTAGAGTCGAATAATTGGGACGATATCATAGGCCCTGTGGAGAATCCTGGTGTGATAAAAAACATGCTCCAGAAACAGGAGTCTTGGAGGTAAAATGAATTCAGTTGCTGACTTTTTAAAAAGAGCTGCCGATAGAAACGGCTTTAACAGAGAAAGGTTTGAGGAAAGAAGGATACCCACCGACTTTTCTGGAATTAGCATCCTTCCTTTTTTTGGGGATATAAGAAGTTCTTTTGTTCTTTCTTCCTTTTTGCTTTCGAGCTATAGGAAGCAGTTTAAGTCTTCTAAGTACTTTGTATTAGCATCTTGGCCCGGAATGCAGAGTTTATTTCCCTACGTTGATGAGTATTGGTCTATCAACGACTTCTCACAGGTTAAAAGGTTCTATGAGGGGGCGGACGGTTTTTCTAACGATACTGATTTAAATACTATCTTTTCAAGAAACCTAAATGAATTTTTTCGAGATGTCATAAACCCCAAGTCTTTCTCAGAATTCTATATCAATGGATTTAGAGATAACTTTTTTGATAAGTTCAAATCTGTTGAAAGGTTTTTGCCGTTTGTCGCTTCATCTGCTGTTCTTGGAAGAGAGTTTCTGAAGGATCTTTCAACCTATCCTGGCTATAAGGTTTTTATACACCCATCATTTACTTTTAATAGATGGAATAATGGCAAGGCACAAATTACACCTTTGAGTAAAGACTTTTGGCAGGAGCTTATTTCTTATTTGGTTTCAAACAACTGCACACCCGTGGTGTGGCAAAATTATCTTTCATATAACTTACAAGAAGAAACAAACAATAAATGCATATTTTTTAGAGAAAACGATATTTCTAGGGTTTTACCTGCAATGAGAGCTACCGGTCTTTGCCTAGATTTCTTTGGCTATTTGTCCTATTTTTCCCTTATGGCTAGATGTCCTTGTATCTCTTTTGACGAACGTCCGAGGTACTTTTTACAAAAGGACTATGAATTAGAGGACTTGTTTCCTTGTGTTAAAAATAATCATATTTTTACGTTTTCTACTATATTAATTAACGGAAGTCCTTTTAACTGGAGAAATGATCTCTTTAAGATTGTTTCCTCTAAGATCGAAAAGTTGCTTCCAGAGGTTGATAGGGATTCGCTTCCTTCAACCGGCGAGTCTTTTGAAATCGTGTCTTACGACAAAGTTAGAGAGTTAAAACTTAGGAAGTTAGGCACTAAATTGTTAAGAGTACCAAAAGAATGAGGAAAATAAATGGTTAAAGTTTACCAGAAAGATCTCCCAGCAAATGCTAGTTCTCAAGATAGAGAGTACGCGTTCAAAAGGATGTTTTCTATATTTAAAAAGGCTGTTGTAGACGCTGGGATTCTTCAAGAATATAAGAAGAGAGAGTTCTATGAGAGTCCAGGTGAAAAAAGAAGAAGAAAAAAGAAGGAACAGCAAAATCAAATACTAAAGTCTAAGTTAAGAGAAAACTTTCCAGAAAGATACGGTGAATAATGAGTTCTAATAAGATTTTAAGTTTATCAATAGACACTGATTTTCAAGAGAGGGTCAAGAAAGAGGCCAAGAGGAAGGATGTTTCTGTTTCTAAGCTTATTCGTGACATTGTAGAAAAGAGTCTGCCTCCTGAATCAAACGATGGCACTGTTTACGATACGATAATTCTCAAAGTTCCCAGTGAGGCTAAGGCCGACTCTGAAACCCTGAATAATTGGCTTAAGCCAAGGGTCGAATTAATCGTAAAGAATTTAACTTCAAAATAGAGCTATTGATTTTTCAAATTTTTTTTGTAAAATGCAAGGATGCAATACAGGCTAGTTGAACTCAAAGATATACCCCCCTCTACAAAAAATCCTTTGGAGAGCATGGGGCCAATAGAAATTTTTAAAATCTGTAACCAAATGGAAAAGGTCTGCAGAGACAATAATGGTATAGGTCTATCAGCGGTTCAGGTTGGGCTTCCCTTGGACCTTTTTGTTTTGAATAGAAATGAATCTTACGAGTACTATTTGAACTGTAGATACGAACCAGCAGGAGATAAGGTTCATTCTATTGAGGGCTGTCTTTCTTTGCTAGATGAATCTGGTTCCATAAGAAGGTTTGAGGTTCAAAGACACTCTAGCGTTATTGTAAAAGGCCAGCGTTTGAATGGAGTTGATGTCGAGGACTTTAATTCAACTGAAGTTGGACTCTATTCTATAGTTTTCCAGCACGAAATAGACCATTCTTTTGGTATCTTCATCAAGGACATAGGTAAAGAAATTTATCTCTCTTAATATGCTTAGTAAAAACCATCTCAAAGATGTTTGTTTGGTAGATAGCAACAACCACAATAAGTGCAGGTACTTAGCAGAAGACGAGAATGAAGCAGGAAAGTACCACTGTTTAAAAAAGTCGTCCAAGGCCAAGGATATAGACATTGAGGTTCAAGACTTCTTAGCAGAAATGCAAATGAAAGGAAAAGACCCCAAAAGACAGAATGTTCCAATAGGGAACAATTGTTCTGGGTATGTTATTCTTCGCAATAAAGAGCAGGGTTACGATAAAAACTAGTCAATAACAGCCTGGTTCAAAATTTTGAATACTTGCTTTCCTTGTCCTGCTTTTATAGCACTTTTTATTATGTCGTCATTTAATTCTACTAGGTTGTGTTTTGCAACCTCTTTAGCAATTATAGAAAGATTCTTCTCGCTTTTTATTGCTCTTACTCTGTACCAAAGCGTTGCACCTACGATAAACATAGAAAATACAAGTATTAGTGATCCATCCCCTTGCAAAATTTGTATACCGCTATTCTCATTTCTAGATAATGTACCGTTAATATTAAGCAATCCACTCTGTACTTCTTTTAATTGGCTGTTAATTAAGTCAAAGTCTTGTTTTAGTTTCCCTACTTCTGCCATCAGCCCGTTTTGGTTTGATTTAATCTCTTCTATTTTACCATTACTATTGTTTATTTTTTGTTGGTTTCTTGGGCTAAAGGGACTTACAGAACACCCAGAAAAAACCATTATCGATAAAACCAAGCATAGAGCTTTTATTGCTTTCATATTTCCTCCTTTGTTATCTATTGGATTTTTTGTCAAATCTTTTGCCTCTATTGGAGAAAATAGACAATGGCTAGTATAGACTTTTGTGATTGTGGGCTAGAAGAAGACTCCTTAGAAACCGCAGATTATAACCCAGATTTAGAGCGGCAGTTACTGTTATTTGCCACTAGTTTTGTTGGGGAGTTAAAATATATTGCTAAAAAGTATATGGTTGATTTCTTTGCTCAACAGAGCTTTCACCAAGGTGGAAAGATACCTTATGCATTATTAAATGATAACTCTAATCTTTCTATGGTAATAAACTATGATATTATCAGAGGGGTTGATCTTGCCTACCATTCTTTAAAAACGCATGATGTTTCACAAGATTACACAGATTCCCAAGAAGACATAAGGCTGGTTGTGGATATATTGAACAAACTTTCGGCAGCAAACATACCACAGCAGTTTGCTGGGGGTATGATTATTTTGTATCTTAAGTTTGTTGAGGGGGTTCATATTGGTTAGCAAAAGAGATCTACTATTCTTAGCAGGTAATTTTGATGAAATTGATCTGCCTAAAGAAAAAAACTATCTTTTCAAATACTTTAGAAAAGAAATCCAACAGAAATTTATTAGATATTTCTTTGCGTTTAATAGTTTTGACAACTTTGTGGACCATACCGGCTTTTATTGTCAAACTAGATGGCTTAAAATACTCCACAATAAATTAATCAGCCTAGAGTCATTACATAGGGAAGCGAAATCTAATGTAGACCTAGAAACTCTATTGAAGATAGAATCTGGAAAATATAAGATTAGGAGGAACGGTGGAAAACAATAAACCTTGGTTTGAAGGAAAAGCCACGCTGGGCATAAACACACAGATAGACAGATGGCTTATCGCTGTAGACAAACTATCTAAGTCTATAGAAGAGCTCAAATCGGCAAAAGAGAAGTTTAAGCAAAAGATTTCCAAGTTAAAAACCCCCACAGGCAAGAGTAAGATAGATACCAAGGAAAAGCAGACGGAACCTTCAAAAGAATTAGAAAAAACAAAGTCCTCTCGAACAGACAAGAAAAAGCAAGACGTAAAAAAGAAAGACGAAAAGAAGCTTGAGAAACCTTCCGTAAAAGGTAAAAAGCAAAAAGAAGCCAAAGAAGATACTAAGTAATGAATGCTGCCGACAATAAGATTGTTAGTCCAATAAAAAACGATCTGGTTTTTTCTGTCCTAGATAGTTGTGGGACACGTATATTTCTCGCTGCTTATAGTGAAGTTAAAGAGTTAAATGAAACTAGGTTCTTAAGTTGTAAAAATCTTTTGCCCCTTAGTAACTTGGTTTATGATTCTAAGTCTGATAATTATGTTGTTAGCTGTATTGGTTGTCTAGAAGTTGCAACCATACCAATAAGCATCATTGCCACAATGAAAAACTGTCCCGGTTGGAGTGTTAAGATTCCTTTGCCTGAGAAAATAATTAAAAGACATTTAAGCTTAAAACATAAGAGGGAAATAAAAAGCTTCCTCTCTAAATTTGATGTAAAAGTCTCTTCTTTTTACATTCAAATGTTGGACCCTAATGTATGAATCTGAATGAACCCGATTTCTTCTTAGGCCTTTGCTTTCTTTTTTCTTCTCTCTCAAAAGATAAAAGACCGCAAGCTTGCTTGGTTGTCAAAAAGAAGAGAATCATATCCTCAGGATTCAGCAGCGTAGATCTCTTGGGTCCGTTAGAAGGCAGTGCAGAATTTCTTGCTACGTGCAGTATTAGCGACTCACTTTCCAACTACGAGATTTATTTAGACCACACACCTTCAGTTGTAGTCCTTAATCATCTATCTCATTTTCTGCCTCGAAGAATTGTTTACTTTGAAACAAACCCTCTTTGTACCGAAGAGGCAAGCTTTACAAAATTTGAGTTCATAAGATTTCAAGGCAACATAAATTGGATTAGAGACAAGGTGGCTTTGATGAAGAGTTTTGATATTTTTAACTAATGCATAAATACATTATGAGCTGTTCAAACAACAACAATAGTGCCTGTTCTGACCAATGTGGCTGTCCTTCCGGGATTTGCCCAGACTTCTTAATCAGAAGATATGACACCAAACCCGACTACAGGGTTCTTATGGAGGACTGCAATGGGCCTATGGACCTTACGGACTTAATTTTAGAGTCTACCATGTGGGCAAAGTCCAAACTGAAAACGAACATAACAAGCACAGATACTGCCCTCTCTTTAGCCGACAACATAGGATTTAACCAAATAATAGTTGGCGACATGCTAATAATAGAAAGAACAAGAGGCTCAGAAAAAGTTCTCGTTACTTCCTTTGACGAGAACAATAAATTAGTTTATGTTGATAGGGGGCAAGACGGCACCACAGCACAGGATTGGAGCAGAGGAAATCCAATTAAAATTGTTAAGTTTATGAATAGACCTTCAAAGGTAGAAATGGTTTACGAAGACATTTTAGAAATAGATGGAACAACAACACAGAATGTTCTACAGGAAAGTTATTTTATTCATGAGTGGTCGCTCCCTGAGACAGACGCTCCTGGCTGCTATTACCTTGAGTTTAAACTCATGACACAGGTTTCTGCTCCTGATCAGTGGATCAGGCGTTTTCCTGCTGACAAAGAAGGCTTCTTGATCAAGATAACGGATACTTTTACCAGCGAGTCTTGAATATGCCATTGGTATCTGAATTTTTATGCGAAAGATTGGGAAACGCAGGCGTTAAGCACATTTTTGGTGTACAAGGCCCTTACATAAACAATTTTTTAGATGTAATCTCTCAAAGTGACAGAATCAAGTTCATCAGTAACACTGATGAAAGCCACGCGGGCTTTGCGGCTAACGCGTACGCTAGATTTAATGGAATAGGCTGCGTTTGTGCTACTTACAACGTTGGTGCGTTAAAGCTGTGCAATTCGGTTGCCGGTGCTTACGCCGAAAGGTCGCCTGTTGTTATCATAGGCGGTTCCCCAGGTATGAAGGACAGGAATAAAGACTTTCTATCTAATCATTTGGTTGAAAGCTTTAGTTCTCAAAAAGAGATGTTCGACCACATTACCGCACATAGTGTCGTTTTAGATAATGCAACAACAGCTGGCTGGAAGATTGATAACGCTCTCAATATTTTAAAAGAAACAAAGCAACCTGTTTATATCGAAATTCCAAGGGATGTTGCTTCACAACCTATAAAGTATGACGTTTATACGCAAGGCACCCCTAATAACGATAAAAGCGATGGAGCCAGTTTAAAAGAAGCTATAGAAGATGTCTCTAGCTACCTAAAATCTTCTAAAAATCCCGTTATAATTATGGGAGTTCAAATCACAAGGTTTAATCTTGAGGACTCTTTAATCAAGTTTGCAGAGAAGCATAATATCCCTATAGTTACAACCTTTTTGAGTAAGTCTTCTATTTGTGAAACCCATCCATTATTTTCTGGTGTTTATTTTGGCGAACAAACCCGTAATTTAGAGGTTAAGAATCGCGTAGAGTCATCAGACTGCTTGCTGATATTTGGAGAAATGCTAACTGATACTGGCTTTGGGTTTGTTACGCCCAAGTTTGACAACAGCAATACTATTTTTTGCTCTATAGAAAACTTAAGAGTTAAAAACCACATTTATTGTGGAATTAGGTTCATTGACTTTTGCAAAGACTTTTTTAGAATTGATTTAGGAAAAAAAGAATTTGTTTCTTCGACTAAGAGCAATAGAACAAAGTTTGTTCCCATAGAAGGACAAGGGATAAGTTTAAAAAGATTTTTTGAAAAATTGAATAGTATATTAGACGAAAACTTTGTTGTGTTAGCTGATATCGGTGAGTACATGCTTGATGCCGCTGAGCTTGTTGTGCCACATCATCGTTTTATAAGCTCTGCCTTTTACTGCAGCACTGGCTTGGCTTTGCCCGGTGCAATGAGCGTCCAACTGCTTAATGCGGGCATTCGTCCCTTAGTGGTTGTTAGCGAAGACTCTTTTCAAACTTCTTCTATGGAAATTAGCACCCTTGTACAAAATAATTTAAATCCAATAATTTTGGTTATCAATCAGAAAAAAAATTCAATTAAAAGTTGGAATTACGAAAAAATATGTGATACAATTGGAGGAGTTGGTTATCTCGTAAACGATGAGACAGAGCTTGATAATGCAATTAACGCCTGTCTTAAGAAAAAGTCCTTATCCGTTATCAATGTTGTTCTCGATGTTTCATCTCAAGTCTGAGGTATTTATTAAAAATGTCTTTTGAAGAAGACCTTCCTGTCAACAGACAGATAAGAAGTCGCCAGGTTCGTGTAATTTTAGAAGATAGGCAGCTAGGCGTTTTTCCTTTTGAAAAAGCCTTAAAGATGGCGCAGGACGCCAATCTAGACTTGGTAGAAGTTTCTCCTCCTATCAATGGCACCTCAGTCTGTAGAATAACAGATTATGGCAAGTTTAGGTACGAGAAACAATTAAAAAAGAAAGAGCAGTTGAAAAAACAACGAACCTCTCAGGTGAATCTTAAGGAACTTAGACTTAGACCTGTTATAGGAAAGCATGATATGGAAGTCAAAATATCACAGGCAAGGAAGTTTTTAGAGGACAACTCTAAAGTACAGTTCAATATTGTTTTCAAGGGACAACGTGAGATGTCTCACAAAGAACAGGGTTTTTCTGTTATTAAACAAATTATAGAGAGCCTATCAGATGCTGGTTTGGTCGAAAGAAATCCTAGGCTTGATGGAAACTGTATAACTTGTGTTATTTCTCCTAAAGTTCAGATTAAGAAATGAGCCAAGCTACTGCGTACAAACTTCTTAGAGAGATATCAGAGTCTGACGAAGACCTTGTCTATCGTATTATGGGCGATTTCGGTCTTGGTCTTAAAAGATTCGTTGGTGCTGCCGACTTAACCCATCCTGAACTCAATGCTCTTTTCGAAGAGTTTTATACTGAGGACGGTCTTTTCCTAGATAGATGTTTTGAATTCGTTAAAACAATTAAGTACGCTAATCAAAATGGCTTCTCTAGTTCAGCCGGAGTTTTTGAAGAAAAACTAAATTCTTTCTTTAGGGGAAAGTTACTCAACAAGATGTCAAACATCAGGTTGCTGAAAAGTTCCTCTCAAAGGCGAGAAATGAGGTCTCTTAAAAAATATAAGGCGATAAACCTAGACTACCTTTTTTCTTCTGAGTTTTGGCACGATTATCCTGAGTGTTTCGACTATTATGAAAGAAATAGCTTACTATATGAACAGAAGGTGTCTGATCTTCTTAGCAAAAAAGATACATATCTTTCTTTAGGCTTTTATTCTTTAGCAGAAGAAGCTGATAAAGACATAAATGAAATAAAGAGATCCGCTGAGTCTCATTATGGTTTTCATCAAATTAAGTCCACAACAGCTTCTGTCATTCTAGCACGAATGCTTGGCTTTTATTTTGATAAACACGGGATCTTTGTAGAAGGCAAGCTAAAATATTGTCCTTTTATATGTCCTGTAGAAGATATATTGTATGATGTTCCTCCTGTTATAAAAGATAAAATTGCTTGTTTAGAAGGCTTACCAGAAGCTGATGGCAAACCAATCTTTGACGTATTTGCACTTATAGTTCCCACATGTTGTGGTGCCGTTAAGATTCCTGATAAAGATCAAAAAGAAGCTTTAAGGTTTTTTGTAAAAAATAAGGTCTTTAAGTCTGTACTTGTTGGGGAAAAAAGTAACAAATTATATTTTATAGACCTTGTTTCCTGATTTATATTTTGTAGAATATTGTTGAGGTGAATTATGTTAAGAAATGGTTTTAATTACATTAACGGAAAGTTCTGTGAGCAGAGGAATGACTTTCCTAGCTTGAACCCCTCGGACGAATCAGCAATAGGATATTTTCCGCAGTCCACTGTGGATGAGGTCAGTACAACAATACAGGTTGCTAAAACCGCATTCTCAAGCTGGAAAGAAATCTCAAGGTTAAAACGTGCTGAGTACTTTTGGAACTTATGTAATATTCTTGAGAAAAGAATTGATTATGTATCAAAAGCGATATCGCTAGAAACTGGTAAGACGCTCAACGAGAGCAAAGCAGAAGCAATAGAAGCTTTGCATATGGCTCAATACTGTTTTGGAAAAGCAAGAATTAGCAACGGCGAGATAGTTCCATCAGAGATAGCAGAAAGAGATTGCAATGTTATAAGGAAGCCTAAGGGGGTTGTGGCTATAATTGCCCCATGGAACTTCCCTTTTGCAATTGGTGGATTTTGGTGTGCCGGTCCTTCTCTGCTTGAGGGCAATACCGTTGTTTTTAAGCCTAGTGAGCTTACTCCTTTGGTCGGCCAAATAACCGCTGAACTTTTTCATGAAGCTGGTTTTCCCGCCGGGGTTTTTAACCTTGTTCATGGCGACGGATCGGTTGGTGAGTCGATAGTTAAAAATGATCTTGTTGATCACATTTGCTTCACAGGAAGTGCTGAGGTAGGAAGACTTATAAGAATAGCCTGTGCAGAAAGTTGGCATAAGACTTGTAGTTGTGAAATGGGCAGCAAGTCTGCCGTTATGGTTTTTGATGACGCTGATTTAGATTTGGCAATTCCTGCTTGTGTAAACAGTGCTTTTAAGCTTAGTGGACAACGTTGTGTTTCTTCGGGTCGTCTTCTTATACAAAGAAGCATACTTGAAGAGTTTAAGCAGAAATTTGTTGCTGAAGTCTCTAGGTGTCATGTTGGAGATCCCTTTGCTAGTGTCCCGGGCGTTTGTTCTGTCGCTTTTGGGCCTTTAATTAGCAATGAGCAAAAACTTCGTGTTGAAAGCTTCAACAAAATGGTTTTGGAAGATAAAGACTGCACCGTGCTTTATCACAATTCGACACCCGTAGACAAAGGGTACTTTCTCTCTCCTTTTGTTTACCAGTGTGAGTGGTCAGATAAGGCCTTTTTGAAGCAGGAGGTCTTTGGTCCTCATGTCGCCATAATACCTTTTGATACTATTGAGGATGCTATAAAAATATATAACGACACTGAGTATGGCCTTTCCTTGGGCGTGGTGACCAATGACTTTAAGAAAGCCAAGAGAGTCAGGGACAATTGTGATTTTGGTTTGGGCTACTGGAATGGTGGAAGCATAGCAGCAGAGTCTCACCTTCCTTTTGGTGGAGTTAAAAAGTCTGGGAACGGTCAACCGTCTGCTGCTGGACTGTTCGACAGCATTGTCCATAAGGTTTCTTGGACCGTTAATTATGGTGAACTTTCTTTCCCACAAGGATTAAAATAATGTCAAATTTTGCAAAAGTATCTAAAAGTGGCCTTATTGATTTTGCTAGGTTGATATACAAACAGGCTTTAAATGGCTATTGCGACTTAGAGGACTCTGTTTGTATAGGAGAAACTAATAGTTTTTTTAATTCGCTTGAAAAAGACTTTTCTATTTCTGTTGCCTCTTCAACTTCTAATATGACATTTATTTCATCTAATCCACAAAATTCGCAATACTTTGTCGGGTTTGACCCTTCATTTAGCTGCACAGTTGGACAAACCAACTATGTAATTGGGGAAGCAAACCCCACTGAACAACAATTGTTGCTTTTTAACGAAGCAGATTCTTCTGGGAATACTATTAATGAAGTTATAGGAAACGATGAAGAAATCCTCGTTGATAGCAATGAAGTTCATGTTTTTCACAATTTTTAAGAAAGGTTTATATGAGCGTTCCAAAGGTTGCGGGTGTTAAGCCAACAGGCTCCCAGGTTCTAGTAGAGATATTGACTCCCAACGAGTTGATGGGAACAAGTTTGGCAATTACAGACAAGGTAGATCTCAAGGTCCCACTCCAAGGTTATGTAAAAGCAGTAGGTCCTTCTTTCAAGGCAGAGTCTTGGGGCTATGACGTTGGAGATAGGGTTCTTATCTCTGGGACTGGTGTAATGGCACCTAATTACGACAGTTCACACAGAGATAGATTTTTTATGGAGCCAACTTCTATAAAGAGCGTTCTACTTGAACAAAATGAATCCGTATGAAGTTCTTGGCCTTAAGAATTCTGCTTCGATAAAAGATGTAGAAAAAGCCTATAGGGATCTTGCAAAAAAGTATCACCCTGACCTTAATCCGGAGGATACAGGTGCAGCGGACAAGTTCAAAGATGTTCAGTCTGCCTATGAGATTCTTAAAAAAGTAAAAACTTCTAACTCATCGGCTTTTGACTTTGATGAGCGGATGAAGTTCCGCTCCAAGTCAAAATTTAATGACAGTGTTGAAGTAGATTTAAATAGCTTCTTCTCTAACTCCCTATTCAGGGGAAGGAACATACAGTCAAAAGTAGAAGTTAACTTTTTAGAGGTTTTAACTGGTGTTAAAAAGAATATCAAGATAAAGAAGAAGACTGTTTGTTCTTCCTGCTCTGGTGAGGGGTTCACAGACTACGTATTTTGTGAACGATGCGAAGGCAAAGGAATTTCTCAGGTACTTCAGCCACCATTTTCTTTAAATCGTCCCTGTGGCTTCTGTGGAGGCACAGGAAAGATAAACGTTAAAAAGTGTTCTTCTTGCTCTGGCATGGGTTACTCTTCTTACGAAGAGGACTCGGTTGAGGTTAACATACCACCGGGTGTGGAACATGGTACTTCAATAACTATTAGTGGAGGCGGGGAGCCTTCTCTTAAAGGCGGTGAAAGCGGTGACCTCATAGTCTTGGTTGTTGTAAAACCTGATCCTCTTTTTAAGAGGGATGGGGCATCAATCCTTTTAGAGGTTCCTGTTTCTTATACACAAATAGTTTTAGGTTGTTCTTTAACAATTCCATGCGTTTCTGGCGAAAGAATTGTTTTGAAAGTTCCGCAATTTACTCAACCTTATTCCAAGTTTAGAGTAAGAGGCAAGGGTCTTCCTTACAAGGGAAATATTGGAGACATGATAGTTTCTTTAAGGCTTGAAGTTCCTAAAGAACTTGACGAAGAATACAAAAAGCATTTAGAAGGACTTTCTTTTTTTGAGAAAAAGTATATAACTCTTGGTAGAAGTAGCTGGAACGAAAAGTTTGGTGATTCACAAAAGGAGTAAAATTATGAGTACAAACAAGCTGGTTTATGTTTTTTTAGCTTTAACTGGTCTGATTCTGACTTTTAGTCTTGGGATCAACTTTTTTGTAGACAAGGTCTCAGACCGTGTAATCCAAAAGCTAAAACAGGATTATTCGCCTTCTCCGTATGGTCCAACCATAGATCCTGATAAGATAGATCTAAACAAGGTGAACATAAAGGTCGATCCTAGTTTATAATTCTACATGCTGTTATTTTTGAAGGATACACAGAGGTATCATTTCCAAGCCTTTGCATTGTTAGTTGCATAACTTTACCAATCAAAGGCGTTCCTTGTATTCTTTTAAATTCATCGTATGTGAAGAATAGCTTTGACCCATCTTCTAGTTGCATATAAATTGGGTTTATTTTATCATTTAATATGGATATTTTAGACTTTTTTTCGACACTAGGCAGACCTAGATCCAAGCTAGGCAGGTGTATCTTTTTTGCCCAAAGGAAGTTTTCCTCTATGCATAGAGACTTAACTTCTTGTATATTCTCTGATATCTCTAGGAATTTGTTAAATTGCATGGTTTATTACTCTATTACTCTTAGATATTTATGAAAAACTACAATATTTTATCTGTTTCATCTTTAGTCCCTCTGGCCGTAGAGATCAGAGATGAACAAGACGCGGAATCACCAAAATTTTTGAACGTAAAAATAGACTATAGAAATGAGAAGGTTTATTTTGAAGATCCCCCTGAAGGTTTAGACCTTAAGGCTCTGGAGAGGCAAATCATTGACTATTTTAAGCCTCCGGTAGTAGAAATTCCAAATGTCTATTATGACTATTTGGAGAAAGTTAAAGAAGTTAGATCGGGAAATTATGCTACTTCTTTTATGGACGATTATCAAATTAATGGAGAAAACAATGACAGTAGGGAATCCTGAGAACTTTAAGGTTCAAATTAAGACCGGTCGAGACGAGGTGGACTCTCGTGTGCCCTGTGACTTTACGAATTTAACTTTGAAAAAATTATTTTCTTGGATAGATGCTCAGCAAGTTAGTAGCTTTTTAAAAGCTGAGCTGAAAAGAAGTGCTTCAAGATTTCCCCACCAAGCTCTTCCTGCCTGGCAAAGAGATTTTGATAAACATCTTTCAAAGGCACATTCTAGATTAAGAAAGAAAAAGAATTTATTGAAGCCTGAGGTTAAACCTCTAGAAGATAAGAAAGAAGATCTTTCAAGGCATGTTGAAATGAGGGCGTCCGATTTTTCTGGTTTTGAGGATGAAGAACTAGATGAAGGGCTTGAAAATGAAGATTTGTTAGGTAATGAGCTAGAAGCAGATGGCCTTATAAGCAACGTAGAGACGCCAACAGAGCTTGAAGCATCTGATCATGTTGAAGCATCTGATCATGTTGAAGCTTCGCAAAACTCTGATCCTGAGCCCATCATTGAGGTGGTGAACGAAGAGGGTTCTAGTGCTTTTGACGTTTGCAAGGAGAACAATATATGAAAGCTTTTGCAATCATATCCATTGCTAGACAAGTTGATGGAGAATATTGTGTAGTTAAAATAGAAAAGGCATACAAAGACTCTTCTTTTGCTGAATCCTATGCAAAAAACCTTTCCAAAAGATATGCCGAAACAATATCGACTCCAAATGGTCCAATAGATTGCGTTTGTGAAAGAGGCATTTTTGAGATCGATATAGAGGATTGATCAACTTTTATTTTTTTGTTACAATTATTTGATACCAAGGAGAACCAATCATGAGCACCCCAATAACACCACATAATCCCCTAGAAGGCGACAGGCCAGAACTAAATATAAAACTGCACGAAAGTACAGATGAGCACGTTTCTATAATTATTGTTCATAAAGACAGACCAGAATACTTGAACATATGCCTTCAATCTATTGCTGTTACCTCTTTCAACAATAATTACGAAATAATTGTTGTTGATAATAATAGCGGCAAAGACTCACAAGACTTTTTATCAGACATAGAAAATGAAGTAAAGGTTGTTAGAAATGACACCAATCTTTATTGGTCTGGTGCCTGCAATAAAGGCGTTCAGGCAGCAGATAAGAACTCTAAGTACTATATTTTTCTTCATTGCGATGTTGTAATTCTAAACCCAGCTTGGATTGATCTTTTGATAAATGTTTCTGAAGCACAGCAATCTGGAGTGATAGGTGTTGACACTCAATCTTACATGATAAGCAACAAAAAAGTCGATTTTCTCCAAGATCATATCTTGTTGTTTACTAAAGAAGCTTGGAAAGACGTTGGCCCCTGGCCAGAAGAACTGCCAATGATCGGTCATTCCTTTATCATGACCATGAAAGCTCAAGCTAAGGGTCACAAGCCGCAGGTGGTAAAGAACCCGATTATACACCATTACAGAATGTTTAGTCTAGATGTAAGCGAATTCGAGAGAATGACCGAACACGCTATGTCTCATATTCCAAAACTTATGACCGATGTACAGTCGAGGGCAATATAAATGAAACTACTTGTCAAAGACAACAACTACGCCGTTCTAGATTCGGTGCTAGATGATGCTTATTTTAAGCAATTCTGTCACTACTTTAACACCTTAGACTTTGCGTATCGCTCCCTCACAGGCTGGCAGAAGGTCTGGAGAATCTCAGACGGCCAGGTTTTAGCAGGCTCACCGTACTATGCTTCTAAAGGTCCTCATAACTGTATGATGGACGGAATGATAGAAGTTATAAACACATTGGCCACACAGCACTTAGAAACCATAGTGGGAAAAAAGGGAGAAGATTGGGATGATTTTCTCTTAACGCCATACATATATCCTGTTAACACAAAGATATCATGGCATAATGACTATGGATACTCAGCTGCTGCCATATTCTACACCCATAGTTTTTGGGATCCCCACTGGGGCGGTGAACTTTTTATTGCAAAGACTTCTCCGGAGTCGGACGCCAGACTCACCTCTCAGCCATCCGATGCTATTGATCGATCATATATGCCAGAGCTATTAAATGAATATGGCCTTGGCCAATATATTTCTCCTCTTCCAAACAGACTTGTTTTTACAAAAGGAAAAGTTTGGCACGCCATCAACAGAGTTGATGCTTCTGCCGGTGATGCTCTTCGTCGTTCTGTAGTAGCCTTCTTTTACAAAAAGAAAGATTGATATGCCCTACATTGAAAACAGCTTCAGAAAAAGACTTGATATACACATAGAGAAACTAGTGGACTCTTTGTTCAATGCTGTTTCGGAAAAGGACATATCAGAATTTGATGCAAATGATTTACTGAACTGTTCTGGTAATTTAAATTACGTCATGACCAGAATTTGTTCTTCTTTGCTCGTAAACAAACCAACGTATGCTAAGGTAGCCATTATTACAGGCGTTCTTGAGAACGTTAAGCAAGAGTTTTACCGTAGAGTCGCTTCACCATATGAAGACAAAAAGATAGAGCAAAATGGTGATGTAAAGGGTTATTTAAGCGAAGAGACGAATTTGTTCCATTCTTCGTGATCGTGGATCCTAGGGCAATGATCCCCAGAATAGAAGCAAGCATAGGCCATACAAAATAGCTCTTCGTCATTTTGTTTTTGCCTATTTTTTGTTCCCTTAACTATCTTTGACCATTCTTTTTTCTTGCTTTTGTCTATTAGGTGTTCCCATACCATGTGTGCTATTTCGTGTAGCGTTGTGAACTTTCTTGAATAATTCCACGGTGCTGCTACCACTATTTTCTTCTTGTGCACATAGCCAATATGATCCTCGTCCCCTTTTAGAGTGTTTTTAGGGGTATAGGTAAACTTAAACTTGTTGAGTATTTCTTGATGCTTCTTGGGAAGTGCAGAAATAAGCTGGTCTACGTTTTCTTTTTCTTCTGCCTCTATAAAAAGCTTAAAATTCATCATATGGTATTTATGCTCCTGCAATCTTTTTACGCCTACATGGGTAAATACATATATGTCAAAGCTCTCTTTTAAATTCTGGCTTTTGGATGAAGACTCAAGAAGTTTAGCAAAAGTTTATGCTGGTCTTCTCAAGAACGTCCCCCAAGACAAGGAACATCATCCTGAAGGTGATGTTCTTACCCATGTTAAGCTTGTTAGAAAAGCCATCCCAGGTGCTATACGTAGATTAAATGTTCTAAAGAACACACCACCGTTTTCTAACATTCTTGAAGATATGGACTTTAGTTTAACACCAAAAGAGCTACAGATACTTTACATAAGTGCTTGGCTGCACGATGTAGGCAAGGCGACCGCAACAACAATAGGTGGGGTAAATTATGAGTTCTTGAGGCAGATGGACATTCAATATCAAAATGATGCCTCTAAGATAAAGTCTGTTGGACACGATCTTCCGGCACACTACTCCCCTTTAATTAACAGGCTTGGAGGTTTCGCTCCACCTGAGACAAAAGCTCTTTACGAAGAAAACAAGGACGTCATAGATTTTATAATTGACCATCACATGCAATTAGGTCAATTTCCAAAATCTTTTATAAGAGAGCATTTTAATAATGGAAAGGCCATAAACACTCAAAAGCTTAAACTTCTGCTTGTTTTGATGTGGGCAGACAAAATGGGCAGAACACCAGAATCTGTTAATAAGGCAATGAGCGAAAACGAACGTAAGCTTCTTGACTGCTCTAATGAATCCATTAAACAAAAGCAAAATCAAGAAAAGACAGCTAGTAGACAAAAGTCCTTTAATGATCCTGTTGCTATGGCTAGAGGATTGTTACAAAAAGGTCTCTCTAAAGAATCTGTACTAAAGTCAATAAAGGGAAAGTTTCCCAATATTACAGACGAAGAACTATCATCCATTTTAAGGAGCACATGAAGAGAAGAAAGCAGAAGCCTAAGGAAAAAACACAAAACGACAACCAAAGAGCTTATGACCATGACTCAAAGAACAAGTCCTTCCATCTAGAGTTTTTGAATCAAGCACAAAAACTAGCCTGGGAAGCCTTTGATAAGCATGATGTGCTTTTTCTAATAGGTCCAGCAGGATGTGGAAAAACAATGTTAGCTTGTGCTTTTGGCATAAGTGAAATAGTTTCTAAGAAGAAAAAGAAGATAGTACTAACTCGTCCAATAGTAGAGGCTGGAGAATCCTTGGGATACCTTCCTGGAACTTTCGAGGAGAAAGTTAATCCATACATGTTGCCAATGTATGACTGCATAGATCGTTGTGTTGGAAGAGATGGCCCTCAAAGAGAGATAATATCTAAATCTATTGAAGTTGCTCCTTTGGCTTATTTAAGAGGTAGAACTTTTCACGACTCGGTTTGCATTTTTGATGAAGCACAGAATGCTACGATGTCACAACTAAAGCTTTTCCTTACAAGATTTGGCACAAATAGTAAAATTATCGTCACAGGAGACCCACTACAGAGTGACTTGCACATTAAAGATCAAGCTCTAATGAATACGGTAAAAAAGCTGGAGAACCTTAATGGAGTGGGCGTCATCTACTTCAAAGCCAGTTCAATTGTAAGGCATCCTTTGATTGCTTCCATGCTTGAGAGGCTTGAGAGCTAATTTAAGGAGGGATATGGATTTTGTTGAGCTTAGAGGTATAGGAGAGCCAAACCTGTTCGGCACTTTGTCTGTTGATCAAGCAGACAGTAGCGATTTTGTGTCCCTTCTTTCCGTTTCCTATCTAAGCCCAACCTCAGTAGAAACTCAAAATGATTTTGGTCTTTTTTCCTTGGAATCAATCCTAAACCCAAACTCATTAGATACTCAAAATGAGTTTGGTCTTTTGTTCTTGGGATCACCCCTTAGCTTCTCTTCTTATACTCTAAATATTGAAAATGGTCTTCCTATTGGGACTGAGTTAGGATACTTTTCTGTTAGCCTAGACGGTGAGTTTTCTTATTCGCTTGTTTCTGGTTTAGGCTCCGATGATAATGGTTATTTTACAATAGTAGATAACAATCTTTTAATTTATTCCGTTCTTGATAAAAACACGTATCTGATAAGAGTAAGAGCTGAGCAGGGCGATTATGCTTATGAACAAATGTTCATATTAAATGCCATAGACACAGTTAACAACCAAGGCTTTTTTGATGGTGCTGTAGGATCCTTCACAATTTCCGCAACAGCCTCGCTCTTAGGTTTACAAAACAATGATTACGCAGGTGATTTAGCTTGTTTGTTTTTAATCTCACAGCAAGGATTATCAAGTCAAGAGTCTCTTGGTTCTTTATATGTTGATGGGTTTATAGGTCTACCTGGAATTTATGATTCCGGATATGGGTCTTTGATTTTATCAATGTTATACAATTTGGGAGGCATACCTTCTCAAGAAGGTCTAAACCCTTCTCTTGCCATAAATTACTTTGGATTCTTTCAACCAGTTGTTTGGAATGTTGACAAAATTATATCTGTTGGCTCGGCCGTAGTCTGGAATGTAGGTCTGGGTGTAGAAAAATGGTACAGAGTTGAAGGCTGTTGCATTTTTCCAACAAAGCAGGGCTCTGGGTATGGAATTTCAGGACCTTCTTTTGCGGGCGGATGCGATATATCAAACTTTCAGTCGTCTGATTCCAAATGTATTGGGGCTTCTGGTAAGCAACGTTTTATTCAAAACATATTGGCAACCAGCGTAGCGGACGTATGTAGACAACTAAATCAATACAACATGAAGTGGCAGGTCTGTAGCATACAAGTTTACAGCAATCCCGCTGGTCCTGCATTAGATTCTTGCAACACACTAACTGAAGTGCCTTTTGCTGGTTACCCTGAGTGTATAGAGGTTTCAATTCACACTGATACCCTTGTTAGGATATCCTATTCTGATCGTGTTTACTCCTCATTTCAGTATTCCGGTTCTGGTGGCTTGAATTTAGAGGGAAACTCCTCGTTTAGCTTTTCTCAACCTGGGCTATCCTTGTATTCTTATAATGGACATGGAGGGCTGTCTGTTGGGGGTGAAGCTTTTGTAGAAAGTTCTTGGGAAGATCTATTAAATGTTGATTTAAATTTTAGTTTTAACATTACCTTTATTGAGGCGGTGCAATCATTTAAGCAACCAACTGCTACTTTAGTAGGAGCTTCTTCGACAATATCAACTTTGTGTGGATCTTGCACTTCTATGCCATCTACAATGTATTGTTACACTAATCTAGATAGGTCCTATCTTCTTTCTAGATTGATAGGCAAGAATTCTATAAACTTTCCAAAGTACTTTCCTTTGTATTATAGCACTTTGCTTAAATCTTGGACTTCGAACTATCAGTTCTCAGGCTATGGTGATTCTGGCATAGAAAATTGGAACTTCGTCCTAAGCTGGTCGTGCTTAAATCAAATAGGCGGTGAAAGCTCAAGTCCTTATTGGAAGTACTCTATGTTTATTAACAGATCACTTTCAAGTAAGGATTTTGATACTAGAATTAATGTTACATTTCCACCCCAGGAGCTATGCCGTCTTATAAACAATTTGTCTGTAGACCTATCATTTAGTCTTAACACCATCACAGGTTACGTAGACAATAGCACCGTAGACGTCACAGATCTCGTTTCCATATCAGACAAAATTGGTGTTTTTAAAGATGCCACTTGGACCGCTGATCCTTGGTTGGACGTTAGGATATCTAGGTCAGCAGTTTCTCCGCAATATCAAACTGTTGATTTATCTCCTTTACTTCCCTAAAATATAGTTTAGGAGTCTATACTTTATGGTGAACGTAAGTTATTGGGTTTTATCCCTATTTTTTGTTTTATCTTTTTCAAATTTGGTCATTTTGTTTTTTGTTTCTGCTTTTTTAGTGCGATTTAGGCTGGATTTAATGAGCTTTTTAGCTGATTCCTTACGTGTAAAGCAGCATCCTGTTTCACAAGAATTAGTAGACGCAAAACCTAAAACATGGGATGAGAAATACGAAGAAGAGGTTGAAATTGTTTCAAGAAGACTACGGCAGAGTGCTGATGGTGAATTGTGAAATATACTTCGGTAAAATATTTAGATCTTAGGTCTAAAAGGAGGTTCGGTGTTGAGCTAGAAATGGGTCACACCGTTCCTAAATCTAGGGTGTCTAATATCATTAAAAGCTTTTCCGACAAGCCTGTTGTTTGCACTGGTTACAAGTTAAGTTCTAACAACAATTACTGGCATGTTAAAGACGATTCAACTTGCGGCATATTTGGCAAAAACGGTCCTAAGGGCGTTGAAGTTGCATCGTACGTTGGTGAGAGTTTAGATGACATAGACCACATTTCTTTTGTCGGAAGAATGTTGTCTATGTCTGGGTGCAAAACAAACTCTAATTGTGGATACCACATTCACGCAGAAGTAAAAGACTTCGATATTAACAATGCTGGTATTTTATTGGCTAGATGGTTAAAAATTGAACCTTGGGTTGAAAGCATGATTTCGCCTCAAAGGAGAAATAGTAAATATTGTAGGTCTCTTTGTGGGCTAAAAACTTTTGACAAGTCTAAGCTTTGGAAGCCTCATGATCTTTTTGTTTTATTTGCTCCTAAAAATTTAGCCACGTTTGAAAATGAAGAAAGAAGAGTTTGTTTGAATTTAGTCAACTATGTAAAATACGTCCTTTTCCCAGAAGCAAGCAACCCTAGAGGAACCTTAGAGCTTAGATGTCCAGAGGGAACACTAGATTATAACGAGATAAAGAATTGGCTTTACTTTTTTTTAAACTTTATAGAGTGCTGTAAAGATGAACCTATGCCTTCCGATCTTGTTCCTTGCTCCACAATAGATGATTTTCTTTCATTTGTTGGATTGAATCATAAGGACAACAATTTCTTCATATTCAGCAAAGATCTTTTCGATACTAGAAATTGGTTGCTTAATCGTTTGGTCCTAAACGCCCCAGAGTTCTATAAAAAAAAGGCTAAAAAAAAGTTGTCTTTTTTGAATGAACAGGCACTAGATACTAAGTAAACTTTTACTAACTTTAACTAAAATTAACTAAGGAGAACTATGATAAATGACTTAATTATTGACAATATATACTTTGCTGACCTATTGGCTGCTGATTTCAAAAAGAGGTTTTATTTAGTATCTTATGATGAACTCCAAGCCGCAGCCTATCTTGGATTGGTAGAGGCAGCAAACAAGTTTAAATCAAACCCAAATAATGGGTTTAGGTCTTTTGCTAAATTCAGAATAATTGGAGCAATGAGAGACTATCTAAGAGAAATAAGATGGGGTTCTAGAAGGAAGCCGGTCGTTTTTGAATCTATAGAGTCTTGAATTTATCCATGCAATTTACTAGAATACACGCAGGAGAATCACTATGAAAATATTTTACTTTTTGGCTTGCTTTCTGCTCCTTCAACAGTCTTTTGCCCAAGAAGCTACGCCCAAAGGATCTTCTTCTACCGTAGCAGATGAAGATCCTGAACTTAAGAATTTGCAATGGAACAGATATGTAAAGGGCGATTACGTTGTTCTTAGCATCGATGAAAGCCAAGGAAGATGGCTAATTGATAATATTGACCTGGTATCAAAATGGTGTACAGGTAGGTGGGGGTTAAAAGACATACCACTATCGAAAGAGTGCAGGATATTTTGTGTTCCCTCTAATCATTTATTAAAGAAACTATTTAACATAGAAGATTCTAAAGCAGAAGTTAGACGAAATACGGATGGTTCAATAAGTATTAATGTGATTTGGCTGAGCTTAGAATCTTTTAACAAAGAATCGGTTGCTCCTTACTTAACTCACATACTTTTCTCCCAATCTTCAAAACCAGTTTGGTTTGTTAGAGGGGCAGAGATAATGAACTCCCCTTTGGCATCTATTAAATCTAAACTTCGTACAAAGGACTTAGGCCTCTCTTGTGAGAGCATTCTCTCTTTTACAGCAGAACAGTACGGCTCTTTATCTAAAGACAAAAAAGAGTCTTTCGATACGCAGTCTTTACTTCTTTGCCTGATGCTTCGAAAAGAACTTGGCCAAATTAAGCTGTTGTCTTTTTTAGATGGTTCCGATTTTAATTCCAATATTCGTAAAGTTTATGGATACAAAGACATGGCTGATTTTGAGTCTAAATATAAAATGTATTGCAATGACTTGTTAACTAAGATTAACACGGTTCCTGACTTTTATTTTATTGTGAAAGGAGTTGATTGATGTTTTATTTATTTGGCTGGATTTTGTTCGGTCTTTTAGTAGGGATCGTTGCAAAATACATACATCCTGGAAAGGACCCTGTTGGGATTATCCCTTCTTTGATAGGTGGCGTGGTCGGCTCCTTTGTAGGAGGTTTAGTCAACTATACGCTGTACGGAACTTTATCGGACTTTAGACCCGCAGGTCTTTTTATGTCTGTTATTGGAGCTGTTGTGTTTTTTGCTTTTCTTCGTTGGTATTCTTCAAAAAATGTTAACTAAAGACTTAGTAGAAAGCCTTCGACAAAGATATGATGTGCACCCTTTAGTTTTTAATCGGTGTGTAGGCCGAGCAAAGAACGACGCAGAGCTTTTTGACATGCTCGACTCATTTCCTAAGAAGTTTCCAATAGTTTGGTCTGAAGAGGAATACAGGTGGATTACCACAAACGATCCTTACTTATTCCAAGATTTTGATCTATGAATGTTTTTGAAGAGTACGCATCTCGTAAAAAAATAAGCTATCCAATAGCTTATCATACTTCCTCATCTTTGATTATTTTTGAATCAGACAAAAGAAAATGGAACGCAAAATTGTGTGTTTTGACTGTGGTGTGGAATTCTAATCCGCATCATCCTGGAATGTACAAAATTTGCTTAAGGTCACCTTATAACAACGTTATTCCGCAAAATCTTTTACACTTAGACAAGACTCATTTTTTTGTTGAAAAATCTTGGTTTGAATATGAGGAATTCTTTTACAAATGGAAACCTAGTTTAGAAGGGTTGCGTCCTGTTTATGATAGTGAATCTTTATTATCTGCGTGGGAAATTTTTGTTTCTGTAAATGAATGTTTGTTTTTAAACCAATCAACCTTTGTAAAGAAAAAGCTTTTTGAAACTTTAGACCCCACCGCAACCCCCTCAGAAAGGCTTGCCTCTCTTTCTGAATTGACTTCCTCTTCTTCTTTTGACCATATGCTTGGTGCGTGGAAAAAAGGTTTTCTTGCTCCTATTGAAGAAGATTACATGAATTGGTATAAAAAGTTTATTGGGCTTTATCATGAAGAGTTTTGACAAAAAAAAGTTTGATTCACTTCAAAAGTCTGGCAAGGTCTGCATCCTGCAGTTTTGGTCTGCTTGGTGTGGCGATTGCTTCGATGTTGAACATCTAGAAAAATTTCAAAAGCACAATAGGGGTGTTTGCGTTTTTAGAGTTAACTTAGAAGACAATGAAGAATTCGCAGAGAAGTATCAAGTTAAAATAACTCCTTCTTATCTATTCTTCAAAAACTTTAAGCTTCTTGAAACTCTTGTAGGAGTTCAAACCCAATCTTCTCTTGAAAGGTCTTTATGAAAAGAGTGCTATTAACAGGGGCCAGCGGCTTTATAGGAACACATTGCTTAAAGTATTTTATTGAAAATACCGACTGGTTTGTTGTGGCAATAGACTCTTTTCGTCACAAAGGCACTTACTCCAGGCTTTCCGAAATTGATATTCCAAAAGACAGGGTTTGCATCTTAAATCATGATTTGTCGGTTCCACTAGATGAGGTTCTAGAAAACAAGATTTTAGCAAGATCCATCGATCCATCTGGTTTGGTGCTAAGCTCTAAAATAGATTACGTTATAAACATGGCATCAGATTCTGCCGTGGAAAGATCTGTTTTAAATCCTGGTTCTTGTTGGTCCAATAACTGCAACTTAATTTTTAACGTTCTTGAATTTGCAAGAAAAGTTAAACCTAAGGTTTTTTTTCAAGTTTCTACTGATGAGGTTTATGGAGATTGCCCTCCCAATAGCTCTCATTTTGAGTGGGACACTATAATTCCTTCCAATCCATATTCTGCGTCCAAAGCAGCACAGGAAGCTCTTGCTATATCTTACTGGCGTACATACGGTGTTCCTGTTGTTATTACCAACACGATGAATACAATAGGCGAATGGCAAGACAAAGAAAAGTTTTTGCCTAAAATTATATGGAAAGTTGCAACAAACCAAGAAATGGAAATCTACGGCGAAAAGAATCAGTCAGGACATTACGAAACAGGTACTAGGTTCTACTTGCACGCTCAAAACCATGCTGACGTTTTTGTTTGGTTGGCAGACAAGCCGCTTTCCTCTTATGAAGACGGAGACCCATTGCCAGATAGATATAACGTTGTTGGCGATGTTGAATTAAGCAACCTTGATATGGCGGAGCTTGTTTCTGAAATTATGGGAAAGAAGCTTAAATACCGTATAGTTTCTTCTGAGTCTGTTAGAAAGGGCTACGATAAGCGATATGCCCTTGATGGATCAAAACTCAGGGAAATGGGCTGGACTGCTCCTGTGCCCTTTCTAAGGGGCTTAGAGAGGATCGTTAGATGGACTTTAGATAACCCTTGGTGGGTTTAACAATCCTAATTTTGAATTAGTCAAAATACCCATTTTACACGCACCCTTTTTCTGTTATACTCCAATATGGCATGGTATTTTACTTCTGACTGGCATCTAAACCACTCTAACATCATTAAGTACTGTAACCGACCCTTCACAAGCATCGAAGAAAAAGAGCTAATTGAATCTGCTTATAAAGGCTTAATACCCTTAAAGAGCATTAAGATAAGTCAAGAATCTTTAGATAGAATGAATAACTCAATAATAGAAGCAACAAACAATGTTGTTTGTGAAACCGATAACTTGGTAATTTTAGGTGACTTTTGTTGGACTTCTACTCCTAAAGATCAAATTCGTGATTTAGTGTCTAAGTTAAGATGTAAAAATCTTTATCTGATATGGGGAAATCACGATAACAGACAGACTTTTTTACCTTTTTTTAAGGCAACATATGATCAATATGTATTTCACATAGAAGGTCAGCATATATTTGCCATGCACTACCCTTGCAAATCTTGGTATAGATCTTCTTATGGAAGCTGGATGCTTTATGGCCATGTACACAACCAATTATGTCATCAAGATAATGGGCTTCTATCAGACACAGAGTCTTCTGCTCTTAAAAATGCACTAGAAAGTTTGGTTGGTTCTTCCTGCCCATCTATTGATGAGTCGTCTATTAACACTGCATATAACTCTATCTCTAGCATATTTCGAAAGAAACTTTTTGCACTCGATGTTGGCGTGGATAACCAGAGAGAGGGTGTTCCATTTGGAACCCCTTGGAGCTTCAGTGAAATTAGATGTCACATGGAAAACAAACTTCTTGGTTAGTTATAAGTCCTTGTTTTAAAAGCACTTGTAATAAAAACTTGCTTCATTACTTTTTACACCTGTTTTTCCCGATGCGTCCTGCTACTATTGTCTTAGCAGGATACTAAAATGAGTTGCCAACCAAAGCCCTGTTACGAACAGAGCCATATAAACGTTGAAGACTACCTTTATATGGTCGAAGCAATATCGAACAAGTTTAACTCCGAACGCGTAAGAAGCATTAGAGACTCTGAAATCTACGGATATCTTTCACAAGAGCTGGTCTCCTGCCGTTTAAGATTCAATCCCTCCAAAGCATCCTTTGATAAGTACCTTTCTTCTCACCTTTTTAACAAAGCCATAGATTTTGTAAGAAGGTCGAAAAGAAAGAAGAGATGTCATGGTTGTTTTTCAATGGACCAAGAAGATATAAACAACCTTCCCCAGCCTAGTTCAAACAATGTTGTCTCTACTGATTTGCTTCCTACTCTTTTGGCAGAATGTTCTCAAGACTCTCCTAGAGACGTTCAGGACAGAATGATTCTTATGGAGCACTACCTCACAGGAAGAAGTGTTGCCGAGCTTTCAAAAAAGTACAATACAACAAGAGTGACGATATACAACAGAATCAAGAAAAGCCTTAAAAAAATTAGAGAGAACCACAACTTATCTTTTGAAACTGGGGGTGATATTATGTTCTAGTTCCTTGCTTTTATTGTTACTTCGTTAATTCACACTCAATTTCACAATTTAGAATCGGAGATTTAAAATGTCCCACTTTGAACCCAGACCTAACGTTAATCCGCCCTTTAAGGTAGATCTTTGTTGCAACGTCAACATCGAAGTTCATGTTGCAATGAGACTTGGTGAACTTATTAAGGCATCGAGAACAGAAGACAAACAGCTTATGGCCTTGGGCCATAGACTCGCTTCTGCGATGACTCATCTCATTGACCAATTAGACAACAGGCAGTTTGAAAGACTATCGCAGCATATGGACGAGCAGTCTGATGACTCCTACGAGTCTAATGATTCCGATTCTTATGTTACAAAGGCTAGACGCTCTTTTCCAAACTCAATGGATTACGTTAAGGGTTCCATGGATATGAAGGATTTTGTTTCGGCTGTTGCGTCTAAAAAAGAGTAAAGCTACCTATTTTTAGATCTCAAAAACCCCTGCCCTAAAAAGGCAGGGGTTTTTTTGTTTGACAATCAGCTACTTTTTACTTATTTTTATGGAATGTGGCCTTACAGATGACGACCAAACTCTATTTTTGATGAACGTTAGAAGGCAACCTTCATTATACAAACTTTTATTTGTTCCTCCTCTTGCTTGGTCTGCGGGCTTTTACCTATTTTCAAAAAGCATTTGACGCATGGCTTTTATATGTTAAAATACTTTTTAAGAGGATTCTTTTATGGGTATGTTTGATCGAATAGAAGTCCACAAGGAAATTGCTCTTCCTTATCCTAACGATTTTGGAAATTTCGATTTTTCTGAACTTGAATTCCAAACAAAATGTTTAGAAAACTGCCTTTCTGATTACATTCTTAAAAAAGATGGATTGTACTTGCTAGAAGACGGCAAACTAGTCAATAAGCAGTTTCATGGAGTCCTAGACTTTGGTGCGTATTACACAACTGACTTAATTGATTACTTGATCGATTTTAGAGCAAAATACACAGACGGTACCTTAGTAGAAGTTAAATTACATAGATTCCAAAAGTTTTTTCATGAAAGCACAAAAGAAAAATTTAAGATTTTGAAGGATAGGGAAGAGAAAAGAAGAAAAAATATTTTTTTAAGACTGCAATCATTCTTTGTCCGCTTTATTGGGTTGAAGTCTAAATGGCTTGGTGTCTTCGAAAAAGATAACACTATAATTTCTTTGTACTCGCCCAAATTGATACTTCTTAGAAAAAGAGATTTTAGAGGTTGCTATTCTTATGGACTAATGCTAGAAAACTTTGACTTTGGTTTTAAGTTCAGCTTTAGTCATCACGATAATGTTTTTTGCATTAAGTTTTTTGGATTTGGCTTTGAACTAAGAAAGTTTTTAAGTCCACTTTTCGAAGATTTTATAAATGAAAAGACTTAAAGAGGGAGATAAGGTAAGGGTTTCTGGCGGACCTTACTATCTCACTAAAGAAGGAAAGAAAATTAAATTGGGCGAGAGGGGAGTCGGTACGTTCATGGGGATGCACCCAGACGGAAACGGAGCTCTCATAGCTTTTAACGGCGACAAGTCTTCTAGCTACGTTTACGTAGGTCCAACCCATGTGTCCCCCATAACAGGAACAACTATGACCTCCCACAAAATATCTAAAAAGAGATATCGTAGGTCTTAATCTATTTTTAACTACATGTACCTGTAGTATTACAGGTTACTGTTCCTGAAACGGTTCCTATATTATTGGACGCATTATTAAAGGTAGCATTTCCGTTGATAGTTCCCTCGTTAACTGATGTGCCATTAAATATAGCGTTACCATTAACAATTGAAGTTCCGTCGTAGTTAACAGAATTATCATAGAAAGTAGCATTTCCGTTAACAACTCCTCCAAGGTAACGAACGTTGTTGTCTCTATAATTTTTTGAATTATCATAGAATGAGGTTATTCCATTTGTAAAGCCATGGTTGTTATTGTAGGTGTAAAACCGAGCCGCTCCTGTAACGATTCCAATGTTTGATGTATTACGAAACTCCCAAGTAGTAATCTCTGCATCCCCACCACCAGCATTATTAACATAAGTTAGTCCTCCAACACTTCCGTTTGCATAGCCAGTAACATCTACCGCAACACCATATTCGTTCGAAGTCAAATAATTAAATGTAACGTTTCCATTAACTTGTCCTAAGTTTATTGCAGAATCATTAAAAGTAGCGTTTCCTGCTACTACTCCACAATTTCCTACCTCAAAGTCTCGTCCAATGCGAGAGCTGTTATTAAATGTTGCATTACCTTGAACTGTACCGTAATTAAAAACAGAGGTATCGTTGAAGGTTGCATTTTGATTAACAGTTACATAATTTACGTCACTAACTCCGCCATTATACGTCCCAGCAGCAGAGCTGTTGTTAAATGTTGCGTCTCCTTCTATTACACCGCCTATCCAAGGCTCACCACCGTTGTTACCACCAAAACCTGCACATGAATTGTCATTAAATGTTGCATTTCCTTTAACTCTTCCGTTCATAATAGAGTTGTTATTAAATGTAGCGTTACCATTTATTATGCCATAAAAGTTATCTCCGTGTTCGTTCGATAGCGAGGCATCGTTGTTAAAGGTTGCATTTCCCGATACAGTGCCTTGACACACTGCGTTGTCGTTAAATATTGCGTCACCGACTATAGGGTAATCGTTGGTCACTATAGAAACGCACTTTGAACTATCGTTAAAGACAACAGGATTGTTTATCATGTATAATTTTCCATAGTTTGCTCCGTCGCCAGAAAGTAATGCGTTGTTGTTGAAGTTAGCTGTGCCATTAACCGTTAAACCTATCGCGAGCTCAGCGTTTACAACCAAGTTTAGAATTGTAGGTGGTGTTATACTACTAGTGTGAGTTAAAGGAGAATCTACTACAACTAAACCTGTATACTGATCTGGTGCCGACGTCGAAACTGTATGGGCAGCATCAGAGTACCAATTGGACGCGTTCCATGAACCCCCCGATCCCGCACTTCCTGTCCAGAAGTATCTTTCTACTAAATCGCAAGGTGGAGCTCCTATATCAATCTGTCCAGACTCATATTGAACATGGTTTATGCAACCGTCACCATTTTGGTCT